TTTGGAAAAAAATGTAGTCCTGATAATCTGTCTACAGATGATTTTAATGGATGGGATGAGATAGAAGACCATATTAGGAATACCCTGAAAGCTCCGGTCTGTTTACCTCTATATCTTATGGATCATTCAGGAGTCAGTATAAATACTACTCCATTTGGTTGCAGATGGGATAGTGGACAAGTTGGTTTTATCTATGTAAAAGCTAGTAAGATTAGAAGTGAGTACAATGTAAAGAAAGTAACCAAAAAGATCATTGAAAAAGCTACTCATTGTCTTGAATCAGAAGTAGAAACCTATGATCAATATCTTACAGGTGATGTATATGGGTTTAAACTAATGAAACTAACTCGTACAGATCTGGATGGAAAAGAAGAAAGAGAAGAGGAAGACTCATGTTATGGCTTTTATGGAAGGGATATAAAGAAAAATGGTATATTAGATCATCTTGGACCTGAGGATATTCCAATTGAAAAACTATAAAGTAATGAAAAAGAAAAAATCAAAAATAAAATGGAGTCCTTACTTAGCTGTAGCTTATGCTGAGGGATTTGGTGAAGGAATCGGAGCTACTGAAAAAGAACAAACTCAAGCTTGGGCTTATCTGATTAAAACAGGTGATTGTTGGCATTTACAAGGATGGTTTGGCCGTATGGCTCAACTTCTAATTGAAAATGAAGTAATATCTAAAACCGGGAAAATACTATGAAACTACAAATAAACACAGTTGACAAAAGTATACTTCTTGAAGAAGGTGTAAATTTAAAGGATCTAGTAACTACTCTAAGTAGTCTATTTCCTGATTTTGGATGGTATGAGTATAAAATAGATGTGAGAGTAATAAACTACTACTCACCTAGTCAACCTAATACACCATACAGTCCTGGAAAATGGGGAACTGAAAATCCACTACAAGATCTGATTACTTACTGTTCGACGGACGGTAATGGATCATATAAAATAATAACTAAGTAACCGAAGGGCTATCTTGCAATCTGCAGGGTAGCCCTTCTTTTTTTTTACTTCTTGCTACCTATCGCTTGAAAATTAACCAAATTCTTAGTAGCAAGATATGGAGACCAGAAGGTTCCCTTTATACCAACTGTTTTTGCTGCATGGTTTATAAGCTTCCATGATTCTTCTTGCTGCCACTCATATGGACCAACATCTTTCTGGTAGTATGCCCGATCATCTCCTGTTCCCATAAGATACACATCATTTGCCATCTGTACATAAAGATCTAATGTAGGACCAAATGCATAGGATTTCCAATTAAGCATGTTGTTATAATTATCAAGTCCAAGTCCAGGTATAGGTATCCATTGATCAGATTCAGCTCTTATTTGCATCATCAGATTAAGAGCACTGTTAGCCAACCAACCATCAAGTTTGAATGGTGCATCTGGATCCTCTACTACAAAAAGACCTGGCATATCACCTGATCTAGCTTTGATTTTTTCCCATTTGTCATCATCACCAGCATCCCAGTCAAAAAGAAACATATAAAGCTGTGTTAAAACTATAAGCATTGCTATCTCAGCAACTGTTTTTATTACCCCTGCTTTTTCATTAGGAGTCATCATAGCAAGACTCTTACCTGCAGTCTTTACTGCTTTCATGAGTTGTTCTATGGTAACAATATACATTCCTTTATTAGCCTCACCTCTTCCAACATCGATCCTATCCCGAGGTGCCCATATTGGACCTGAAAATGCCCATCTATTCATAAACATTGGGATAAAATATTTGTTCAAAAAGAAAGTAAGCCTTCCTAAAAGATGTCTTTCAGCCTCTGGTAGACTGAAGTTATCATATGCACCAGCCGTGCTACGTGCAACACTATGCATAAGTTCCCGCATGTTTTTAAAATCCTCCCCTTTATCCCATGAGGGATCAATTCCATCCAATAATTTTAACTTTCCTTTACTATCCAATTCCCATGCTTGGAGATATGGTATATTTCTTATTTCATTACCTACCTTCTGTGGAACTAGTTGTCTATCCAGCATACCTGCACTCAGGGAAACTGTAGAATGGGATTCAGTCCACTTACGGAAACTGAAGAACCAACCAAAATCAAGTAACTTCTTGAGCCATGTACGAGACATTTCCTCTCCAAATACTCTTTCTGTTCTGCCTCTGAGCATATCAAAACGATGTATAAGTTGAACTCTTATACTCTGAGGTCCACCACGTTCCTGAATAGATAAACTTAATTCAGTCATTGCCTGTGTAGCCCATACAGTCCCTGCACCATAATTTGTCATGCCAAGATACCTTCCACCAATTGCCTCGATAATATTCTGAAAAACTTGTGTAAAGGCATTCTTCAAAGCACTAATAATATCAAGAGCAAACATGGCAAAGGATGCTCTACCAAATAATGCATTTACAGTGGCATTCAATATTTTTGAGTCCTTCCCCCATCCGGCTAGGTTCTGTCCAAGGAAATGCTTTTCATAGAGTGACTCAATAGTTTTAGCTCTTATGTTCTTACTCTTTGGATCATCAACAAAAGTAACCTGTCCACGGTTATTAAGATTGTTCTTATCAATGCTATTTATCAGTTTTATTGCATTAGCGGGATCTTTTAATACAGTTCTCAGTGCCTGTGCTATAGGATTAATTTCTATAAGTTTCTTCTGTTTAGTTGCAGAATACATATATTTAGCAAGTGACATGGTAAGATCTACAGAAACCTGATTAAATTCAAGTTCTCCTGCACCAGTAATTGGAATTTTGGAATTACCATCACTAAAAGACTCAGCTGTTACTAATTGTACAGCATCATCAAAATTGTAATCACGGTCATAATCATCCTTTGCTGTCTGTATGAAATTTCCAACCCATCCATAGAAGGTATCAATAGGGCTACGAGCAGCATCTCCAAAACCTTTAGTCTGGACAACTTCAGCAAATACCATTGAATACCTGGGCTGATCTAGATATACCTTACCACGAACACCAATACCTTCCTGTGTTTTAAGTAAATATTTTGTAAAAATTCCAAGAGCTTTAAATCTCGCCTTATCCATCTCTGATGTACTATTCTTCAGGGCATAGTACTTCTCATTGATATATGGACTGTTTGATGGAGCACCCTGTTCCAAGCTTAATGGTAACATTCTACCCTTGTTATCAATATGCTTTCCTACAATAAGGTTTACCTCCCCGGTTTTCGGATCATATCCATTCCGAAATTCTTTCTTTACATTAGATACACTATAACGGCTGTTGGGTACTCTGTCAATAACCTCAATTATATCTCCATTCTCATCAAGAATGTCAGTTTTGTCAAGATAAATTGTACTATTAGGTTTCTTAACATTCCACACATAAAGTCTTTTGTATTCATTATCACTATACTCTGTAGTGTCTATCTGTATATGATTTGCCCGGAACCATTCTCTCAGTGGAGCATTATTTGCTAATAGAGCACGACGGAGGTCACCATCAGATAAAATGTCTTCTGCATATTCATCAGTCATTTCAGTTGCCCCAGGTCCATATTTATTTATGAGTACCTGAGATTCTGTTTTTGTAAGCAAACCATTGAAGGTATTGATATAACTGTTGGTTGCATATGTTCCCCGAAGATTACGAAGTTCTCTAAAGGCATTATTAAGATCTGTCTTTTCTGTTGGAGAAAGACCTGCTGTAAGCTTTCCTTCAGGCTTTAAACTATCTGCCAGTTCTTCTAAAGCTCTTGCTCGTTGTATGTCAGCTGGTAATATCTCAGCACCAACAATATGTCCATTACCATCTCTGTGCATATTACCTATATGCAAAAGTTTCTCCCAGGCTTCTGTGGCCTCCTTGGCCTGTGGTTTATTTCTTAGGACAAGCTTTATTACATCAAGGTTTCTTTTAACTTCTGCAGCATAGGTGTCCTTTACTTTGATAATAGTATTTCTATCAATCCAGCCTCTTCTTAGTAAATTAAACTTTTCAGAATCTCTTTCATATCCAACACCTTTATCAATAATAGCTTGTTCTACCTTCTTGAGATCTCCAAGGAATAGTTTTATATAAGGCTTTCTTTCATGATATCCACGACTGGCTTCTCGGAATTCTATAAGTCTCTTAGCAATAGATAAATCATATATTCCATTAGCAGGATCATCAAACTTTGCCTTACCATCTCTATGTACTAAATAAAACAAACTATTATAATCTCTTTGGAGAGATCTGTTTATTGCATCAGATTCATCATCTCCGATTTGATCATTTGGTTTACGCTGGAATATCTGTATATTCTCAAGTGCTTTCTTTCTGGCATCAAAAGCAAGTCTTCCTATATGGTCATCAAAAAGAGTAAATTTTTCATAGAACTCAGGCACAAAATCTTGGTTCCAATAAAGACGTTCATGATCACGTATCTCTTGCTCCTTTAATCTAATCTTTTCATTGTTTGCATCGGTAAGTGGATTCCTATTCAACTCTGCAAGTTCATGAACTAGTTTAGGAAGTACTAATCTACGGTTTTTGGTTGGGTTTAAATAGGATTGAACATCTCTTTCTACCCATTCACCTTTATCATCAGTATATCCTATTTTGTCAGCAAATAATAACTGATTAGCTAAACCTTGTGTATTCATAGGATTATATCCTAATTCTTTTAGAACATCCTGTATTTCATTTTTAAAATCTCCGAGAAGATCAAGAGCTTCGGTCTGAGCATCAGTCATGGCATCACTAAGAAACTTGGCAAAGCCACCAATAACAAGATCACTATTCTGAAGAGGACCAAGAAGCCATTGTGCAGGAAGACTTGCATCTCCCAACTTGCCCTCTAGTATATCTTTTAGCTTTTTATCAGTAATTTGTGTCCTCTCATACTTCTTGGTTATCTCTGCAAGTGCTTCTTTGGATGCACCTTGTGTCGTAGCTTTTTTCATCGTATCCTCATATACAATTTTCATACTAAGCTGGGTTACCTTAAGCTGCTTAAGGATAATTACATGCATTCCCGCCTTATATACTATACCAAGATTACTTTCAGCCTGTTTGAAAGTGCTAGCTATTCCACTAATAAGTTCATGTATTGGATTGGTAGTAGGAACATTATTATCATTAAGAATATTAATACTTCCCTCTATAAATTGCTTCCAGTGTTGCACAACAGTATTATAATTAAATACTCTATAAAGATTATCAACAGCATTAAGATTATCCGTATTATCAGTAATTTGTTTAAGATGTTCATTCATTTTCTGGGCTACCAGATCAAGCCGGAGAAGACTATTAGTAAGAGCTCGGGTATGCCTCTTTGCATACTCAAGATCTACTTTAAGAGCATCTAGTTTTTTCTCCACATTTCCTTCAAAGAAACCAAGCTCCCTTTTCATTTGTGTAAGGTGACTTGGTGAATCTTGACTTATAAGAAGATCAATAACTTCTTTATACTTTCCTCTATTTTCCTTTTGCTTCAATAAACCAACCATTGATAAAGCAGATGTATGGAAATCATTAGTAATTTGGACAATAACATTATTCTCAAGCTTTCTCAGGGCTTCTGTAAACTCCTCTTCTTTCCTTTGAAATTGTTCAACATCCGAATTTTTTATTCTGACTGTTGTCAGATTAAACTTTCCACCTGCCATAAGCATCTCAGCCAGATCCTCAAGGGAACTGTTTACATCTAATTTCTCTACAGTAATCCTATTACCGAATATCTTTCTCAACTTCTGCTTGATGGCATACATAAGATTCTTAATGAACTTCATAAATGGTCCAGAATTATTGATATTATTCATTTTATTCTCAGCTGCAAGCTGAATGGACCATACAAGAGCTTCTTTCTTATATGCTGAAGTGCCTTCTTTCAGATTAGGGTACCGAGTCTCTAGAATCGTCTTGATCCGATTACTCTCATTAGATAGAAGAAACTGCGTATAGAGACTATCAAACAGAGCTGGATCCCCCACTTCAATCGCATCAATAATAGGATGAGAGAATTCATGAAAGAGTGTTGCTGGTGATAAGAGGTCCCGTATGAAATAAGCAGTACCTCCCACATAGAATGCAGGTTCTCCTTTCCATGTTTTAGCATATGTGATAGCTTCATTTTTATCAATTATTTTATAAGGTTTACCTGTTTGGAATGATAAGGCATCTGCCATTTTGATTAAAAATTCAAGTGCCATAGCCTGATCAGTAGATTTAAGATCCAGATTAGGTACACTTTCACCTCTATAGAATTTTGGAAAATTAGTGAAATATGGACTATAACTTTGGCTGAGTACATTAGCAACCGGTCCACCAGGAATCTTCCGGGATACATACCAGTTTCCCTTCTGTGATTGTGTAAGAGTCCATGATTCAGGTACAACCATCTCTTTTATCTTGGCTGCAATTAGTTCCAGATCAATAGCATCAAGCTTATCGAAGATTACCCCATGCTCACTTACCTCATACATCTGATCCAGCCATTGTAGAAGCTGTCTCTGGTGAGAGGAAATGTCCATTGAATAAGATACAGCAGGATCTGAAGATGTTTTATCTCTACCCTTAATAATATCCGTTATTTTAGCTATTGTTTCTGGAGAGTTTAACAAAATAATTTGAGAAGGTTCAAATACTACTATTATATTACCCCATTCATCTATTGGGGATTCTGAAAACTTTTTCAATTCTTCTGCAATAGTATCCTGTTTACTTAATCCTATATGAGAACCAAATATCGCATCCGAAATTTTATTTTCTCTTTTACCAATTTTAGTATTATAATAGGTTCCAAGTTCAGGATTACTAATATTCAAAATAGCAGGTGTATGAATACTTCCATATTCATCAGCACTAAAAGCTTCTCCTTCTTTTTTACGACTAAAAAATATACCATTTTCAATTTGAAATCCTCTATATAACCTTCTTTCAGATTCTTTTAATTTTCTAACAGAAGTAATAAACTGTTCACTTCCATGCCATACTATATTCTTAACCTCACTGCCAGGTATTAACTGTTCAATAGCATATTGTATATCTTCATTACTAAATTTAGCATAAGCTGGTTCTATTGATTTTAGATCATCTATATTTTTAGATTGTTCTGGAGTTATAGTAGTTTTGGTAATATCTGTTTCTGTGAGTTTTTTAGATAGGGATTGCTGAAATACAGTAGCAACATCACTAGTACGAGTAGGTGTAGATACAATCTGTTCACCATTCTCATAGTAATTTTTATAGGCTTGGAATTCTCCTACTTCTGCTACCATGGTTTTCCAGGCAGGATCGGTTGTATTGGGGCATATACTCATATTGCGCAGGCTGCTCTTTTGATGTCTCTTACCATTTGATTGGTGAGAGGCATACTGGTTTGTAATATTCTTTCACCTTCAGTAGTACTAGTAAAGTTTTTATTTAAGTAGTTGAAATCTTTAAGTAATCTTGCCGACAAATGTGCAAAAATTCCTGGTGCAACAGCTCGTTTATCACTTAAATTATCACCAGTAATATCATCAGCACCAATAAGAGCTTGTCCCATTCCTCCTTCAGGGAATACAATCCGCTTGGGATTAACAGGATCATTCTTCATTGCAAGAGCAGCATCCAGAACTGCATCTATTCTTTTGGCATGTGCTTCAAACTCCTTCTCAGTACCATCAGTAATCTGGGCAGTATTCTGATTTGTATAATAAGATACCCTTAATGGAATACCTATAGCATTAGTTTCACCACCTGGTCCTTTTGCTGTTTGCCATACATGACCCGGAACACCGAAGAACTTAGTATTTACAGGTTTACCGGGAACAAGACCATCATACATAAAAATTGCATTAGGGTTCTCTATCATTATCTTCTCGGCCATCTTAACACTTTCAGATAACTTATCTGTAAATGAACTGGTATAAGTGAATACACCCGGAAAACTTTCTTTTATAAATCTTCCTTGTAAAGGTATAAGTTGAGAAGATTGTTGTGTAAAAGCTTTGATTATTACATTTTTAGTAAATTCAGCAATTCCTGGGTGACTAACTTCTCTATGTCCCGCTACATTAAGTGTTTTAATATTATTTTTTATAACAAATTCTAAAAGTTGTTCAGCAGCTTCATTAACATCTTTAGTAGTAATAACTAATACAGGACGATGTCCTTTATCACTAGATTTCCCTGTACCATGTTGCCATTTACCTGTTTGAGCATATCCTATAGTTTTGCTTGTACCAACACTTGTTCCCCATAGAGTAGCTAATGTACCGTCTGAATCATCTACATTTTTCATTGTTCTTTTTGGGTATGTTTTAGGATCTGATACTCCTTCAACAAGACCAAAAGACTCAAGCAAAGCTTTTTCATTCTTATCTCCACTAAGCCAATTAGGAGGGGCTGTACCACCTGTTTCAATACCTACAGCTTTAGCTCCTTCTAATCCACCTATATCTCCACCAGTTTGACCACCAGATATAATTTTAGTGACAGCAAGTATAGTAGGTTCTACGGATGTTTGCCCCAAAGTAGCTCTATTGCTAGAGTTAATAGTATACTGTTTATACCTATCTCTATATTGATAATTACTGGAACGGTTATTCCATGCAAACATTTCTGCAAAATTGTCTATGAAAGCAGTACCTCGTTTTCCAGAACTGATTTCATCAAGCATAGTAATATATTTTGGCATTTCTGACTCCATAAACAAAACAGTAGTCTTCTCTGTAGGCATTATACGACCCATAGCAAACATGTTATCGGTAGCCATACCGGACTGAAGCATATTGAAGAATGGCATCTTCCGGAAGAATTCTGATATTCTCATGTTCTCCTTATCATCAGCTACTTTCATTACTCTAGGATCCATTAGATTAAGGAGACTTTCATGAAACATATTTCTCATATCAACTGTCATCCTTGGGTCATGTAAGCGAAGATTATCCATTCTTTCCAGTTGAGTTTCTCCTGGTTTAACTCCTATCTGATTGAATACAATCTGATCCAGAACAGGAAATCTGTCTGCCATATCTGTATCTCTATACTTATTCTTAAATTCTTGATACTGTTTAGCATAACTACTGTCATTCTTAAAGACCTTCCATGTATTCCATATATTATCCAGAGCTTTATCTCGTAGAATTTCTTCATAGGAAAGTATACTTATTCTCTCATCAAAAGCAGCATGTGTTTCTCCCTCCTCTCTCTTTTGTATCTTTTCATTTCTCTCTAAATTACGTTTGAACTCATCAGTATCTTTTACATCTTTTATAGAAGTAAAGCTTCTCAGATGTTCTCTTTCTATTACGAAATGAGCATACTCATCCATTGACTCAAATACATTCTTATGAAGTGGTGCAAGACCAAGTTCTCTATATTCTGGCATAAGACCAAGACCTGGTTTTGTAATAAGATTATAGTCAGATTTGATTTTTTCTTTATCAATATACATGGTATCATTATGAACAAAGGCACCTATCTTAAGATATCTGATTTGTGTAATAGAAGTTGTTGTATTGGTATTATACCCCTTGTACTCCTTAATATTATCTAAAGAAAATCCTCGAAGCATATCCTGATAGATATATGATATGAAATCACTCTTCATAGTATCTATTGTCTCTTCCATATCACGATATGTTTTCTCAACAACTTCCTCAAATTTTTTATCTTCTATTTGTTTAAGTATATGGTTATTAAGTGCAGGATGATTTGAGAGTTCAAATAAAGGAGCAAGATGATGAGCGAGGAACTCAGAAATATCATAGCTACCCATTACTGAGTCTTCCATGATATTAGTAACCATTTCTGGCCGCCATCTGCCATTCTGTTCTAGTTGTTTTGCTTTTATATGTCTGAACATAGCCATGAACATAGTACCAGATTTTTTAGCATCAAATCTAGTAGCTAGTTTTATTTTAGTAAGACTACTACTTTGATCTTCTAGCTCAAAATAATGTAATAAGACATCAATATCAGTCTGTGATGGTTGTACAAGCTCTTCTCCTTCAACTCTTTGTCCAAATTTTTTACCCTTTTCCTTAAACACTTTAAGAGTATCGAGAAGTTCTCCTTCAGTAAATGGATTATCAGCTCTTCTGGTACGGAGATACATATATATCTCCTTCTTCATAAAGTGAATCTCTTTAGTATTTCTTATAATTTTCTGTCCGATAAGTTGTGTCTGAGCACCTTTACCTAATGCATCAAGTAAAGGTTGTGTATATCTAAGAGTCATTCCATATTTTGCATCAGATAACATAACATCCCTAGCATGGTTTCTAGCGTACTGTGGTTTTTCTGCAGCTTTGTTAAGGGGACCGCCAAACTGACTTTGGGCAAGTTGTTGTTCTCTTACATATGCTCTTACTAAAGGATTATTAACAAGATAAACTGCCATCTCTTTTGTTACACCAGCTCTTCCTACCAAATAAGCAAATGTAGGAAGGACATCTAAAGAAATACCTAATCTAAATATCCACGGATCTTTTGCCACATCCACATAACCGGAAATAAGCTGGGCTTGGTATTCAGGCATTTTATATCCTTTTACATTTCTTAGTCCTGAGACAGATATTACCTCATTACCATCATCATCTGTAACGGTATTACTATCCATATATATGGCCTGAATTCTTGCAAATTCTCTATTACCAGCCTTATCCATGAATGTATAACTCATAGGCTCACCATTATCCATAAACATTGGAGAGGTTGATGCATCTACTGCAGCAATCCCTAAACCTGCCATACCAGAACCAAATGCCTGATGCATATCTAGATTGAAGAGTTGTTCCATAACACGGGTATGACTGATTTTATCAGTCTTCTCACCATGTACATTCTCTCTAGCATCATATTCCTGAGTAAATTTCTCCATTTCTTCTGTAAGCTTGTCATAATGGAATGTACCATTGGCACGAATAAGATCAGCAAAACCTGCAGGATCAAGAAGAATATTCTCCATAGCTAATAGTAATTGATTCTCAGCAAATTTTGCCTCATACTCAAGAGCAAAATCTTCATAACTCTTCACTCCCTGTTCTTTTAATATATCTATTATCTCTTCTTCTGTATAATTTCCATCATAAGCATCTGGAATTGTTGTTTCTATTAACTCATCCATTTCAGTATCTACTATCCTAATTATCTTACCATCTTCATCCTTAAGGAAATTTACTTCAAGTGCTTTATCCCGGAGTCTTTCCCATATTTTTTTCACAGCAATAGGATCATATCCAGCTAGTCTGGGAACCCCATTAATTATGGTTATACTAGGCATAAGAGTTAATTCCTTATCACCATCAAAGTCAATACCTTTTTTAGCAAGCCATTCGGGAGGACCTATAATTATTGCTCCAGCAAGTTTTGGTAAAAATTCATGAACTTGAACTATATCAAATGATGCTTTAGACTGACCTGGAATCCTGGGTGATATGAAACTAATCATTCTACGATTTTCATCATTAGCATACCAACCTGGAGCTTGGATAATCTCATTGAGTCTTAATAAGGTTCTGGCAGGTTGACCATCTGGATGCACTAATTTAAGCAGCTTCTGGAAGTCTCCTTGAAGTGCAATCTTGACTCTCACAGACTGAATCTTTGAGGTATCTGGTTTCTTTACCCAGAAACCTACATTCTTATGTTCTTTTCTCTCAAAACCCTGTTCTTCCAGAAATTCAGCTATTATACCTTCTCCTGAGACATTATGTGGACTAATAGCATTAGTCTTATTGTCAGCAATGAAAGTCCGTACACCCTGGTATATGGCCTTCTTAATATGCTTTTTAATAAGTTCTACATCTTTTTCCTGATTTTTTCTTCCTCTTCCTGGAACAGAAATCATTACCTTATCAAACATGTCGTATTTATCTGCATTAACAGCATTATCCCCACGAGCCTTTCTAAACTCATCTGCATACTTGATAGTAGAGCTTGAAGGATCATGAGAAACTGCTATAATCTTATCAGCAAAATCAGCTTTTACCTGGTCTTTAGGAAACTTGGCACCAATAATTACAGGAGTAACCTGTCTTTCTATTGTTTTAGGATCAATTTCTCGTTCTATATGATAGCTTGCTAAACCATTACTACCATACCTCATAAGATCTGTAAAGCTTGGCTTCTTAAGTTTGATCTCTCTAACAGCATCTGAACTTTCCATACCAGCCCCAGATACAATATTTAAAGGTTCTCCCTTTACTTTCTGTTTAATAAGTCTTCTCTCAACCATTCCTACAATCAGTCTTTCAATATCTGCGGCTGCAGGTGAAAGGGAAAGATCATGTTGAAGCTTATTCAAAATACCATTAAATTCTACAAAATCTACTTCATGTTCACCAAACTCTCCTCTTTCCAGTTCAGATTTAGCTAATGCTATAAGCTTCTCTAGATTAACCTTAGCTCCATCGCTGGTACCACTTAAATCTATATTGAGTTGCTTCTTACGAATCTCAGTCAGGTACTTTGCTGCCTTACCAAAATCACTATGCTTTATATAGGCAGCGGAAAGCTTTCTTCTAGCTTTATCTGTAGCTTCTTTATCAATTTTACCATCTTTACCTATTACTTCAGTCTTCTTCCAGGCCTTCCTTTTTTCATCTGTGGTAACATTAGGCTTAAAATCTACAGGAACTCCATCGGACATAAGACCGGTAGTGATAAGTCTTCTCAACTGGGTAGAAAAACTAACCTTTCGCTTATACTTATCAGGAATAGATACCTGATCCTTGAGATATTCTATATAAACAGGATTCGGAGTAAATTGATAATCATCGGATGCAAAAGCAGCTATTCTATCTTCTTGATTACTATAGAACAAATCTAGTTCACCATTTTTTCCAATAGATGTAAGCTTCGACCCAGATTGAAATAATGCATAATCGATACCTTGGGAAACCATCTTATTATGAAATATTTCCAAATTACCTGTTACAACTCCAGGAATAAGAGGTAAAAGCATCATTTTATGGAATGACTGAAGGGGGATTCCTAGTGCTGTTGCAAGAGGACCGAACTCCTGAAGTTTCATTGTAGGAAAGAAATGTTCAGCAGCTTCAGCACTGATTTTCTCACCTTTGATAACTTTCCAATACATAGTTTCCATTTCATCAGTCCATTCATCAGAACCCATAAGCTTCTTAAGAATTCGATATGTATCAAAAGTTATCCATCCCTGTCCATCTCCTTCTTTAATACCCAGATAGTTCTTCATCTCAGCTGCAAGTATCTCATCAATTGCTTTCTTGGATAATTTTGCATCTTCCATAGTTTTTACAGAATCTGCATACATTACTCTGGTATATTCTGCAAAATAAATACTATTTAATACAGAATCTTGTAGAACGGCTGACTGTACTATACCAGTCCATCTGATATGTATTGGCTTAAACATTCCTTCAGGGAACCACTTACTATCCATGTAAGGTCTTAATCTATTTTCCTCACCATCCATGCTGTTAATAAATGCTCGGGAAGCAGCATCATTAAGGAAACCTTTTCCTGTTGCAGGTCCTCCTGTAATACGTTTAATTGCACTTTCAGCTGATTTATACTGGGCAAGATCTCCATAAAAGATAGTAAATGTCTCATAATTATGGATCCACATATTAGTAAGATATGCCTCAAATAAAGCTTTCTTATACTGAGGATTTGTGAAATCACCGGATATATGATGACCCTGTCTGGCACCTGCACCAACTGATCTTAGAAGCTCTTGCATATTCTCAAGATGGGCACTATTATCAAACCCAAGTTCATTGAATGTTTCAGTAAATTGTTTAACTCGATTATCAAAATACTTATCTAGATCTTTTATTATCTTATCCAGAAGATCCTGATTTTCTTTCTGGAGTTGTCCAAAAAGAGGATTATCATGGTCATAGTCAGTCATTTTCATAAGCTCATCTTTCGTACTTGGAGAAAGAACATCATGAAAAAACGTGAACTTTTGTCCAGCTATGTAATAAGGAATAAGTTTACCATTTTTATCTGTAGCTTCTGTTAATGCATCACGTTCCTCTGATCCTACAGGAAGAGCTTTCAAATAATTAATCCTGGCTAGCTCATTGCTTATTTTGGAAAGAAAGATAATATTTCTTTCTTCTCTACCAGTATCAATAAGGAATTTAACAGGATCTATATAATATTTTCCAGTATGTTTTGTATTAGGTGATATACCATTGGCCTTTGTGATCTTAGATACTCCAGACATATATGAAGTAGTTCTGTCAGAAGTTCGGGGTCCTTCAGCCCAACCTCGCTGAAAAAATGTAATAAGATCTCCCAAAAACTTAGTAGCCTTATCAGTATCTGCTAAAGCAGATCCAGAAAGATGTATTATATCATTAAAAGTAGTAGCTACACCTGATAGATTTCCCCATATAAGTTCAACAACTGCAGTACTCTTATCTTTTTCATTAACTTTTCTCCTTTTTTCTGTTATAGGATCAAAAAGCGAGGCCATAATTATACTATCTCTGATTAAAGGATTTCTATCTTTTTTGAGATATGACATGAAAGGAAATCTGAAAAAGAGATCATCCTCTGACTCTGAATTATTAATAGCATTGACTTGTCGTGTATTAGTAGAATGAAGAGCAAACTCATATTGAGTCTTGTTTTCTGCGGTACTGACCATAAAACCAGCAGCAGTATTATGTTGAGCTTCAAGTTCAGCTAATTTTGTAAAACGACCCTCCCATCCTGTTTTATCTCTAAGTATCTTTTCTCCTGGTATTATTTTTCCTTCAGGTGATATTTTAGGTAGATCTGTGATATTATCTCTTTCTTGATACAATTGATTCAAAAAATCTGCTCTTAGGATAGGTTCCTTTTGGTGTATTAATATATTTAACCATCTATAAATGTGAAATATCTGATATTTGTTATCACTATCTTTCATTATTTCAGTTTCCACTTCCAACTGTTCAGATAAGTCAATCCCAATAACTCTTAAAAATTCAGGAGATCTTAATCTATCCAGTGTATCAACAGTACTATCTTTATCTTTAGGAGCTGCAAATTCCTTTACAACTTCTGCAATATCAAGATATACTATTCCATTAATATCTTTCTTCATGAACTTATTTCTTCCTAGTACAGGAAAGTCAGTTTGCCATTGACTCTTCATTCTTCTATGACCACCTGAAGTTTTTCCAAATGCAAAATCAAATATATCTACTCCTTTTGTATTTATCTCCTTATTTATAGTAAGTTGATGAAGATAGGTTCTGATCTTATCGAGGGATGCCTGAAAATCCATCCATATAACATTAACTATTTTTTTATCACTCTTTCGATCACCAAGTCTTTCTAAGAGTTGTTTATATATATGAGCATCTGGATAATTTGGGTTGTCTCTTCTAACTACCATTCTATTATATAAAAGCTCTCTATCATTCCCACCAACCAAGTACTTAACAACTCTATTCCATACAAGCATTGGCTCCTCATAATTGAGAAAACCAAATCTGTCATAAGCATCAGCCTGATTCTTAGACTTAAAAATGGTTTTCATGAGTACAGCTATCTCAGGAGTAGCAAAGAAGTCCAATGGAATAGTATTACCCTTTCTGTTAGGATCACTTCTTTCTTTTGCGACAGATGCACTAGTATCAAAATCATCATCTATACCTTCTAATTTCGCTTTATCCTTGGCAGTAAGAAACCGAGTATGGTCTCTATGATAAGCAACAATCCCTTTCTTTTTATCTTTCTTAGTAGGATAAAAATTATTTTCAATATAACCCAGAAGATACATATTACGACTTTCACCAACATTAACTAGTTCTTTAGAAGGAGCTTGTTTGGCAGCTTCCTGCTGTGACATTATAAGCCGGGCAGTATCAATAGTTCTTTCAAGAGGTGAAGCAATAATCTCAGGAATTTCTATATCCTTGAATAACTGTCCAATTTCTACAGCTTGCTTAGTACCCTTATCTGTAAGTTGTCCACCAGGAGTACCAAAAGTTTTAGTTACATTATCTATGGTTTCTCCATGTCTTACAATATGAATAGGACCATTCTTACCCTGAATAATAAAATGTGCTCCTGGTTTGAATGTACCAGCCTGTTTTACATATGCATTTCTCTGAAGTTGTGTGAATTCAGAAGGGTTCCCCTCTTTATTCCATAGACTAATTAATCCAAATGTTGAACCATGAGTAACAACTACAGTATGAGCCTTACCATTAGCTACTATATCAGATATAGCAGGAACAATTCTATTGAATGCATGATTGAAAGATTCACCATCAGAGATAATAGGCTTATCAGGCTTATTCATTATATTGTCAGCAATAGTCATATTTTTAGCTCTATCTTCTGGTCTTCCTACTTCAGACCCATAATCAAAACCTCTAAAACTATTAACAAGTTTAAGCTTAGACTTAACACCAGTTCTCATTGTTCTAATTTCATCAAGTACAAGGGTATATATAATTTTTTGGGAAGAAGGTTCTTTCATTAAATGATGCTCACTTATAAAATGACCTTGTCTTTTTTCCAATACTATGGCTATTTTGGTAATAATTTTATCAAGAAGACCACTTATAGCCTTAGATTCAGTATAATCAAGATTAACTGCTTCCATCGGATTGCCAGCAGCATCAGTATCAAGACCTTGAATACCTTTACGGAGAATATTGAAGTTCCGGTTACTTATATCAAAGGTAAAGTCTGAAAGATCACCTATTCTCATCTTTTCGAAAAGCTGATGGATATGTACATTATCAAGAGGACTTGCTATAACATCTTTCATACTAGTACCACCAAAAAGAGACTTGAGTATATCCCATAACCTTTTAAATATTGATTTTCTGGCTGGTCCTGAAGGGATTTTTTTACCACCAGATAACATATACTTACGGAAATCCTCTGCAAGCCACTCTTCTAATTGTTCTTCACTGGCTTTATTAAAGGCTACTGTTACACCCTTATAATCAGTAAAACTACCCTGTAATGAACCAGCCTCTTTATAAAGTCTTTTCTTTTGTTCTTTAGTCAGGAAAAGCTGAGTGAATCCGTGCCATGACTCATGGTAAAGATCTGAGAAATCTGATCCTTTGAAAAGAACAATACCATCAGCAGTCCATTGAGCAACTCCTGAACTGTTAACAATAGTAAACATAACTTCAAAAGGAATAAACTTTGACATAGGATGGTTTGAATACCATTTCTTGGCATCTTCTATCTGAGCTTTAGTAGCAACTAAGTTAAATGTCTTCTGAAACTTATTCTTATTCCACTTAACTTTGAATATCTCTTCAAGCTTTCTAAGTGCTGGATCTGTTAAAGGAGCTAGACTGACTGTCTTCTCTTGGGTAGGTACGGTTATATCTATATTAGGAATAGTACCCTTAGCTGCACCTAATGATGGGGCACCAAGCATAAAATCGAGAGAGGGGTTTATAGGAGCAATCCCTCTCACACCACCATCGTCATAAGACACAGCATTAGAAAGTGTTTTTGTTGCAATCCAATTGACATATGGTATTGCAGGTACTTTTTTAATAGATATTTTGCCATTTTTATCAGTTTCCAGACTAAACTCCTCAATCATTTTTTGGTCACTAATAACATTATAAGTCTGGAAATTAGCCCATTTAAGAACAAGTTTTCCATTTGGGTCTTTTACCTCTACAAGCATAAAATCCTTCCCCTGATTTCTTGTTTTAGCTGCTAGTCTAGGATCACTAATTTTATCAAATAGTCTATTACCAGTTTTTAGATAAATTGCATAGGGAGTATCCTTTCCATCTTTAGTCGTCATTTCTCTACTAATAGGAACAGCATCTTTACTTATAAATGGATGACTTAGATATTTTATAATTAATTTTTTTGCTTCTTCTTTCTTAACAGCAAGCTCTTCTGGAGCAATACCGGCAGACTTATAGATATCATGACCCATGTATCTGACAGTAATATTCTTAGTATCATCTGCAAATAATTGCAATCTATCACTACTAAGTAAAAGCATTGGTCGAAGAAGTGCTAATTTGGCATGAACAGACATGGGCTCCTTTCCTTTATCATAAATATCATCTACTATAAGACTTGCCCAACTCTCTATGTCTTCCTGAGTAATATACTTTCTAGTAAGAGGAATTTCTTCATGTACACCAGGAAGAGTTAAATTAATATTCTTTACTTCCTTTAGACCTGGAACAGGTTGAATATCAAAACCTTTAGATAAAGTAACTTTACTAAGATCTTCAAATTCATTTTTCGGAGTCTTGGTAATAATTCCTTGCGAACCTCCTGTTATATGGCCTATTATCTTATTACCCTTAAGAGCACCATTATCAGTAGATAGTACATGTTTAGTAACCTGATCACGCTCCTCAGCTTGATCATTAGTAAACTTGGTTGCTTCTTCTAAGGTAATTTTTGTATATGGTTTTTTTAATGATTTTTTTACAGTTTCATTAGGATTTTCTATACCTGATTTTTCATAGTTAATACTTCCATTTTCATTTCTATGTACTCCTTTTACAGGAGAATAAAATATTCTACCATTATTTTCATCAGTAAGTTCACGTTTAACATTAAAGTATAATATTACACCATTTTCATCAGTAGCTACCATAACTACCTTTGTCTTCCAATTTGCCAAGGCAGCAGCATTATCTGTGGCATTACCATTCTCTAAAAATGCTTTATCTTGAGAACTATATTGCCCTGGAGGAATATTAGTAGCAGCCATTGCTGTATAATACAATCCTGTAGTTCCACCACCAGGTCTGATAAATTTTATATTACGACTATCATTATTATATCTTGGATTATCTCTCAGATCATCCAAGATACTTCTCATAAATTTCATGTAGAATCCCATTTCCAGATCAGGAATATTTCTCATTATCTCAGCCCGCTGAATACCTCTTGCTTGTTCTAAACTTTTATTATCTTCATCCCTGATTTTAGGAAGAGTTCTATGCTTAGCTTCCTGACCAGTAGTGTGGTTAAGACTTTTAAGAAGAACAGTACTTTTAATAGGCTTCTTAAATTTTCCTTTCTCTTCAGCCATTCTCTTCTGCTGTCTATCCTGTGCCTGATAAGAAAGTTCTTTACTTATCTGCTCGGTTGTTTGAGTAGGTGTACCTTTTTCTAGATAAGTAAGAACATTAGCAATTCCTTTCTCAAGCTCTTTCCCAAACTCTCTTATATGCTTTCCGAGGGCATTCAGATCAAGACCATTATTTGCTAGATATTCTGCAAGGACTTCATTTGCTTCAGTAGACACAACAAGATTAATTGCCTTAGGAACAACTTGTAATACGGATGCCGCATAGGCATGTTCATCACCTCCAATAACAAGACCCTTATCATACATATCACTAAAGAATTTATCCATAGAAAATTTAGTACCATTTTTTCTTATAGTATCTAAATTAAGACGAACAAGTTCGTATACATCACTTGGATCAAGAGGACATGCCATTATATTTTAGGTTTTGTTGCACAGGTTAATTTATCTTTTTTCATTTTTTCTATAATCTGTTGTTCGGTACGTTCACTCTCTTGAGCTTCAGCTCTGGCAACCTTATCAGCTGCGAATGCTGCCAGAGCTGCAAGATTATCTTTCATGACCTGGATATCCTCCTCAGATAATGTGATGGGAGCAACTACAGATACTGCAGTGAATGGTTTCAGGAATTTGTCAATCTCAGCTTTAGTAAAAATAGATATTCCCCTCTTACTTGGAAAGCTTACTTTTATTGTTCCATCCTTTTTCTTTTCGGTAATTATTCCTCTTTCGTTGGTTATTCTACTAACTACATATTTTCCTTTTTCATAAGTTGGAACCTTTGAGATTGCAGCTCTTCTCTTATTAAGTAATTCTGTAACCTCTGGTGATGTTATCCCGATCTGCTCAAGATACCGAGGATTTACTTCCATCAATCTTGTTAGTTCTCTCTCAAAATTTTCAACATTTTCAGTAGCTGCTATATCACTTATAAACCTAGCTCGACCCTCTTTTACACCAACTTCTTTCTTGGTTACAATATCCTTGAGTGATACTCCGGTAGGAATTTCTGTAACGAAGTTCTCTCCTTTTACCTTAGGTTTATCCTTGAAAAATCTGGTCTCATCTTCAACTTTCTTTGTGGCAGAAGCCATTGCTTCAGCTGCAGTCTGACCTCTTAACTCAAATGTCTTGGCAAGTTCAACTGTATCTTTTGAGAGATATGCCTTATCAGCATGTTCTCTCATGAACCAATTACTTGTAATAACTGTCTTTCCTGCTGCTTTTGCTGCAAATATCTTAATCATTACATCCTTAATCATTGCCGAATACTTGACAAAAAGAACCTGACCAGCTTTCTTAGGATCAGTTATTGGCTGGTCATTCATATCAGTAAGAGGAGGTACATGTTCAGTCATGAATTTAAACATGATATCATCAGCATCCACTACATTAGCATCAAGAAGATTTGAATAGTCAACTCCTGGAGTTGTATATATAATTTGTGCCTTGGCAGCAGTTGCAGCTTCACCTGCAGATACCGTACTCGTACCTATACCCATGGTACGGGCATATGTATTCTTTATTTCTTGTCTTCCTGCAGCATTGAGAGTCTCAGTACCTATACCCGCAAACTTTTTTGTTAGCGTAGGTGGTGCTATTGGGCTAAGTGTGTTATCAGCATATGAAAACCATTTCTTCTGATTCTGGTCAAATATGTATATAGGCTTGCCTAAGTTGGCTGCCATTTGTACAGTATATGCAGCACCTCCATCAATAATAGGATGAGAAAGAGTATTGGTAACTCCTGCTACTCCTTTCTTTCCTGGATATACCAGAACTCCGATAGCAAATATTGCATCAGCAGCTTTTACATGAAGATACTCTTTTCTTAGAAGTCTACCTGGATGAGTTCTTCCACCAAGTGGCTTTCTATTCAATTGTTTAACTGCTGTCTGATAAGCATCCTCCACTTCGTTTTTATTTTCAGGAGTCATTTCAGGAAGATCAAGAGTCTTAACATCATAAACAACTGTTCTACCAACAAGATGTTTACCCTCTTCAGCCCAAGCAGTAGCTGCACCATTAGTATTACCAGTATAAAGGATATGATCAGCTAATCTACGTTTCCTTTCTACAGGTGGTACATCAGTACTAATCGGAAGTTTATTTAGTGCAACAAACTTAGATGTAAGCTTGAGATATTCTACCTTTCCCATAACCTTTACTTTTTCAGTAAGAGTTGTTCTTGCATCCTCGAATGTCTTAGTTACGATACCCATTCCCATACCGGTAGCCTTATCAATAACTACATATTGCCCGGCATCATTTTTATAAACTGCAAATCCTACACCTTTAAATTCCTGCGCTACCATAGAATCTTTAATAAGAAGATCTTTGGCATAAACAAAACCATATCCTTTTTGATTAGATACAGAAACCATTATTCTACGATAACCTCTCTTCCCTTTATTAACATCAGAATCATGAGCAGGCATGTGAACAATTCCTTTAGGAACACCTGCTGCAGGAGTAACTGGTCCTGCTGCCTTCTCTTTCTTTTCTTTCTTTGCCTGGTCAATTTCTTCCTGGGTTTTCTCCTTTCTGGCTCTGGTTCTAGGTGCTCCGGGATCTTTCTTCTTCTTTGCTTTTTTAATAGGAATTAACACAGCATCCTTAACTTTGTCAAGTGGAATTACCTCTACTCCTTTTAGTAATTTTAGTTCAGTAGTTTTTGTATCACCACCTTGATATGCTACTTGTACTGGCATAATACCAAGAGTAGTTACAAATATTGCATTGGTATTGTTAGCAAGAATTCTATATACAGAAACCTGCTCTTGATGTTTTTGTTTTTTAGATTTACCATATTTTGTACTTTCATATTTATTATTTTTATCACCTTTATAATGATCTACAAAATTATTACCTCTCATAGTCTTTGTGTCATAGATACGGAAGATTCCATTATCATCTACAGTAATTAAGTCAATTTCACCAGCTATTCCTAACTCATCACTAAATACCTTAATACCTTTACCTTCTGGATGACTTATAACACGTTCTCCCCTGGCTTCCATTGCCTCTTTTACTTTCTCGAGTTGTTTTATAAAAGCTTCTACTATTTTAATATCATCTGCAATACCATATGAATCAAGAGGTTTTAATGTTCCAGCAAAGAAATCCCGATAAAGATTATCTACTTTCTTTCCTATAGTAATAGCAGACTTAACTAAGGGTTCCTCTGTATCTATTTCTTCATCTCCTGTATAACTTGTAACTCTGATTAATTTCTTTCTCTGCTCTTCGGGTAAATGAGCATCTCTCTTATGCATGTAGAACTTTTGATCCTTGGTAAGCTCTAAATCATCACTATTTTTAATAAGTTCTGCTATCTTTTCTTCGATAGTCAGTGGAGGACTTATCTTAAATGCTTCTCCACTGACTATCTCAGCAGCCATTCCTGTATCAATATCACCTATCTCACTTGTCATTACATCTTTATACTCAATTCTTCCTTTTTTTGTTGAATCCTCTGGAACTATCAATTTTAGATAGTCTATTGCTTCACTTTTATTAGAAACATCTACTGCATACTCCTGTTCATTATAAGTAAATCGTAAACGATACTCAGTTCCAGCTTTTTCAACATTAGTTACTCTCATCATATAACCAATACGCTTACCACCAACATAGATATCTGTATGACCGGTATCAAGAAGAGCATTTAAGTATCTAACTTGGTCACCATAAACACTAAGCTTACTCTGAAAATCACTTAGTCGTTCATTATCAGCGGCCTGTACCTCTTCATTAATCTCAATCGCATCAATATTGGACAGAACTATAGCTTCTAATGCATCAAACTGGATCTTAAGCTCAGCATAGTCATCAAGAGTTGCCGTATCAGATTCCAAGGTTGAATTGATAAGAGCTTTGAGTTCAGCAGTTGAAAGATTTTTATAATTATTATCTTTCTGAAACTTACTAAGCCTAGTATCGTTAACCTCCCATATTTTAATGTAATCCCGAATATAACCTATAGATTTACGGATAATATCCTTAATAATCTTAATGAGTTTCTGAATATGATTCATCTTCCCTTCAATTCTCTTAATTCTATGAGTAATGTTTTCTCTATTAATAACAGGCATTAAAGGATCAATCAATAACTTATTATAATAATCAAGCTGATTGGTCATATCAGTATGAATAGCTTCCAGTTGCTGAGCTTGATCTTTTAATTCCCGGACTCTATTCTGAATATCATTTAAAAGAACAAACTCTTCATGAACTGCTTCCTTCTGTGTAACTATTTCCTCAGTTCTTGTTTCTATTCTTTCAGCTGCTGCAATACCTCTTTTTGTCTTAGCGGTTGTGGTTGTACTGATTATGCCTTTAAGTGTATTAATTTGATCCTGAATATACTTTATACTCTTAAGAATATAATTAATATCATCCTTACTAAGTTCAATAGTTCCATTAAGAAGTTCATCAAGATAGAGAAGAGTATCATCTATCCTATCCATGTCAATACCAAGAAGTTCTTTCTGTTTTTCAAGTTCTTCTATCCTCTTGGTAAGAAATGCTACTCCGGCTTGTTTAAGAGGATTGTTAGCAGCCATAGCTGCCCGTGTAGTAGCTTCTGCTGCAAGTAGACCAGCTGCTTCTGCAGCGGCTCGAGCGGCATCTGAAAATATATCCTCTGGTGCTTCTGTACGTCCTTTTAGTTTGTTATATTCATCAATAATAATTTTAACTTCAGGTTCCCTTTTCATGAAATCTTGTAAGATATCCTGATTTTCCGGTGCTAACATATCACCTTCAACCTGGTTCTCCGGAGTTTGTTTTGCATTCCATGCATTGAATGCATCAACTATGAGCTGATATAAATCTTGTGTGGCTTCTGTATTTCTGATAGCAATAATAGAAGTATCAGTTGTAATCATCTCTTTCTCTCCAATAGGTTCATCTCCTGTCTTCTGTCTTTCAAGGAACTCCTTCAACTGGGCCAGAACCATCTGAGCAATTTTGTATTTCTCAGAGTTTTTGTCAAGTTCCTTTTCCGAAGCAGTGGCATCCATTAATCTTACATCCATGTCTCCTGTAAAAAACTTTGGAATATCATCCTTATGAACCAGAACACCCAAATTATGAAGTATCTGGAGAACACCATTTACATCAAGCTTAGTATAGTAAACATTAATGCCAACTCTAGCAGCTATATCTTTTAATCTATCTTCTTCTTTTAATATTTCTCCATGAATATTGTTTGCATAATTCTCGAAATTAGATGGATCATGTAACCAGTTTGCAAAACCTGCAAAGCCTGCTCGATCATGTTCAAGTTCTATATAATCTTTGAATTTGGCAAAGGAATCTACTAGATTCTTATCAAGTAGAATTTCACCAGCATGAGTAGCTAACAACTTAGCATGTTTGAAATAGGCCTCCTGAAGTTTTTCGTTAATATCATCAAATAAAGGAACATTATCAAATGCCTCAGCCTGATTTATAGGTTTTGAACGATGTTCTTCAACCTTCTTATTATACTCATCAAGCAAGGTTCTTATTTCATTATGAGAATCTCTTAGCTCTATAGTCTGTTTAAGATCTTTTTTCTGGTCAGCTGTGTCTCCTCCTAGCTCAATTCTTGCATTCAACTCCTTAATACGACTCATATGCTGCTCCTTATCAAGTATAGAAGTGAAATCAGTTCCCGCAATCTTAGATGTGCCCATGTTATCCATGAAGGATGAAATTATAGAATGTTGTCTTTTTACAACATCATCAAAAGCATAACCGCCATATGCAGCATTCATCTTAGCATTCTCCCATGCATGGTGAGCTATCTCGGCTGCTTTATACTCAGGGGTACCTCGCTTAAATGCAGTCATATCAACAGGATTACCCCATCGTGCATCAAATTCATTATACCTATCATGAATATCTTTAGCTCTATCGATTACATCATCAATTCTTTGATGAATAGGCTTATTATCTTTGTTACCTGCATAATGTGGATTATTGAATGCCTCCCCTAGTTCTTCTGGCTTAAGTCCCTTTAAATTTTCTAACTCAGTAACAATATGCTCAAAACCACCGTTTCTAATAACATTATGAAAGTGTGTCCAGTTTGCATCTGTGAGAGCATCTCTTACTCCTTTATAATCATTGGCTCCCTCAGCCATAGTACCATACGTAGCATAGTGTTGTTGCTTTACCATATTCTCATCGAGCATACTGAAATACTTTATACCGTGCTTATGAACATAATTGAGAGATGCAAGATAACTATCCACTGATGCATTACGAGCAGCTTTATCTGCCTCAAATTGTACTCGATTGGTAGTTGCTTTATATGCTTTAGGAAGAGTATTAAAAAGAATATTCTGAGGAATCTGCAAAAAACCTCCCATAAGGAAACCTCCAAGAAATACCTCAAGTCCTTGCTCAGTCATCTGAGCATCCATTCCTTTCTTGAATGATCCCCATATTTGTCTCTTACCAGCAAGTGCAGGATCTTCGTAAATATTACGGTAGTAATCTTTAACTCCGACTGCTATAACATCTTGCATACTCTCCTGGAATCCTTCAAAGAAATTAGCTTTTCCATATCTTAAACCACCTGCAATAATTGCGGTAGGTGACTGTTTCCAATATGCAGCCTTTGTGAACTTCTTGAATCCATCTGCCATTCGTACATATCCCTTGGTGGCATCCTTAACAACAGTTTTTCCTGTCTGTCGTGAAAGATTACTAGCTGCTATATTGCCAAACTGGAATCCTTTAAATGCACGACCCAATACAATAGAATTAGTAAAATAAATAAATGGCATATTAATAAGAGTCTCCATTTGACCAGCAGTCTGGGCTTTATTATAAATCTTTAATGCAGCATCACCCTCAGGCATTTTATTATTCTCATTATAATAATCATTAATCCAATCTCGGGTAAGTTCATTAGTTGTAAATCCTCCCTGTAATCTTGACTCTGCAGCTGCTGCATTAATCATTCTAAGATCTCTATAAAGAGAACCGGCACCTCTCTGTAATTTGGCAAAATCATTTAGTCTACTGATAGCTGATCCTTCAGTAGCAATACCTCTTGCAAATGCAGTTGTTTGTTTAAGAGGGTTTAGAAAATGACCAATTCCCCGTACCGAATTCCAAAGATCTCTAGCATCCTTGGGAGTTCTAAGTGTCTTATTAATAAGATCATTAGTTCCTGTAAGTCCTTTTACTATTTTGTTCATCATCTGACCACCCATAAGAATATTAGATACTCCCTTAGCTCCCCTGGCCATCATCATAGGAAAGGTAGCTCCTGAGCTCATACCTCTCGTAAAAGCTGTAGCCATTAGTAAAACAGCCTCTTCAGCAGCAATTTGACCTATTATACCAACCGTATATGCGGAATTAGACATGAAATTAATTGCCTTACCACCGAGACCTGGTCTACTTGAAGCAGCAATTCCCATACGTCTTTCCATGCCAGCTGCCATTTCTCGATCCGGTTCAGCTGTCGGATTAAACCAACCTGTATATAAACTCTTTGCACCAAGACCAGCTAGTCCAGGCCACTGACTTGCCATTCTTTTAAAATCATCATACCATGAGCCTTTTTGATTGTAAAGTTTCTCATTATCTCTATATGGAGACCATCCAAGCTTACCATATTGAGGATGCTCATAATACCTATCAAAATCAACATCTGCTACTCCAGAGTTAAAAGAATATGCTTTAGCAAATTGATGAGGATCAGCAGCCCAATCAGGATTCTGAATTGTGTTTCTTATTGCATCAGTAAAACCTTTTGTAGAACTCAATCTTCCTGGTACCGGACCAGTTCCTGAATCACCACCAAGAAAATTGTTAATGGCAAAACTAGAAGGTACTCTTGACTGTACCATCTTTAAAGCAGCACTTGCTTTATAAGCATCAGTAAGTCCTCTGGAATCTTCCAATCTTATCTCATTAAGTGATCCTTCGGTATCAATACCAGTACTCCTATCAATCTCCCTAAGGTTTTTTACATAGGCAGGATCAGCCAACATTTTTTCCAATGGTGTTGCCATTATTGTGGGATTTGGCTTAAGATCTTTTCTTTTTCTGCAATAATATTTGGATAAAACTCTTTTAAAAACGTATTGAACTTATCCTCTCCTCTTATATAAGGTTCCATTAAATTGTAATCCTTAATTATACCAAAATTGAACTGTTGCAATTTATACAGCTGATTTTTTGTAATCATTTCCCATGTACTAGTATTAATACCTTCTTGAATTCCGAATGATGTAGCAATATTTTTTATAGCACCATCCTCTACCTCAGAAAAATAACCGTTTACCTGATATCCACCTTGATCACCCTTAACTTTTGCTATAGTAAGAGCACCTCCTCCATAGGCATAATCATTAATATCTACAGGTCCTCTATTAAGCAAGATATCCATATCAGATGTTCTTGCAGATTCAGCAAATACATTTTTGGCTACATCTTCATGCATATATAGAGTTACAGTACCCTCCTGACCAAATAAAATTCCTTTCTTTCCCTTAGAACCTGCAAGATCTTCTTTGTAAGTATTGTCAGGAGTAAGAGTATAAGCTCTTATATTTCTGTCTCCACCACCAATTTTATGTGATCTAATAGTAACACCAGCAAGTTTATTAGTACCTGCATGCATGTCCGAACGAAAAGCATTAAGGAGCTCAATAGCTTTATTATCAGAAACCTCATCATTAAAATCAAATTCTTTATCATGTTCTCCCATCTTTGCAATTACTTGACTTGGATTTCCTGCAAAGTCTTCCAGAACACTAACTAGACCAGTATGCCCAATTGTTCCAGGACTAGTTGCTGTAGCATGTGTAGTTAATGAACGAGATGACATAACACCACCACCAGCCTCTATCTTGAATGAAGCATTGAATACTTGACCACCAGCATCATTGGAATTATATATCCTAGTCCATTCAGGCATAAGTTCATCATAAGATTTTTTTGCACCCTCACTTATTTGAGCAGGGATGCGTATACCTTTATCAACTAATGACTGATACTTTTTAGCATATTTTTTACGAAAAGTTTCATATGATATACTAGGGTCATCACCACTAGCCATAAGATCAGCATCCTTATACTTAAGATTATCACCAACAGTAAGAGGGTAATACGATTTGATATAATCAAATACCTTCTTATTATATGCTAATGACATATCTGTTAAGGCTTCCATTACCTTTGTTTTCTGAGTAACATTAAAATCAATTTTTTCAAGATTTGCTTTTACATAATCATCCCCGATCCAAGCTTTATTCTTCTCATATGCTGCTTGTACAGTCTTATGCATGGTTTGCCAATAACCGGGTTTCCCTTGACTAAGTATATCAATATCTTTTGTAGGATCTCCATTTGGGAATAATTCAGCTAACTGTTTTTTTCCAAATGCTTCAGTTCCTGGTGTTTTAGACATTGATAGATATTGTTGATAACTTGCACCTAAATAATTAACTGCATGTCCTACAAGATTATCGCTTTCCTCTGTAAGCATTTCTTTATGAACATCTAGTGCTGGGGCATTCTTATCAACATCTGCTGGCTCTCCTTTAGCACTAGGTATCAATAAATTATCAAGAGGATTGTCAATAATTTCTCCTTTCTTTTTAGCTAGTGTAACCTCATTAGCAAGTCTCATAGCAAGAAGTCTTACATCATCTTTATATTTAGCATCCATCTCAATCATTCTATATTTATGATCTTCACGCTTAAGAGAAAAAGGATTAGCTTCAACTTTGGTAATACCACCATGAGTCAGGGCATACTGTTGAGCAAAATTGGCCATATCAGAACTAAGTTTCATTTGACCAAAAGCTCCATCAACCGTTCTTCTTTTAGAATCAATACTAATTTCCTTTTGTTGAGCAGTGGTAATCATAGTTCCAGTATCTTGGTAATGTTTCTGAGCTTTCACATTATCAAGCATATCCTGAAGGACAGCATTATTTCTTATTGCAGTTTCAGCAACCTTACTCTCTGGTATCCCTTTCTTTATATCATTTTTGGCCATACCGTCCTTCAGCTTTAGAGTCTCTACAGCTTTATCAGTTTCTTTCTGATACGCATCATTAATTTTTTTGATTTCAGCAATACTGGTATCAAGATAATCAAGTTCTGCAGCTCTTTCATCACCACCAAACTTCTCAAGATTAGCATATATATTATTCTTTCTGTTAAGATATCCCTTAACATTATACATCTCAGCTACCTGGGGATTTCCCATCATTGCTGATACAAGATAATTTCTGAGAGGAGCTTCAAGAGCTTTACCATTTTCCCCGTAAATCATCCAATCACCTTTTGGCTCAAACCACTTAATATCAATCTTCATAGCAGTAGCAATATCAAGAGCCATCTTAGGAACATCTACACTAGGAACAAATCTGGGATTCTCAAATTTCATTGCGGTCTCATCATCTGATTTTGCAAAATCTGCAATCATATGATTAAGATACTCATCACCTTCCTTCCACCATTTTACATCTCCACATTTTTTAGGATCTGTACAATCTCTAAGAGCTTCAGACTTACGTTGTTCTCCACGGGCTTTCTTAGTCCAGGACATATCCTTCATGATATTTTGATCATCTATCATAGGCTGAAAGATTCTGTATGCTGAATTTACATTATCATCAAGAGAAAGATCTACAGTAGAAATTCTCTGGATATCCTGTTCAATCTGATTAAAAAAGTAATCTCTTTTCTCCTTATTAGGTTCTCTTAGCATCTCGGAATTAAGAAGAGTTCCATAAATATTGCTTAACTTATCATGCCCAGCTTTATACTGAGCTTGTTTTTGAGAAAGTACACTCTGATAAAAGTTTAAATCTGGCTGAAAGGGCTGAGTTTTGGGGATGTAATCGGTTATCTGAGGAATATATGTGGCCATAGTGGGTGCAAATATAAATTAATATTCTAATATCAAACTAATTAAGTTTAAAAATCTTTTTAGTTTAACTTTTTTTAGTTTATGTTACTCCAGGATATCCATAAGCTGCAGGATTATTTCCATATGGATCATCATATTCATTAAGCTCATCTGCTCTTTGATTACCCTTTGCAGAAATTCCATATGCATTATAAACAGCTCTTATAACCCCTGGATCAGTTATCTTATTCTCACTGATATATGACCCAGCTGCATCAAGTCTACCCTCTACACCTGATTTACGAGAAGTATTAAGTCCCTTACCTTGGTTATACCTAACATAACCTGTATGAGCATCTACCTGATAGGTCGGATCAAGGAAATTCAGAGCTTGTGTTTTACCCTTATTTGTCCATCCTTGTGTGAATTGTGCCAGTAACTCCTGATTAGCCTGTCTCTTGGAATTGTCAAACTGCTGTTTAAGAATTGTAGATGAATCCCATAGGTTTTTCTTAGATTCAGCATTTATAAGAGCAAATTTGTTTCTAGTATCAGCATTACCTTGTGCAAACTGATTGGCAACTCCAACATTCATAGCATCATACCTGGAAAGAGTATCAGCTTGTTGTTTTGCAATCTCACCAAACATTCTGGATGATTGTCCACTAAAACGCTGAGGACGGCCATATATACCAGCTGCTTTAGTACCAACTTGTAATTGTTCAATATTTGCTGCTAATGCTCTTGTAGGATCATAAAACCTAGGCTCAGCTAGATCCGGATGAACTGTAGGAGCCCATGGTTGATATGCTTTTAGTCCGAGTCTTACACCAGCTGCACCAGCTATATTAGCCACATCCTGAGTCCACCAGTTACCATAAGGACTTGGTTGCCGATACATAGGATCATATGCTCGTTCAGGACCTGTAGTAGTGGTACCTGGAGTAGTAGTACCAGGTATCTTTGGAATACCACCAGGTGTTTTAGCTGTACTAGGAGCTGAAAATGTATGTTCTCCCATAAGTGAGTCAAATCCAGTACCTTTTTGTTTTTGCCCAAACCACGAAGGATTAAGTTTATTATATTCCTCTTGAAACCAATGTGTATCTGATTGTCCTTTAGTTTTATCTTGACCAGAAACATCTCTACCTCTATATCTAGACCCTGGCTTCCATTTTCCTATAACAGTTTTATCGGTAGGATCAAAATCAGGTCTTTGTTCATATACCCATCCTTGCCTTCCCTTAAATTCTGCTTGCTGTTGTGGTGACCAAGTTACATCTCCATATAAATTATGGCCACCACCAGGATTCGGAGATTGCGTTTCATCTCTTTCCCAACCAACAGTAGGTTCATTTTGAACATTAACTTTATACCCTGCTTCACCTTGTTCTTTCAGCCAAGCTACTGATCCCGGGGTGTATATACTCATAGTTGGTTTACCCCCTTTTGTTCCACTAGAAGTTACTGATTTTGCAGGTATAGTCCTTACAAGCTTTCCAGAAGCATCTTTTACTTCAACCCTACCATCAGGATATAGTGTACTAGTTGTTCCATCATTATACTTTGTAACTATACCTCCTGGCTCATATTGAGTTAGGCCTCCACCATATTTTTTTAAAAAAGGATTTGCTGTTTGTAATTGTATAGTATCACCAACTGCAGGTTGTGGAGTTACAGTCTGTGTGGGTGTAGTAGGATAGACTACAGGAGTCATTCCAGGAAATTCAGAAGATGTAGAAGTCTTTGCAGTATCAGATAATCCCTTTGTCCAAGCTTCTATAGCCACCATTTCTTCAGGAGTTAACTTTTTAGGAATACCAGGAGTTAAGGCCCATCCTGCTGCTAATGGTAGTAAAAGTCCCCGTCCTTTATAAGCAAGGTTTGCTGTCTCCAAAAGAGCTGCTGGAGTCGCCTTTGCCATATCCTTAACATATTTTATTGTACTGGTTGTAGCATCCTTTATCGCTTTAGTAGTTTTTAATGCAATTTTTTGTGTAATAGGGTGTGTAAGTATTTTACTACCAAGTTTAAAAGCACCTACTCCAAGATACATATTAGTATTTAGTCCAAGGTTTACTGCTTTTGCTATATAGGGACTATCTTCTAAAAATCTTCCTGGTTGTGATGCCGCATCTCCAAATAATGGTACATCTTCACCTCTTTTTGCATCACCTATTCCATAAACTATCTGAGTAAGTAATTTAGAAGGAGCTGCCATAACATTTCCCCAAGTAAACTCACTATGTTGGTAAGGTACAGCCGCTATCATTTTTTTTATCCTCTCTTCATTAAGTTGATGTGCCTTCTGTTTCCTCTTGTCTGTTTGTATTTCTTGCTCTATATTCTCCCTTTCTTGGTAGGTAAGTGGTCTCTTTTGCTTTTCTGCTAATGCCTTTATTTTTTCACCAGGAGCATAACTTTGATCAAGACGATGAGCAGCTTTAGCAGCAGCAATATTAGTATCACTAGCAGCGATAGCATCATGGAAAGCAGCCATAGCATCATCCTGAGCAATTCTTTGATTTTCTTTATAAGTCTCAGAACCCTCTTCCCCCACATACTCACTACTCATAAACGCCTTATAAGTAGTTTCGTAAGCCTCTCGTCCAATCGTTTGCCGATCATAATCACTGAGTGACGTTCTAGCTTTTTCAGCTTGAACAGCTTGAGCAACAGGATCATCATCCTTAGCTTTCCACTTAATACCTGCAGCTTCACTAGCCAAAAAAGACTTACGAGCATTCCTAGCAATAATACCAGCCATATCAACAGCATCAGCATCAGCCTTAGCCTTATCCTTCATACGAGGATTAAAAGCAACCTTATAAGCTTCAGCATAAGCATTATCATAAACAGTCTGAGCAGCACTTTTTTCTACTACACTCTTTGTTTGATGCTTAGGTAATTGCATACCATATTTAGCCAGAGATATATCTTCATAATTTATATCTTCTGTTCGTTGAAAATTATCTACAAATGAGGTACCCATAGGAATACCACCAAAGTCAAAATATCCACCACCATATCTAGATATAGTTTCCTGAGGTTGCTGTTGTTGCTGAGGTTGTTGCTGACCTTGTTGAGGAAGAAGTCTCTCCTTTTTAATACCCATCATAGACATATATGGTGTAGCAACTTCTGGTATTTCTTGAGGATATGCTTTTTTAGATTCTGAGGCAAGAGCTAACATGGCCAATTTTATGTTATAATTCTTTATCATCTGCTCTGCTGTTTCTCTTTGCAAATCATCAGAATTAGGATTTGCAAGAACTGCTCTATAATAGTTTATATCATACTGCTTTGCCAGTTCTGCTGGTGTGTACTTCTTCTTTGTATCTTCAGGCTTACCGAAATATCTCAGAATAGGACCTCCAATTTCCATCTTCTTTGTATCAGAAAAGATAAAGGTACCTTCTTGTGCTTTCAAAGGTACTCCACCATGTGTATGACGAGGACCAGTAATATTAAAATGAGCAGGTAGACCTCCCTGATTAGGAACAAACATAGTTTCTCCACCTTCTGCTTCAATATTAGGATTTTCATAATTAGGCATGATAGAACTACGAACACCAGATGCTGAATTACCACCATTAGAACTAGGCTGTTGACGAGCATGGTCAAAAGAACCTACTCTGGTATTTCCACCATGACCATATCTGGTTAGAGCACCACCATATTTTCCAACTGCTGAAAAAGTACCTTGATGACCTGCATCCTTAGATAAACCAAGATTAGGATATAAATCACCACGTTCACTCAATTTCTTTGAGTTATCTGCCAGTAAGTTTCCAAATTGATCTTTAAATGCTTGTTTTGCATCAGCCTTCTGGCCAGTAAGACCATATACTCCAGCCGTAACCGAGTCTGTAATATTAATTGCCAAATCAGAATCCCATGTTCTACCAAATATATTTTCCACCTTTACATCAGTCTGTCCTGCAGGAGTACCTGCCGGTAATGGTACTCCTGTTAATTGTGCTGCTTTTGCTGCTTCTGCTGCTTCATAATCTTTTGCTGCTTCTGCTTGTAAATCTTCTTCTTGTTGTACAGAAGTGTTAAACTTACCAACTTGACTATTCAATTGAAACTTGGGTAAACCTGTTATCCGAACAAGCTTTCCTCCACCAGAATAGTTTGGAAGTTTTATAATTTTTACTCTTTTGACCATATTGATTAAGTATTAAACATATTCTACTTTACCACCAGCTGCAAGTATTCTTTCTATCTCGCCACCTTCAAGATATATTACCTGTCCTTTCTTGTATTTAGGAAGAGGCCTTCTACGTTTACCATAAGATCCACCATGAGCATAATTTCCTTCACTATAAGGATCATATGAAGTTTCACTCTCATCATAATATTGAGCATCAGCATCGGGAGTTCCTTGTGGTTCATGTGGTTTCCAAGAAAAAGACCTAGAAGTTTTTCCTGTTAGAGTACCTGGAGTTAATCCTAGTCTTTTCTCTTCTTTCTCCATATACTTAATCTCTTTCGGACTTGTTGGAGGACTTGCTTTATAAAGCTCAGGATTTTCCCTCCAGTGTTTATCAGCAGCACTAATAGGACGAGCATAAGGATTTTGCATAAATTCTGCCATTTTTACCTCTTTCTCACCTGGAGGAAGTGGTGGTTGACCAAAAGGATACTCTGGTTTACCAAAATAATCTTCTTGCACTGGTTGTCCTGTGAATCTTTGAAGATTCTCAGTAGCTGGGTCACCTGTAAGCATATTTTCAACTGGTTGTCCGATAAAATTACCCTCAGCATCATAAAGCTTAGCTTGAGTAGCATTATAAGCAGCAGTACCAGCAGCTTGAGCACCCTCAATGTCACCAGGATTAGCCTTTAGATGAGCATTACGAGCAGTATCATACTCAAAATTTTCAGGATCCACTTCACCTTCTTGTGAAATAGGAGCATTTCCATCTATGGTAGTATATCCATCAGGGTTTCTAGTATTAGCAGCAATACGAGCATTTTCTGCAGCTTGAGTACGAATTGCCGTAGCATCATAACCAGCATCAGTAGAAGGATTATAAGTATTAGGTGCTTCTGAAACAACTGGAGTATCAAAAGGACCAGGATCTCCTTTACCAGGAAACCCGTGTTTCCATGTTTCTTGTTGGTCAGGACTCATATTATCCCAAGCTTCTACTGTAATTCCAGGATTAAGTAACTCATCTTCTTTAGGAACTACTACAGGAGCTTCTGGTACCCCTGTATTCTTCCAACCTGATTGTCCAGCATTCTGCTGCATATCTGTTAGCCATTGATTAGCCTCATCTGCAGTAGTTGCTCTATTAAGTAAAGGATTTGTATTAGTACTTGCAGTAGTACCTGTATTAGGAGTACCTGTATTAGGAGTACCTGCATTTACAGCAGCTGCATTTGGAGTAACTGTATTTGAAGCTGTTGTAGGTGATCCTGTTTGCCACGGATAAGCAAATGTTGCTTCTTCCGATTTAATACCTCTACCAATTCTTCGTTTTGTCGTCTTATATGAAGTCAAATATGGATTTGTTTTCTGCATTGCTGCTAAGCGTTGCACAGGAGTCATGTCTCGGAACTGATTTCGATTCCCAGTCCATCCGGAAAAAGGATTTCCAACACCCTGTTGCTTTCCACCAATATAGATATTTTGTTTTCTTATATATGGTTGACTAGTTGAAGGATACCAATTACTCCAACCACCACTAACAGGATTGAAAAATCCCTGGTTATAATTTCCCTGGTGTCTTTGATTGGTTGAACCTGAGAAATCTCCTTTAGACCATTTATCCCACTGGGCCCACTGCTCATTTGTTAAAGGAGTTCTTGGTGTATTTTGATCATCCCAGTATTTTTTATAAAAAGCGGCATCTTTTACAACTGGACCTTGTGGAATCATAGTTTTACTATCTTGAGCTTTAGGAAGAGAATATCCAAATCTAGCTTGTGTATTAAGATAATCTCCCATTTTCTTATCATAACCACGTGCAAATAATTTAGTAAATGGATTTCTAATATTTGCTTTCTGGTTTATATCAGCCATATTCTGACCATACATATCAAGCATATCTTTTGATTGCTGACTAAAACCAGGTTGATTAGTATATCCAAAATTAGCTCTTGGAATCCATCCACCGTTCCTACCCTGTGCAATAGCCATATTCTGACCCATATCTTGTCCTATACCTTCATTACCCATATCCTGATAAGTAGTATCTTCTGTAGGAGGATTAATCATATTATTATACTGTGCCAACTCAGACCCCTCATCTAATAAAGCTAGAAAGTTATCTCCTCTACTTTTTGACAGTTCTGAAATTGATTCATCATTGGTACCACCAGCTCCATACTTAGTACCACCGCATCCAAAACAAGGAGCTCCTCCTCTTTTAAGTTTACCTTCTCGTTCTGGATTCATTTCCAGTTCGTGTTTTTTCAATAACTTTATCAGTCTTGTTTGACTTTTCTTAGTAGCTGTTTTTGGATAGTCCATATGCATTCCATGGAGTTTCATTATTTCATCATAAGAGCCTCCCATACCAAAGTACTGAGGACCTGGGCTTCCTCCAAAGTTAGATATCTCACTCATAGTAGGTTGCTGAGGATAAGCCGAAAAAGTTGGAAATCCACCATTAGAAAATTGCTTACCAGTATTAGGATCAATTTTAAACGGAGGAGTTATGTTATTTATACTGTCTCTCTGTGATTTATTAATTATTGAATTAATATAATCTTGATGGAGCATATCTTTCATCTGTTTCTTATACATATCCATTGTAGGACTAAGCCCTGACTGACCTGGAATAAAACCAGGAGGAAATTCAGATATACCTGTCTCAGGATTCATTACAGCATCAGGTGCTCCTTGTGGTCCTACTATACTTTGAATCTGATGTTTAGGAAGCATATGTCTAGGCATACCACCATTTCGAAAACTACCTTGTTCCTGTGGTTGTCCTTGTGGTTGTCCTTGTGGTTGTCCTTGTGGTTGTCCTTGTGCCTGTGCCATTACTTCTTCAATCATTGGTTCAACTTGCTCTTGAGGCATTCCTAATTGAACAAATATTTGAAGAATTATCTCAGGTGGCATTTCAGATTGTAACAATTGCATTATAACATCTTGTGGTTGTGCATTTGGTTGCTTTAACATTTGTTGTACCTGTTTCATCACTTGTTGCATCTGTTGTTCTTGTCCTTGCCCCTGTTCTTGCTGTACTTGTCCTGTTTCCTGATATTTTGGCATTCCTCCATAAGCAAAGCTACCACCCTGATAAGGAGCTGGAACATTTTGATAAGCCGGAGAAAAGAATCCTCTTTCTGATTGAATCTGAGGATACATCTTTGGTGTTCCACCCATAGCCATTATATAATCTTGTTCTGTACCATACTTGGCATAAAACTGTTGTTCAGTCCCACCAAATTTAGCGAGAATGAGTTCTTTTTGTGATTGGGGTTTTCTTTTAGGCATAATTTTAGGTATAATATTTTGTAAAGTTACGAATTTAATTGATCTAACCAACGATTGTGTTGAAATTTAACAGGTAAATCTAACGAACCACCATATTTCTTTTTCTTTAATTTAGCTATTTTACTATCAGGAATATATTTCTTTGTTTTTGGATCAAAATAGAATCTATCATAAATTTTAAATGGGTAACCAGCTTTATGCATTAATGATGATTGTATATAAGATACTGCTTTATCAGCAGAAGAATGCTCCCACCATTTTTCAGTATAGTGTTCAGGGGAAAAATCCCAAGCATCTGAAATAGACATATATGGTAAATTCCTCTCATGATCCCAACCCATACCAATTTTATGTGATGCAATATTTATACTTAACATATCTGATAATATACTGTTGTGGGTATCTGGTAAAAATATTGGTTTTTTTGTTTTTATAAAATTATTATATATTTTACTTGTCTCTTCTTCATTTGGAGCTACTGTATCATTATCAACTCGTCCAATTAGGATATTATCAATTTGTCTAGATAGTTGATCATTTCTCCATTCTTTATTATCATTATCTGATACTTCTAAAATTTTATCAAAATTACTTTTAATACTATATGAAGGTAAAAATGTTAAATAATCATCTATAGGTGTATATATTGATTTTGGATATAATGGTTTTTCTGAAAAATATTGATCTAGCATTGTTACTTTATCCTCATCTCCCTTAATAAGTACACCACTTTCAAATGTCCTCATATTACTACCTGTATAATCTCCTTTTGGCACTGTAGGATCTATAAGAGCTGCCATATCATCGTATGATCTAGATGCCATCGGACTTTGCCCAGCAATTTCTTTTGCTTTCTTTTTTATATAATCACCAAGAATTGGTACTTTATGCATCCAGGGATTTTCATATACCATATCTTGTTTCCAATCACCAGTTGTTAAACCTTTTATAATTGGTGGATTATAGTATGCATATTCTTCAGATGTAGGAATAGGAGTTACTCCATAGGTAGCTGCAGTAGGAAGAGGTACTTCAGGAGTAGTTTTCATAGAACTAGGATCCCATTTATATTCTCCTTTAGTTTGAAATTCAGGTAATTCATCTAGCCAATTTGTTGAAATAGAACCTCCATACTTTTTCTTAACACCATGTTCTTGTATAAACTTTTTTATTCCTTCAACCTTCTCTGCAGTTAATTGTTGCTGTGTTCCTGGTTTCCATTCTAATACTAGATCACTGTATTCAAGTTTTCCTCTCTGCCTCTTGACATTATTAACATAACCAATATCATTCTTAGGAAGATAATAATTAACAAATTCGGAACTAAGTGCTTTACCAGGAGCATTATGCATAAGTGTTGTTAAATCAATAATCTGATCCTCTGTATAGGTAGGATATCTCTCCTTCATCCTATGATAGTTATCAATCGCTAGATTCATGGATGATACAAACTGATTTTCCGGAGTGTTAAAAGTATTACCATGATGCCTTCCTCTCTTGGATAAATCTTTCTGTTGAAACATACCTTTACTTTTGGGACTATTATAAAATATCCACTCTCTGGTCTTACTATCTAATATATGATTCTTCTTAGAATCAAGGTATTTTCTAAATTTTTCAAGGCTATCATGGTTATTTTGAACACCATCTGCATTATCATTCCAATAAGCCTGAATCCAATTATCATCCTCTTTTCCGAATACCTCTTTCTTAATCCATTTTACTGTATCAGAAGCTGCTGCTTTTCTGGCAGTTGGTAAAGCAGAATCAGGTACTAATGATGTTAAAAAACCCTCATCTGTTCCAAACTTAGATTCCTGACCTGCAATTCCTATCATATTATGAAAAAGCTTATCTAGCACAGCTGGTGGAAGATTAGATCCTTTTCCTAACTTCTCATAATTCTTATTATAATATGTTAGTAATAAGTTAGCTTCAGGGAATAATATTGCCTTCTTTATTTTAGGACTATGAATATTAAACCTATCTTCCGGAGTTGTATCTTTAGGAGATCCGCTTGTAACATTTTTAATAGCAGATTTTTTTCCCTTGTAGAGATGAGCATAATCATTCTTTCCATCCATAATGGCCTTCTCAGCTTTTGTTATTTCTGTTCTTATATAAACCTGTTCTGGATCATATCGGTTTACAAACAAACCATTATAACCATAACCAAGATAATCTCCACTCTGCGGGGTATTATAAAGCTCTATCAATTTTTGCTCTGATACAGTCTCAGTTTCCCATATGTCCATACCCGCATTATCACCAATTCTATACCGGGTAGGTCTACCATCATCGAATATGATTTTCTCCAGAATCACTTTTGCATGAGTTGGAACCTTGTTATTTTTATTTTGTGGTGTTATTGCATAATCAAGTCTACCTACTTTAGATACCCGTTCTGCTGACATTGTCCATTGAAGTATATCTCCAACTTCAAAACCCTCATCATTAGGATTTATGTCATAGTAACCCTCTTTTCCTAACTGACCATGAAATTTTTGATTTCCTGTATAATTCTCAGTGAAATCTTTATCTGTTATTTGTTCAATTGCAGTACATACTCCGTTTATACAGTTCATGTGCGGATATTTCTTTTTAAAATCACTTGATATATATGGACTCTTCTTATTAATATCTTGCCAATTATCCGTAATTGCTTTCCTGTAATCCAGAGCTTGTTGACTAGGAGGCCTTACAGTATTTACATCATCTGTACTGAGTGGTTCTTGATCAACTTCAGATAAAGAACCACCCGTGTCATATCTATCTAACCAATTTGAAGTTGATCCACCATACATAAATTTAGTGGTTTTATGAGCTCGTTTTTTAAATTTATAATTACCCGTAATTATATCTTGACCAAGTTCTTCAGAATTGCTTATAGCATTCTCTTTTGTAGTGGGATGCCACCAGCCTTCTGTAACTAATCCATACCTATTAGATTTTGTATCATAATAATATTGTTTTTTGGGGTCACTTTTAGATTTAATTACTGGTAGCTCTTGTGATATCTCTTGTGGTATCTTTTGTGATAGTTCTTGAAGTGGTTCTTGTTCAATTTTTGGAATAATTGTTTCTTTCGGAGTTTCTTTAACTACAAGTGAGTTATTATAATCTTCTCTTGCTTGTCTTGTGAGATCTCCTACATCACCATCAATTCTTCCGTGATAGTGCCCTAATTTTCGTAATTTTCGTTGCTCTTCCATTATCACTAATTGTTTTTGTGTAGGTTTAGCTTGATATATTACTTTATCAACTGGTTTTTTCCATATAGCAAATGTTTCTGCCGCAGTGAAACCTGGATAATTACTTATACCTGTTGTAATAGGTTGAAAATTTTTAGGATGGACCTGAGGATAGATATTTGGTAAATTTCGATTACTAGTAAAAACAACATTGGGCCATCTACTTTTGATCTCTATCATCTTATCAACTCCACGATTAAAATAACTTAAACTATCTCCATAAGCTATTAATCCTGGGTCTTTTGGATCTGTTACATAGATAGTTTTACCCTTTTGAGCTTTAGGTAGATTATTTAACCAACCAGGATTTGCGTATATATTACCTATAATACCACCTTGTGCTTTTTTAGGAATTGTTTGCCTACGATAATATTCATTATAATCAATTTTTTCATCATCTGTCAATTCTATATCCTTCTTTACAAAAGGACTCATAATATTTGTTGAAAACATATTACGTATACCCGGACCCCAAACAGATTTATAATCACTGCTTATTGCACCATATTCATCTCTTATAGAACTGCCATCTGGATTTTTACCATAAAAATCATTAGAATTAGTATATCTGTTTTTAAAAAACCAATCTTTTGCATTATTAATTAATAACTGTTGCTCATCTTCTGATAAATTTTTAACTTCTTCATACATTTTATTTATTTCTGAATCATTTGAATTTTTTCTTCCTGTCCATCCCCAACTCTCATCCCAATCTTCTGGTTTATATGTTTTATATTTTCTAATATACTCCCCAACAATATAGTTTTTTGGTTTAATCGTTGGTTTCATAGTTTTCCAATCCCAACCTGCTCTCCATAACCAATCTCCAACTTGAGTTCTATTAGCAGCACTTCCATATTCAGGAATTTTATCTACAATACTCAAATAGTCTTGCTGACGACCAGCATAACTTGGAATAGGTTTTCCACCTGATGCTCCCATTGTTGTTTCAAAACCAATTACTCTATTTGATGCAGAGTTAGTAGTATCATTTACACTTACTTGACTTGTGATTTGATATTTAGGTAAATCTAACCACTTTTTATTTCCACCATATTTAAATTTCTTTTTTATACCTATAGAAAACGTAGGATCAAATTTTTCTGTAATAGAACCTATTCCTGCATTTATATTAAGGTCTCCAATGTTATAACCATAATTAGCTCCCATCCAATGGCTATTTCCAAATATTTTGAGATTATCAGATACCCGATTATTATTTGAATGAAATAAAGGTGAATTAATTTTTGGAGCTATAGGTAACTCATCTAACCAACCTTCTTTTCCGATTGGAATTTCAAGTACAGGACCTTTGAATTTATACTTTTTATCAGGCTGCATTAACTTCTTCTTACCATCTCTACCAATTCCTAATACTGGACCAAGAACATTATGCATACTTATATCACCAGAGGGAATAATATTATAATCATTGAATCTATCGGGAGAATCAGCTCTATATCCTGTTAGGGATAATCCTGTTTTTGCTTTATATAACTTCCTCTTACTCATTATCGCACAGATATTAACTCTTTAGTATTTATAAGTTTTACATACATCTTAATGTTACCTGAAATATTTTTATAGAACATTACATGATTAGTATAATGTCTGAACTTCTTTCTTTGAAGTGGGGACTTACCGTAAAACAGATTAGCAGGATTGAGTATCCGGATATATCCATTAGATTCTGTTTGCCAGATTTTTCTTTGCACCGTAGGGAAAGTAAACTCTCCTCTGTCTTCTGTTATATCCCAGAACTGATTAATACGATACTTTTGTTCAACCTTTGCAGCAAGAATATCAATCGATGTAGCATTAACAATTGGATACTGAAGTGTCTGGACAATATCATTCTTTGGGACAACATTCAATATAAGAATCCCTGATACCTGTTCAGAATTATAAACTACGGCATGATCAAAATTTGCATCAAGCACATGAAATGCATCTGTACCAATCTCATCATATATATAACACTCAAGTAGATACTCAATACTTCTTACTGTTGTTACCTGTTGCCCTGTCGATGCTATGTAATCTATTTCAAAAGGATAGTCTATACCATAATAATTACAATAACTATTGGTAAGTACACCATGTCTCCAGATCTGACCCTGATTAGCAGGTGTATGTACAGTAGTCAGGAAATCATTCTTACTTGGAATAGACAAGTCTGGATGCCAGTCATGAAAACCGAGCCATTGTCCATCTTTGGATTTTATATCATAACTAAGAGTCCATGAGGCATCATCAAAATACTGAGGATCTCCCAGAGTTATAGGAAAACCGAGTGTAGCATGTACAAATCCTTCGTAAGTAGAATCAAGTATAACCTGAGCACCTATTAGTCCAGGTTTTCGCTTAAAGTCTTTCTTGGTAAAGTAGACGATACCATTCTTATTATCAAAAATAGACTGACATCCTACTCCGGCAACAGGATTATTAGTAAGACTAAAGTCAGGAAAATCTTCAAGAATCTTAAATGGAAGATATCTTGTCATCCACCATTTCATACCCAAATTGGATATCTCTCTGAGTCCACCAGCATAATTAAATATCTTACCTTGATTCGCACTCATCCAGAAGAGACCTGATGGAGTATTAATTACACCAAGACTGTCTTGACAGGAACCATATTCATATGAAGAATCAGCATTTATAATATTCTGAGGCTCTCTGTCAAACAATGCTCCATCACCAACAGTAATTTTTACACCAGCATCTGTTTTAAGTTCATCAACACCCTGGAATATCTGTGGACTAGCTGTATCAAAAAGTAACACTGCACCAGTCATACCTAAAGGCTTAATTGATATAAGATGATGCTTGAAATCTTTGTCATTATTTACAAGAAAGACTCTCCAGAAATCCTTTACTGACTCAAGGGTTTGTGGAAGTGAGTAAATAAGCTTGTTTGGATAAAAGACAAAACAGGTTTCGGCAATAGTAGGATTATACTCTCTCTTCTGGAGAGAGCCCCAAGGGAAAAAATTATTGAATACCCTTGAGATACTCAGTGAGGTATCATACTTAACAAAATTACCCGACTTTATAATCTTTGGATCAAATAATGTCCTTACATCTGAAAATCTATTAGGATCATAATATCTTTGCTCCATAGGATCACCCCAATCTCTTAATTCTGTATTGATCACTGACTCTACATAGAAATCTCTTACTGCACTATTAAATGTATAAAAATATCTATTTTTCATTCTGAAAAGTCCTGGACTGCCTATACTCCCTTGATTTAAATTTGCTCCATCTAATCGAGCTCTATCATTTGGAAGAGGGATACTTACAAAAGGTGGAGCAGTTAAATCTATCGTACCACCTGTAATGAACTCATTTATATCATAGTCAGTAAAATCTGCCCAATATCTTGGAAAGTTAAGCATGTATCTCAACTTATAATTCCATTCATACCCGTCAGGTTGATCATACAGCCAGTCCCAGAAGTAAAAGAAAGTATTCTTCTCTGTATAACGACAAACATAAGTATCTCCATTGAAAACAATAGCAGTAGAATAAGGTGCAGCAAGACCAGTTGTGTATACAGGACAGGTAGAAGCAGGAATTTGAACAATACCCTCTAACTGACCATACTGATTTCTCATTCTTTTCTTCATGGCAGCATATTGTGAACATGCTGTTGTATTAAATTCTTCCTTGGCATCATCTGGTTTAAATGAGACTAGAGTACCAACAGGAAGTCCAAGGTCACCACGTACACATGAACCAATTGTTTGGACAGAATTATCAATAGTAAGAGGTCTTGGGATATTAGAAGCAAGTGTCTGAAGTACAACAGTCTTACTCCTATATAAATTATTAATTTTAGTCTGAGCTAACGGATTAACATTAAAGTCCTGAAACTGATCATCTACATATATGGCATCTGCTATAATATGTCGGAAGTTTCCAGCATTTACATTTCCTATAGCATAATTATCCATAAATCCATGAGAAGTATATCTCATAGCATATTGAGTAAATGGAATAAGAGCTTTTATCAATTCCATGACTGCTTCTGTACTCTTACTCCAATAATTAGAAAACATTACTAAACTATTAGTAGTCTTCATAAATTTTGGAAGATATCCAAAATCAGACTGATCAGTTTCAATATTTTCTTGTCCACCACTTACACCAGGTGTAGAAAGTGCAACTACTGCAGCATTTTTATAAGTAGTTACAAGAAGAGGCTCATCTCCAAATAATGATGCTACTAATGATAGAAGAGTTGCACCTCCAGTGGGCTCTACCTCTTCTTGATCAAAAGTATTTCGGTATGTTATTAATGCAGCAGCTCCAGCTGCTCCTGAACCTGCTGGAGAAGGTGCAAATCCTGAAGATCCCGGTCCTGTTAATATCATCCCAATATTACTAACATAAGGTGATATATAACTAGTTCTTCTCTGACCTTTTATAGCCATTATAGCATTTCCAATTCCAAGTAATGCTGATATTACAAAAGTAAAATCAGTTATTAGTTTATGTTTAGGATGCTCTGGTTGTTCATCAAAACTACCCTCAACCTTACCAGACAACTCACCATAAAGTTTAAGTTCTCTTGAGGATAAATATGGATTATTGAATGAAGTATCAGGTGAATGGAATGAAAACTGATTTTTTGATAATCCACCACTAGGATTCTGAGTAGTTGGATCATCAAAAGCATTTGATAATGTAGCACCTCCGGAAGTTTCTTCTTCAGAAAGAAAAGGATCTCCCAGAGTAGCATAGGGACCAATATCTACCTGTGGATTATAAGGATAATTCTGGAATAATACTGTGGGACCACTATCAAGTGTAGTAACCCTCATGTTATTAATGATACCTTTAGCAATAACTGTTTTATTTCCTTCTCTTGAACCTCTGAGGATCTCAAATCCAGCTATACCTGGAATTAAATTACCTGCATTATCTACAGGAGGACGCACATTCTCAAATTTTACTCCGAGAAGAATTATTTTACCTAAAGCTGCATCATAATGAGTAATTGTTCTATTCTCTGGAAACTTATGGTGTCTTATCTGGTCACCACATGTATCATATTGTGGTATGGTAGTTCCTGAAAGAGGTGGAACAGATAATTGATATGGCTGAGAACCAGGAGCTATGGCTGTCCAAGGATTAATGCTAGGATTAAACATCTCAGCTTTATCATCGGGATACTTCTCTGTAGATTCCCAATAACCCATATATCCATCAGCTATTTCAACACCACCATCAGGAAGTGTTATCTGATTAATAGGTAATATGGGAACTATAGTAGCAGTATTAATTGTCTGCCAAGTCTGAGTTTCAGTAATATCAAGTACACTACCTGCTGGTGGAGCTGCTGTATCAGAAGGAATAAAAGGTCTTCCTGGAATATGATACGAAGCAGACTTATCTCCAGTGGTATATATAAATCTTACAAAAAATGGATATACCTCATCTCTCATATAACTGGTCTTGTTACCACCCTTAGCATAGAAATCAGCAGGATAGGCTATAGCAGACCATTTAGTTACTATTTGATTAGCAAGAGGTTGATAATTGAAATCAAACTTACTAGTCGGACCAAGTCGGACCAAATGAGGTCCGATAGTATGCATACTCTCAGACCTTTCATATGTTGGTGAAATAAACGGGATATCCTCAACTGGTATAGAAGGTAAGGCCTCATTGATGTAATCGATAAAGATCTGTGCTTGTCTTACACTATAATTACCGATTCTCTTTGCGGAAGTCTGTTGATTAATAGTCCTTACAATAACAAGATCAAAATAATCGAAATATTTCTTGTCAATCTCTTTAATAGTCAGGATAAGCGAACCAGCAACATTGAGATGTTCAAAGATAGGTTGTATATCAGAAGGAAGAAAGTAATCTGTAACTCTCTCGCCATTAAGAGTATATGCAATAATTGCATAATAAGAACCGTTTAGAACAGTACCTCCATTAGTTCCTCGGGTTAACTCCAAACATGGAGTTTTCATAAGTGATTGAAGTCTTATAAGATCACAATCAAGTTGAAGAGGTATATTATTGGTACAGGTAACACAACCTACAGAAATATAATTAGGTGGTCCAGGAAGGACTACTAGATTCTCATCAACACATGTTTGCATATAGGGCACACCAGGCCACGGCTGCGAGTAAGGTGCTGTTGAAATATTACCAATATTGAGTACTCTGGATGGATTTAGCCCATCATCCCAGTATACATGCCAAGTACAGTCATAACTCTCCTTAGATTGCCCTGTAATAAGATTATGAGTATTGAAAGCCAGACAGGTATCCCTAACAATTTGGGTATATTTACATAACCCCTCATCAAAAAAACCTATTTCAGAATTAGTATTATCAGTTGAGAAAATAACCCATCGATCATCTAGAAGATGAACTACACCTATAATTATATACGGTACATCTAATGGATTCAGGCTATTAGGAATACATATCTTAGTAGAAGGTTCATTACCAACAGTACCGGTATGCCCATCCTTAGAGTTATTAATACCATTTCTTAGGTGATACCATGCACCTTCTGGTTGAAATGTTCCATCAGCATCCTTCACCATCCCTTTCAGGAAAGTATTTGACTTATCCGGACTATTCTGGTCTTCTGCCATAACTTATACTGCATTGTTAACATTACCCTGAAGCTGACCATCATATGATTTGAACATATCATAGTACTTACTATACATGGCCTTTCTATTTGCTACCCATAGTTTCTGCATTTCACTGAAGTTAGGGGTATTAACAATATTTAGAGCATAGTTTCTGGCAACTCTAAGTCTCTGATCAATAATTTGCATCTGAGCTATAAGGTTCTCTCCACCAAGGATAAGATTCTCAATTATTCTTTGCTTTACTGCATATTCATAATATTCATTAATCTCAGGATGATCAACAACAAGTAAATTTCCATCAGGATCAACAAGTTGTCCCTGGTAATTGATATACATCTTACCATGTGTGAAATTAGTGAAGACAAATCCATCTCTGATATAGGCTTCATTCGTATGTCCGTGATGTTTTCCCCAGTTTAATCCCAAGTTTGGACACTCACAATTAATAAATTTTGAATTCTTGAATACTACCTGATGAGAAAAATCATAATGTCGAGTATAGGTATTTACCTTCTGAATAATCTTATATTCTGCTCCACACTCGGTAAGACAGACTGAAGGAACACACTGAAAAGCAGGAGCACATGGATCTGTGGAATTCGGAAATGTCTTATATGTTGGAAATAAAGGAGTATTTACAGATACCTCTTCAATATGGGTACCCTGAGGTGGTATGATAATCTCTGTAAAGCTCCCACACATAAGAGCAAAGTTCATTACAAAGAAGTCATCTGGAAGCTTTGCTTTATTATGCTCAATTTCAATAATTGTTTCTTTAGTCATCTGAACCCTAAGACCCAAATCATAATTGACACGAAGTGCAACCTTTGCAAGCTCTGCAGGTGTAATCTTTCCAGAAACATCAAGTGTTTTAAGATCCATACTTGCATCAGCAAGCAGCTGTTCCAATGTTCTGTATTTAAGAGTATAATTATAATTCATTACCTAAGAATATTAATTTTATCATGAGCTGCTGGATCTGCAGGTATCTGTATTTGAGTCATCATTTCTTTAAGAGTAAATTGTTCTACCTCAGCAAAGATATCTTCTGGAATAGGAGCAGCTGTATCCTGATTAATCATACATTTATCAGCTTCACATAAAAATGATGATATATCACCTGACCAGACTCCTTCAATATTTACAGATGACCAGATGATATTAGGAAAGTAAAGAAAATCATTCAGATAATAGTAATATTTAGTTTTATCATATTTAGCTCCCGATGTTTTACTAAAATGAATATAGGTAGCTAACTCTGTAGGATAGACTCTACTACTACCATCTACAGCAGTTATTGCTCCTAGAAGAACACCACTTGTACTATCAAGTAAAGATGGTAATTTCTCTTTTGTTCTCATTATAGTACAACCAGACTGAATATCACAGCATGCTTCTACCTTGTCAACTTCTATAAGAGCAACACAAGGAAGTGTCCGATAAGCACTATTTGCTGAATTAGGACTTGCCTTAATATTACGACTTATAATAAAAGCTGCATATTTTAGAATAACACTATAAATGTTCCTATCTGTAAGGAAAGGATCAATTTTTACAGCTTTTAGGGCATTTCTTACCCGAGAGATTGTTTCTGCTATTATCATGACATGTCGAATTCGTTATAAAAATCCATTGCAAATGCATTACTTATATTCTTATTATCTTGTCGTACAGTTTTCTTAGCAAGATTGGCAATACTAGTAAAGTTTGATATAACTCTATAAAGCTTCCAGTTACTTGGATAGGTCTTGGCTACTGTTCTCTTAAAAGTCCGGAATGGTCGAAATGCCCAGATATCACGATCCTTTAGTGAATGACCAGAAGTATTATTAGTATAGAATATTTTGGCCATATGTCCATCTGTTTCCCAATTCTTATTCTCTATCTGTCTACCACACTCAATTGACTTTTTATAATCAATCGATTTTCTCTTTCTTTTATTACAAGATCCTATGAATACGGTACCAAGATTCTCAGGAAGACATACCCCATCTCTATGCTCAATAACAGTACTCCAGATTCTACCTGTATGATTATAAACTATTTCATGAATAAGATCATCTTTTACAGTAGCATATTGAGGAAATTTCTTTCTGAATTTATCACAGAATTCCCTATCAATTACTTCTTTCCAGGGTTTTCTATACCTTGGACCTTTAACATTCGGTTTTCTAAATGTCACACCTATCATACTCCAAGATACAAAAACTTTACCGATTTACCAATAAATTTTTTCAGTTTATTCAGCAAAGATAAACAAAAAAGCCCACAGTGATTAACCGGGGCCAGTTTGTATCGGTGCAAAAACCAATTATTGCACTTTCATATTTTATTTAAGGTTTTGTATTAATTCTTAATGTTACAGAATAACAATTTCCAGAAGCACAAAAGGTATTCACTCTTATCAAATAAGTATTAGCAGATAAAAGATTTACAATAACTGCAGTATTTGGACCTAAAGGTGACTGAGGTGGTAAAAGAGTCCAAGGGGCTACAGTAAGCAGCTTATACTCTACCTGATAACTTGTAGCTGTAGGAGATGATACCCAGGCTATAGCAATACTATTACTAGTAATTTGATAAGGATAAACATAAGGAGAAGATTGACAAGCTGATGCAGGATTAATGCATCCCGGATTAGTTAACCATATGCTAATCATCTGCATGATTTGAGCTACAGAAGCTCCCTCTGGAAAGTTTGTATCTACAATACTATAATCATTTTGATAGACACATGCCTGATCTATGAATTCCACACATGTCTGAGGAACCGGACAATTAGGATCAGGTAGACAGGCGCAAGAAGGGACTGTTGTAAAAGGTCCATCTTTACAACCACAACCTGGACCAGAACCGCATTTTTTACAAGCCATTTTATATAGTATTAATTGTAGTTATGAAAGCTTGAGGACAGACAACAGGTGAACCAGAATTTACCTGAACTGTTATTAAAATATAATAAGTAGTTCCCGGTGTCAATGCTATAAATGTTCCTGATACCGTTGCTGCAAGAGCAGGATTTATTGTAGTTTGACTACTAATCAGAACATTATCAAGACCATAAATCTCTACTGTATAAGTAACCGGCCCGGTAACAGTATTAACAAAACTGTAATCTATAGTAGTATCAGTAGGAGTAAGAATAATAGTTTCCTGAGGGCATGGTACAGTGTTAATAATACTATATGTTAAAATCCTTTCACATTGTAATCCACCACAATCAGCACCTGGTGAAGATCTTACCCAACATCCCTGTATTGAAATTATAAGGTTTGTAGCTACATTAATAGGTGAACCAGAAAGATTTACAACAAAACTTCCGTTTAGATTAGTTATCACAGAAACATTTGTTATAAAAATATTACCAGCACCATCAGTTATAGTAACCTGATTACCACTTGGAGAACAATCTACCATTCCTGCAGGAACAGAACCTGTAAAGTAGAGAGTCAAATTAGTTCCTGTTAATGAAGCTGTAAGATTAATATTTACATCATCACAATCTGTGCAACAACAAGTTTTAAGAATATTAAGAACTGCAGCTCTCATATCACATATAGCAATCCATTGATTATTAATAGAATCTGCTAGAGTTGAATATTGAGAAGATACTGCCCATCCTGGAAGAGTACCCATTGTGGTATTCAAATTAGCTAAAGAAGGAGAGATATCAAGATTAGAACACTGTTTCTGAATAGCCAAAAGTATTTCTATAGGAGAACCTGTAACTGATTCAAGTGTACAAAATTGTGTTTCCAAATTCTGAACTACAGTCTGAATAGGAAAACCACCAGGTGGTGGTGGTCCAAGAAGACAGCTAGATGGAATAAGTATTTCACAAGATGGTTCATTTTCAAGAACGGTTACTCTTGCATCAATATTTGATACATTAATATTAGTATTATTAAGACCAGCTGCTATAGTTGCAACCTCTCCAATCAAAAGGCAAAGTCTATTACCTATAGCCTGAGCATAGTCAGCCACGGTCATAGTGGTAACCCAGTCTCCAATTGGATTAAGATATCGGAAACAATCAGCTATTGGTACATCCTGACCACCCATTCGAGCAGAACCATCCTCAGGACAACACTCTTTACATGTAGGAGGACAACCAGGTTCAAATACACAATTTTCTATTGCACAGATTCTACCTATTAGAAACTGAATAAGATCATGAAAGTTCTTTGGAGTAGGACAAATAGGGTTAAAACAAGTTAAATCGTAGGTCTTTATGTCTAACTGATTAAGAATATCACATAATTCAGTAGCTAGTTTAGCAACTACATCTGATATAGAGTCTCCATGACATAGATTAATGCAAGGAATATCTGGTCCTTGCCAAATTACACAGTTAGAACTTACAGGATTGCAACCTTGTCCGGAAGTAATATTTGTTGGTAATGCCATTTGTTATAATTTACTAAATTTTATTTAACCTATTATTACTACACGATAAGTTCCAGGTATTGTAGGGTATATACTTAATTGATCTGCCGTCATATCATATATTATACTACAAGTAGATGTAACTTTAACCCATTCATTGGTAGTAATATCCAACCACCAAACAGTTATAGCAAAATCAATTACATAAGGTGTATTAATAGAAGAATCAACAATACAAGTTTCTACTAAAGGACCACAGGTAGATACATCAGTACCAGTGATTGTTATTGGTATTATTGTCTGGTTTCCTTCTGGATCAGGTATTGATAAAACAACCTCAAATGTTTTAGCATATTTAATTAAGGTAGGAGGACATATACAAATACCAGTTGGACCAGTTGGCCCGATTGCACCTGTGGCTCCGTCAGTTCCATTTGTTCCTGCTAAACCTGTTGCACCTGTGGGACCAATAGGACCGGTTAATCCAATAGGACCTTCTGGACCCATAGGAGCAGGATATTGATAGCATACCTGACTTGGGCAACAACAGGGATTTGAATTACAATTATGACAACTCATTTTATTATAAATTTACTATATGATACAAAATATAAATTTTTATTGTGCCGTCTCCTGTTAAAGAATCTGAACCAATTTGAATTAGCAATGGCTCGTTTTCAATTATGTTTAATCCGCCTGTATTTATAAAAGAAGAATTTTTGCGAGTTGCATTACAAACAAAACCAGCATAATATTGCATTTGCATTGTCCCCGAAGGATTTTTTAAATTAATAATACTACTCGTAAACCCCACACTTACAAATGTTTCTGCTATGTTTGCCTCAATAACTACTATCGCTTTGCCTGCTCCTGGCGATGGTATCGCTTCAATAGGAATTGAATTTCCTGTTTTGATTTGGTCTGCCATGAGGGAAACAGTAATGCTTTCAAGAGTAGTACCTGGACCAGCAGGACCCATTGGACCTATTGAACCTAGGATACCTTGAGCACCAGGAGGTCCCATTAGTCCTGGTGGACCTACAATTTGTATTGTTGATTGGCAACAACAATTATTATTTCCACAATTACAACTCATAATGATTAACTATATTATATCCGGTTGTTTGATTAGATACTAATGTTATACCTCCAAAAGTTCCTACTTCTGCAAAAAGAGATAAAGTAGCATTTACAGTATCTATAGTATCAAGATTGTCCGGATCAATACTAATATCGAAAGTTCCACTTGTTCCAAAAGCATCTTTTATAACCAGAGTATTTCTTTGAGCAAAAATATTACTTGCAGGAAGTAATTGAACTACTACAGATCCTAAACTAGTATCTATTAAAAGTACATCTTCATCTCCGACAACTGTATATGTCGTTGCTGGACCTATATCTGGACCTGAAGGTTGACCTATAATATTAACAACCATTATAGGAGGACAAGGACATTCACCTTCAGGACCAATAGGACCTTCTGGACCTATTGGACCTGGATTACCCTGTATACCAGCAGGACCTTGAGGACCCATAGGACCTGGTAACTGATACGGAATACTCGGAGTACAATTACAAGGATTCGGATTACAATTATGGCAGCTCATACTATAATATAAGGTTTTTTACTGATTAATCAAAGAGGTTAACAAATTAGTTTTGAAAAATCTGACAATTCTTTCTGAATCCAGATTTTATTAAGATTTTTAGGACAACAAGATTCTATTCCATATTGTTTATACTTAAACATCTCATAGGTCATATTTGCAAAGACTTTGTTTGCTTGAATATCACATTCTTTTTCACAAATCCTATAGGTATGCTTATCTATCTCAGGAATACTTGGTTGAAAAGGAGGTTCCGGTTCTGGAGGTACTGGAGGAAGACAGCATTCACAATCAGGAAAACACTCTATAGTTCCAGTAATAGGAACTTCAACACATGGTTCATGTTCAAGTCTTTCTGGAACTTCTATTCCAGTAGGAATAGGATCGTCTATTATACAACAGTCTGTAACTTCTACAATATAACATATACAAACTCTTGGAAATTCTGTTCCTGGTCCACCGGTACATATCCTTATTACTTGTCCTACATATTCAGATAAATCGGTATTTGTTATTATAATAGGAGTTAGACCAGTACAATCAGTAAGCTTATAACAATCACACTTACAACCCGAAGGACCCCACTCAACTATAATTGATACGCTAATACCACCAACTGTAAATATAACATTTGGTGGATCAATTTCTACAAAAGGACAAGTTGTGGTTAATGTAATTGTAAAATAACACCAATCACCAATAAGACCACTAGCTACGATAGATATATTAGTTATAGGTAATACTGGCGGTAAAATAGCAGTTGCAAGAAGAGCATTTATCTCTACTAAGGTTGTTATACCTGGGTCATAATCAACAGTAAAAGGACTTGTATAACCAACAATTTCTATTGTATTATTACCTTCTAGAAGACCAATCCGAAAGGATCCTCTATAATAACAACTATTTAGTAAGTGCGATGACATTTTATGTATGAGGTGTAAAAGGACCTCTAGGAGGTGAAACATATCCTGGTATAGGAGATCCGGATCTTTTAGTAGCGTTATAAGTAGCTACACATTTTGTACAACACATCTTTCCATCAGATGCTGTAGTTAATTTTGCTCCCGCACATCCTACACAGGATATTCCGCAGTTTGGACATGATTGTGCCATAATATTGGTTTATTGGTTTATGTTGGTTTATTAAGGACTTACTTCTACTATTGTAAGAATATATCCAAAGTATCCGGCAATAGCAATTACTACTGCAATGATTAATACTTTGTACTTTTTCAAAAATGCTTTTATTTGTGACATTGTATTGGGTTTTAAGGGGTTAATATTTTTAGCAGTCCGGACATCCGCAACCACAAGATAGTTTTTTTAGTTTACCTACTACATAATTATACATTTCCATTCCTTTTTTAGGATGATGACAGTACTCTACATTAGCTTTAGCTCCTTTTAGAAGCATCCACAGTTCCTGAAGTTCCCGAATCTGAGACTTTGTAGGCTCAATAGGTTCACAAGCTGCCAGATCTAAACAACAAAGTAACTTATTTATTTGATTGAGAGCACATGTAATCCGAAGATGGTTATACTCTACATAGACCTGATCGTTAGGAGAAAGGCTGTATCTGATCACATATACCCCATCAGGAAGAGGATTAAACTGAACTCCACAGTTATATATCTGAATTCCGAGCTCACAGGCATTTAGATTTACCGAAAATCCGGTTTGGATATTAGTTACCACAGAAGGTAACTGAAATCCAGGAAGAGTAACTTCAAGTTTAGGACATTCTTTAGGAACATCCTCACTATATAAACTAGAATCACATACTTTAAAAGTTACCTCCGATAAGGTATCCGGAATATCAAGAGCAAGAAGATGTTTTGCCATGTAGGTTCTTTTAAGTAAAAAAGGGGATGAGGTTTTTCCTCACCCCCCTTTATTACTGATTTTTATATCAATTACGCAGTAACGGTGATTTGCAGTGCAAAACAACCAGTCAGTGCTCCAAATTGGTCAGTAACAGTTACTGTGACATTGGCAGTACCTATATTAGCCAGAATAACAGTACCAGAAATTATTCCAGTATTGGCATTAAGAGTTAATCCTGTAAGTAATGTTCCAGTCATAGTAAATCCACCAGTTGCAGGAGGTGTAACTCCAGCAGGTACAGTTACCTGGTAACTATATGCAACAGCAGCAACACCTTGTGGGGCTACTGCAGGAATTGCACAACATGGATCTATACAATTTAGGAATTCCATTCCAGAACATGGTCCACATGATGCAGTCCAGTTAGCTAAGAATGTTTGTAAATTTGTATCAATACCATTTGTGATGATTTCAAGCATGTACTGATCATTATCAAACACTCCACTAGGATTGTTGAAACGAGGTACATTATGTAACAGATGATATACAGTATAGAAAGAATTTCTATTAATCGCACTAGTTACATCATAACCCTGAGTAATCTCACGGATTCTAAGGTCACTACCAGTATAGAAAGGAGTTTGCATGTATGATTCAGAAAGAATCACATCACGAAGGATTGTTTCACCAAAACCCATTCCCTGACGAGGACAGCAGATTGTTTTTACACAAATTCCGGTAAATGCACATACATCACCTGTATAATCTTCCATTTCTATATAGAGTTTTACAGGCTCTTTTTCAAAGAAGTCAGAAGGATAGAAAGTGCAGTCTCCGAACTTAGTATCAATATATCCTCCGGCAATGGTCATACCAGCACCAGGAGTAGTAGCGCTACATGCAACTACAGCTACAGGTACATAAGCAGCCCATGCGGTAGTATCATTTACACCACCAACAGCTACACCTGATTGGTTATATACAATAACCTGAAGGAATGGAGCTGTGATTGGATTTGTTACAAATTCAGTTGCCCATGCAATATATACTGATGTAGGATCTACTGGAAGAGGTAGTAATGCAGTAGGATCACAGCATCCAGTCCACTTTGCAGTAGTTCTATATGCATTATGATGCAAATAACGAAGAGCGGGTGATCCCTTGATATCAATTCTTAAGCTGTAACTTTCGTTGCAGAGGAATTGAAAACAGCATCCTTCAGAACCAGATACAGTAAACGGAGTATTTCCGATACCAAGAACTGATTGATTAGGAAGACATGGGGTCACACGGTACATCCTACTAATGTACTTAGGATTGATCATTTTCGATTTAGTTGATTCCTGGTATCCACCAGCAAAAGGACCAATCTTGTCATTCTGGTATAAGGCTGAAGAAGCCAAAACCAGAGGACAGCAAACATAGCCGCCACTAGAAAGATTGGAATTGTTGACATTTGTCTGACCATCAGGAGTGAAGAATCCAAAGGATCCTAATCCGAGGCCAGTTGCTGCTGTTGGTCCGGGGTTAATCAGACTTGCAGTTGTGTAAGAGTTTGCACCAAAGATGAAACCACTTACATTCTGTGATTGAGCAGCATTTGCTGTCTGCTTTTTCGTTCCCAGAAAAGATTTGTTAAAGGCATGATTAAAGTAAGCCATAGTGTTTGTTTTTTTTAATTTATATAAAGTTTAAGATACATATGTTATAATATACAGTCTTTTATTGATATCTCCAAATATTTTTTCATTTTAATTTGATCTTTCTGCTAATTGGGTTCCTCGACTGAACTGACTACCTGATTCTATGTCTCCTGCCAGGATAGATACTGCCTCATCAATTATTAATTCAGTAATATCATCCTTAAATTCAGATTCTACATCAACTGTTGACATAATGTTGGTATAAGGATCTACACAATTAGCAACTTGAATTCTGATAGGTTGTCTATAATAGGTTAAAATAGCAGAAGGGATTGTAAATTCACCATTTGTATAAATTCTTGCTTTTTCACCTATGAAGGTCATAAAGGTTTCTCCCCAGTCAAAACTAGGTTTTTTGTTTACATCTCTTAATAAGACAGCAACATTGGCCTCCTCAGTCTGGTAGACTACCATTCTTCGATCTGGACAACAATCAGTGGATGCATATGCATCTAATCTTTTAAATTCGAAATAATCTGCCGGTATGACAGCTGTTTCATAATAAACTGGAAAGGGGGATAATAGAGGTGTAACTTCCTTAAGTAGTTGTTCCAGATCATCAATTCTCCTTTTGGATTGTTCATCTCCCTGTTTCAGAATATTTGTTCCTGCAAGCTGTCTTCGACACCATGCTACCTGACTCTTATTAAATGCTTCAACAATCTGCCAACATTCTATATTATCAAAATCCTGAGAATCAAGTTTGTTGATCCGCTGTTTTACTTTTATTTGAAGTGTTGAATTAAGCATTATCTTTTTTAGATACTTGAAATAATGAAGATTTCTCCTGAGCAGCTAGTCTTTCTTCAGCTCGTTCTCGGAAGTATGCTAAAGGTTCTTTGGATCCCTTCTTGAGTTCTCTCTTAAATTCTTCTTTCAGAACCATGTATGAACCATTATTAGCATATCTTTTAACTAGTTCTCTAGCCATAATTTTAGTTTTAGTTATTTAATCCAGTCTTTTTCTACTTTCTCCATGAGCATATCAAGAATCTTGTCATTCAGAGGATTCTTGAAAAATTCAATTAATTCTGAACTGTTCCTTCCAAGCATCGTGTTACTCTGACTATGATATAACATTCCATCAGATTTGAGCATGATGTACTTGAAATAGGTTGAGTCCTTTATAAGAGCACGGATTTTTAATGTCTCCATGTCCAAATCACATGTAGTGATAAACTCTTGGGCTGCTCGCTTTGCATTTGTCTGAGATCCTTCTCCATTAATGAATTTATCAAGATTATCATAAATTACATCATTTGGAGTAGATTTTTTATACTGAACACTATTCGGATCAACAACCTTTGCTACATAGAACATCTTATTGGTATTCTTGTCAAAGAGTTTCTGAAGTTCTGATAAAGCCTTATTTCGAAGTTTTCTAGGCTCATTCTTTGTAATAGCTGTATCCTCATACTTATCTAAATAGAACTTAGGAGGAACAGGTGTTGACCTGGCAGTATCAAATGATTTTGCAACACTACTGAAACCCCCTGCCTCAATTGCATAGAGCTTTATCAGATCATAAGGATCCTTCTCAATATCAAGAATCAAGGGTTGATTACTCAATCTAAGACGAATCTTTCCCCAAAAACTATGATTACCAGGATTAAGAAGTTTAACTTTTGACCAAAAATCCTCATCTGTAATCTTAATTACATTAGATCCCAGCTCTCTTTCAAGCTGAGCTACTATAGTACGGATCTGTTTAATCTTTGCAACTTTTTCATCTTCATCTGCAATAAGTTTAATTTCCGGTGCAAATTCATTAAGTCCAGTGACATATCTTACTACACCATTATTTTCAATACAAGCTAAATCCTCTTCATGAAATACTCCATCAAAGAGAGCCAGGTTGTACTTCTCGAGTCCCATGTTAGATACATTAGGATCAAAATAAGGTCTGATTGCAATAGGTCCCTTTTTTAAGGCCTGATGCTTTTCAACGATTGTTACTGTTGCTGTTGTCATTGGTTTATTGGTTTGTTGGTTTATATTAAATTAACTGAGGCGAATTATTCGTACATCAGTAGCGCTTGCAATGTAAGCTCTATAAATAGATACTGTATTTGCTGCTGTAGTAGCTGTACCCTGAATAGTAACTCCAGTTCCTCCAGCAAGAGTAGTAATACCTGTTCCTAAATTCTCAATAGTAAAACTAGCTGATGAATTAGCAACACCTCCTATTGCTGCAATAATAGCAGATGCAGAAGGAGTTGTAATTGTTATATTACCTGCTGCTGTATCTTTTACTACACCATGGGCAAATTGCTCTCCTGTAAGAGTAGAAGTACCAGTAACAGTTATAGCACCTTTGGCTACACCGTTTACAGCATCTACTACTTTATTAAGATGGCCAAGCTTTGCAAGCTGTAGCTCACCATATGGAGGAACATTGAATTGTTGTTCTGGTAATTGAGATATCATGTGTTTCATTTTATTTAGTTTTATATTGTTAGAGCTAACCCAAAGTTATGAGCTTTGTTCAGGCTTATTACCTGGCCCGGACATCCGGTGACTAGCTTATATTTTTAAGATAATGACCTTACGGGGTCACAATATCTCAAATTTATTTAGAATGATCCTCCTGTAATCGGATTTCTCATTACTATTTTAAGAACCTTGGTAGGATCTTTTACCCAGATTGCAGGAAATGTCTGAGACATATATACCCTGTAACCATTGAATTGCCCTGAAGAGGAGAATCCTTGAGTACGACCCATATAATCCATTGTTCCATTCTGATACCACCATTTCAATTGGTTATCCCAAGAAAGTTTCAAGAGATAAATATTGTCATTAGTGTTGTCAGTAATATCAAAGATAATGAAATTATACGAAGAAAGAGGAAATCCATCAATAATCGGATTCTCAATGTCATTAGTATGAACATTATCGAATGCCGGATTGATAACAAACTTTACGTTTGCCAAGAATGGAATTGTGTAACTAGTGAATGCAAAACCGTAATCAAGATCCAGGGCACTTCCTGAAACTGCTCCGATTCCACCATTACTAGATGCCTGAATAACCAGACCAGATCCACCTACTTCTTTCTTAATTGCTTCATTAATCAGTCTCATTCCACCCATACCAGTCTGAACAATCAGCTGACGTTTAGGATCTGGACCTTTGAACTCAACCTTTCCAAGATAGAAATTATAAATTTCTGAACGGAAAAGATCAAGATTAAAACCAACCTTATTATATACTCTTTTAAAAGCATTATCAAGTTGTCTCCAGAGTCCTACAGAAAGACGGATATCATCCGGACCATCCTGTTTTACTCTTCCACCATGTCCCCACATCAAGTAGGTTTCGATGTCAGAAGCAACTTTACTCAGGTGAGCAGCTTCCATTGTAGTTAAGAATGTACGTGAAAGTGAACCATTTTTCATAGCTCGCTTTACATAGTCCTTACCCATTGTGGATACCATGCTTTCAATTGAAGAAATTGAAGGATCTGTTGTTTTATCAAAGTTTCTCCAAATCTCAGTTACTGGTATAGTTCCATCAGCATTTATTCCGCCTTTGATCATAAGATCAGCACGACTGGATACTGAATAATGTACGTGAGCTTCTGCACCTCCTACGAAGTTATAAAATTCACGGTAGCCAGATTTAGTAATGATGTCAGAGAATCTTTCTCCATACTCACCTCTAGCAGAACCTTTGCGGAACACTTTAGTTCCACAGCCCAAGTACTTACTATCAAGAAACTTGAAACTATCATTATTCACAAGAGTAACAGTATACACGAAGCCATCTCCCATAGGAAGAATATCATCAGCAGTAATGTACATCTCAACACCGTTGTACTTGTCATAAGTGATAATATCACCATGACCAAATTCACGTTTGTTGATTTTGATCTTGAAGGGAGAACCATCAATACCTTTTGTAAGGTTAGCTGGTTCAATGTCTTCAATGATATAAGGAAGATCCTGTGAAATAGGAGTCTGCCATTTATACTCACCCTTTACGTTATCTACCATGATAACATTTTTGCCTCCAAAGGATGACATTTGATAGAGAGGCATCTCTACCTTTTGAGACATTGCCCAGATGTCCACTGGTCCCAAATCCATGGGTTCTGCTGTTTTCAGCATGTTCATCAAGTGGTACGAATCCACATGAGAACTTGCATTGTAGTTGGTATCCCGCAGGAAAATACCATTGTTTAATACTGGAGTTGCCATTGTTTTGTTGTTTTTAATTGTTATTGTTTATTGTTTATTGTTTGTTGTTTTCTATCTTTTGAAGAAATTGTTATTTCTTGGGATCCTTCTAGTACTAGCTTCATCCTTTTCAATTACAGGAGAATCAGTATCCCGATTCTGTTCTTCTGTTTTAAGTTGTCTTACTGTCTTTTCAATTGCTCCATTCTTACCTTGTTCCCGAAGTTTATTCTTGAATCCATCAGGATCAGCAAGAAGCCATAGAGTTTCAGTAATCAATGAATGATTAGGTTCTACATACTGATATTTTTCCAGAAGATGTCCTAATAAGTTAGTAGGTCTTCCTGAAATTGAAGGATATCGTGGAGATACAAGTCCTTCATATAACATATTCTGAGTTTTTTTATCAAGCCTGACACCATTTAGAACACCTGGTTCAAGAGTACGGTAAATATTTTGCATATATGTATTAGAAGCATGTGCTTGCTGTTCTCTCATTTGCTCTTGTTTCGCAAGTTTCTGAGCGATAATAGTCTCTTGCATCATTTCCAATTTCGGTTTGTACTTAATAGCCTTATTTTGTAGTTCACTACGATCTTTCAAGCCAGTAATTTCTTCATCAATATCTTCTTCATTACCATAATTAGTAGCACGAAGATAATTTCTAACAATTGTTTCATGATCAGTAGGATCCGCTACATCAAGATCCCGAATTTCTTCAGTTTGAGCAAGAGCTTGAAAAAGTCCCTTGATATCACGGCCACCATCAGCAATATATTTAGCTGCTACTTGCATTTCCTCTGGGAGTGACTGGAAAAACTCTACAGGAGTTTGCTGCCGAATCTTTTGCTCTCTTTCAGCCATATTAGCTTCTAGGAGCTCCTCATAATCTTTATCACTATAATCTTCAATTTTTTTATCATCATCAAAAGGTACGAGCTTACCAGCTTTAATAAATTTTTGAAAGAGGGCTGCTGTCTCAGTCTTTCCTTTCGCAAAGAGTTCTCCTGGCACTGTACTAAGAACTTCCGTAACCTCTGCATCTGTTGCCGCCGGCTTAGTTTGATCATTTTTAATTTCAGGTTTAACTGGAATTTCCTCAGTACTTTCCTCATTTACAAATTTCATATCCACCTTGCCGTTAGAGAATATGTTTGGTTTCTTTAAATCAGATGTTGCTGTAATGATGTTTTCAGCACCTGGTGTTCCCAGAATTTCATCCAGATCTAGTGTGACCTGGGAAACATTTGTTTCTGTTGTTGTTTTAGACATTATGTTTTGGTTTTTTGGTTTACAAACTTAAATCATATGCAAATTTATGCAATAAACCTCAGCGGTTTACAAAAATTGTAAAAAAATCTGAGGAGATAGCTATACCTACTTCTTTTTCTTATTTAGTTTAGCTTTCTTCTGTGCATTTAACTCCATATTGGTTTTATTTTCTCTTGCAATTTTAAGATCATTCTGAGATTTTTCTCTAGCAACTTGTAGTTTTTCCCTTGTAAGTTGTTGCTTATCTTGATTCAGTCTTACCTTATTATTCTCTTTTTCTCTCTCAAATCCCATAGTATCACTATACTCCTCTGTACCCTTGATATAATTAAGTGCATCAAGATAGTCACTCTGCTGATTGACATTTATATCTTTCATTGCACCATATCCTGCAGCCTTAATCTGAGCTTCAACAATATCAGCCTGACGATCCTTATCATTCTCTGCAGCTTGGAATTCTCTAGCAGCTTGCGCTTCAGCTTGTTGAGCCTGTAATTGTTGTTCCTGCATTTGCTGCTGCTGTTGCATTTCTTGCTGTCTTTGCATATCTGCTCTTTCAACAGACTCTTTCATTACCTGTGTTACCTCTGCAATTGAGTCAGACTTGATTACACTACCAATATCAAAGATAGATGCACCTGTTGTATTATTAGTTATCATTAATTGTTTGAGTTTCTCAAGAATTGAACGGGAATTAGCCCTAGTAGTACAGAAAACATTAATATCACGAAGAAAAAGATCTTTACCATTAATTTCAAAATTAATCCTTTCTTCCATGTTTGTCATATACTGAAGTCTTGCTGAAGCCTTAGTAGAATTATAATATTGTGCAAGATCTGTTCTCATTTGATGCACTCTTGGCATAAGATGATCACAGTGCTGAATAAAGTACATCTCTGTTTGGGCATATGAGTTAGTGACAGATACCTTAATACCTTCAGCTGTAGCTTGTTCAACAGCTGCGCCCAAACGCTGTGGAGTAATGCCAATTGTAGCAAAAGCCTCATTCTTAAAATAATTTGCTAACTGAATTCTTGACATAAGCCGGTTAGTCTGTTCTAAATTCAAAGTTTGGAAGTGCTGGAATGCCAGAGGATTTTCAGTATTTGTAATAGATGTATCCAATGGAAGCATCTGAAAGTTCTTCATTGCAACATATGCCTTGGCTAGATTATTCTTTCCCCAATCTTCCCCCAGAGAGTGCCGTGGGAGTGCATTCTGATCAAGCAGGATGATTGTTCCAAGCTCGTCTACTAGAATATCAGCAATTTGATTATTAACAATATTATAGCCTATTTGGAAAGGCTTCATCATATCTACAAGAGAAGAAGATCGGGTATTTCTATCTGAAAATACAGCTCCTTCTACAGGAAGTTTACATCCATAAAGTGAGTTATTTCCTTTAAATTGAAATTTCACAGGACCTATTTGGTTCTGATTTATTCCAAGATAGATCGGATTTATTTCATTGGAATCGCCTCGAGTACCCCAAAAACCTGGAAGATTAGGTCCTATTTTGACTCCTCCCCATACATGATTAATATAGATCCAATCAATATGCTCACCAAAGAGCAGATTACTCTTATCCTTCTTCTTAAAGAGTGTAGTATCATAAACTGGTTTGTCTGTTACTCTATAGATTTCATCAATGATATCCTGAATTACATTACCAGCTTCATCAATTTTGGTGAGATGCCCAACTCTTCTTTGTGATTTCCAATATGCTGTTGTTACTCTAAGCATATTACCCAATCCTTCATCAAAATAATCATCACTCTCAGAAAGGATCATGTTTACAATATCTCCTCCGCCTTGAACATTGTCCCACATTGAGGTAAATTGTCTATAAGCTAAAGAAGGTCCTTTGGTATTCCAATCATGAGACCTAGTGGCATCATAGAATGAACCGTCATTCTGCTTACCAGGAATATTATATCCTGCTGCTTTAATAGGATAAAAACGTTCAAGACTTTCTAATTGCTCTTCATTCATAAGCCAGCCATACCCATCAATTACATCAGCAATTGTAAGCATATCAATTTTACCAACCGAGAATCCTTCAGAGATGTATCTGGCCGATGGAGATTTGTGATAGAAGGTAAGAACCGGATTCCAGAGTTCAATATCATAATCATCCTCCAGCATTTTGTAATGCCAGAATTCACGGTCAGCAATAAGGGAGTCCCTGAAACCTCTCTCTTCAAGCTCTTCCATCTTGAATCTTTCAATATCAACCTCTTTCTGGTGTTCTGCCCACTTCTCCGGGATATTTCTATAATTCTTCTTGAAGAAGGACTGAATCTGGGGAAGTGTTTTGAGACTTTCAGGAGACATTTGCTGTTGGAACTCTTCCGATTCAGGATCAGCACCTTGCTGAATAAGATTCATAGCAAGTTTCTGTTGGGCATCACCAAGAAGAACCTCTTTGATCTGATCTTGTTTCAGCTCGAGCATTTCATTATATGACCGTTCATCGGCAGCATGAAATGAAACTTTTGTATTTCTGGTAGCAAATTCAGATACCAAAGTATTTATAACATTTGGAATAATAGGATAGAACTTTAGTTCCAGAGCACTACTATCCTCTTTTGTAAGTACATCAATCAGATCACCATATTCTGTATCTTCCTCAATAATATAATCACCTTTATCAATAATTCCCTTAGCTAACTTGTAATTCTTCATGAGTCTACGAGCATTCCTGCGAATCTGCTTCATGCCTCTCCATTCTAACCAATCCATATTCCAGGCTCCCCAATCTGCATCCTTCTCTTTTCTTGGTAAAAACTGGATGGGTTGCTGAAGAGTACCCATAGGAGTATTCTCTGCTCTCTTACCCCTCTTAAGATCCATTGCATTTAATATTTCCATACTAGCTTAAATTTTTAAACGGCATTATTACTTTTTTCATTTTCGAAAAACTGTTACTACCTCCCATATGAACAAAGAGGCTCCTAGGTAATTTAAACAAATCCTTGGACTTTTCCAACTTTTTTCCACTATCTTCTCTTCTTTTCTGATATCCCCTGTTAGATTGTTGAATTTTTGAGAAAGCTACAAGGGCAGACAGAGAAACAAGTCTGTCCACATTGAGTCCCTTCTGATAGGCTACCATCTCTTTAAGTGCCATTGGGTCAGGTATTCTCTCTATTCCATATAGAGTTCTGACAACAGTTCCGTCTTCTTTTACTTCATGATCAAGCTCTTCTTTAATAAAATCTACAAGATATTCAAGAAGATTTCTGTCAAAGAGATCTCCAGTATTCCTCCAGCCATATTCCTGAAAGACATTAGAACTAGCCTTAAGATCCTTGAAAAACATCATCTGATCCTTTGGGACAAGATACTTCTGTTTCTTACGGCCAATCATATGTTGAATAAATCCAGGAATGTTATTCTCAAGAAGTGTCCATGCATTATACCATTCAATAATCAACTCAAGTCTCTGATGTGTTTTGTTAATATCATCAAATCTACCACACCAGGCAGCTACTATCTTACCTTTCTCTACAAAATTCTCGATTTTCTCTCCATCAATCCTAGTCACTTCAACAGCATTTTTCATCACATAAATAGAGCATAAAGATTCTGAGGTAACAGTCTTTCCTTCTCCAACAGGGTCAATTGAGGCATAATACATACCAAAAGTAGGATCTTTTACCGGCCTTTCCCATACGACAAGAACACTCTCTTTATTCTCAGCTCTTCTACTCAGAGGAAATTCGGATATCGGGATCTTATTACTATCCTTTATATCTACTTTCCCTTCGGCATTAAAAGATATATCAATAAGTTCATAGGGGTATTCCTTGTCTTCTATTCTTCTCATCTGGGCAGATACAAGATGTTGTGGAAAACGGGAAATATTCCTATAGGCAAAAGCCTCATTAATATTTCGGGGATGCTGAGATATCCTAAGTTGATAGGTCTCAGGATTAAGATCTTTCTTCCACTGTTCAAATTGGAGATCAAGTGCAAGGATAGCTTTCTCAATCTGAGAATTACCATATTCATCAATGTAAGGAGGCATAGACCATTGTTCAGGTATGAAAAGACCGGTCTTCCCAGTAGTGCCCTTACCATCTAGAAGATTACTTTCTACAGCATAAATTCCATTAGCTTCAGGGTGATAAGTAAACTCTTTCAGAGGTTCGCACTGATCAAGATCTCCTACTGAACCAGCTGCTATAAACATACCTGTAGTAGTAAATGGTCCTGATGAAAGAGCTGGTCGGATATACTCATAGGTCAGATTCATCTTGGGAGCAATACCAGCCTCTTCATGAAAAAAGTATCTACATGGTCCACCAACACCATTAGTGGGATCCTTATCGAAAGTCATTCCAAGGAGAGATCCTTTAAGTCCCTTAAGAACCTTCCGGTTACCAACTTGTGTCTCAATCTGCTGTTGCCAGGCATGCATCTTCTCAGGAGCAAAAAGTCTTATCCATGCCGTATGCTCATTTAGAAAGTTCTTGTACTCTACAAAGAACTTCCATGTATTCTTCTCATTAATATGATCCTTAGATGATGCGCCTATCTTGAGAGTAACTCCTTCTTCAAACCATAGTTGATTAATAAGTTTTGCAGTATGATAGTAAGATGATGCTATCTGTCGTTTTTTAAGTATTGAGGAATGCTTGTGGTGAAGCTCTGCTAGAAGTTCATAAAGAGCCATGTGATATTGAGCATCTCTTACATCAACAAAACTATATTTTTGGCTCTCTTTGTTAAAAATCTTAAGAAAATTAATCCACATATAATAGTCTCGAGGAAGGTACCAGGTCAGGTTCCCGCTTTTGTAGATAGCTCCTACTCTACATTTATCTTTCTGATCATCCCAATAGCGTTTATAATCTACCGATCCCTTAGGTGCTGTACAATACAACCTATTTTTATTGAAAATTCTGGCTTGTTCATTAAATGCAAAAGTTGTATCATCAAACTTATACTCACCTGGTTCTTTAAAGAGTGGTATGACAAAATCACGGAACTGCTCTTTTGTATCAAAGCTAGTCTTAGTCCAAGAACCTTTCTCCCAGGTTGGTATTATAATAAAGGATTCGCTCATTGTTGATCATAGGCTGTTTCTGCACCACCTCTTGTTTTTGATTTCTGTTCCTCCTGTAAATCCTTATAGGCTCCTTTAAAAGACTCCCTGATGTCCTGATAATCCGAAGCAGCTTTTAGAAGAAAAGGTCCATTACCATCTCTACCGGTAGTAATCGGAGTTTCTTCCATAAATCTACTTAATCTATCAATCATAGTTGATATTCCTCGGTAAGCCCTATAAGTAGGAGTATCATAGAGACTATTGCATAATTTTAATGCTGCTATAATCTTCTCATCCTCTATGGAAAAATCTGCCTTAATCTGTTCCAGAATAAGCTGTTCTTTATCTTGTTGAATAGTATGAAAAAAAGGATTCTCATCAGCGTTAGGGCAGGTCATGTAAAAGAGGTACTGATAAATCTTCATGTACTTATCTGGATATTCATCCATAATAATCTTCAGATCTTTCAAAGTATAACAGTGGGCTGTAGGAACTACTGTATCTCCAACTATATCAAAAAGTTTTACAATCATAATTATTTATAGTTAATCCGGATGTGTTAACCTCTTTTCCCACTTAGTCCTTGGTCCCTTTAGTTTATTTGTTTTGCAAAATCTAGCTATCAGTTCGGCAATTGGTGAACAAGCATGTCTTGTACTTATTACAGTTTCTTCTTTCCTGCAAGTTAGCCATGCTATAAATCCGTAAATTGCCTCACTTGCTATCATTTCGCCTTTCGGCTTTGTTTGTTTTTTCATTGTTTTGGTCTTAGTTTATCTCGATTCTCATTTAGCCATTTTATAATACTAATTACCTCTGACTTCATATATGGTATAATATACTGTTTTACCTCTTTTACAATAGGTTCTCCGTTTACAAGTTTGTGAATAGGCATTCCATACTTATCTTTACTTTCAATCTCAAAACTTACATGATCCAATGTCATCTTTCCAGGTTTGAGATTGTAATTATGCTTAAGAATTATATACATATACATCGAAAGCTGAAGAGTATAATGAATAAGATGACAATCATCTAAATGAGCTATTGGATCACTCATTGCACTTACTATTCCTTCCCAATTCTTGTATCCCTGAGTCTTCATCTCCTTATTAGTTTTGTAATCTGATATATTTACTTTGCCATTTACTACTTCTACCCTATCTGCCTGACCACATAGTCCGGCTGATTTGAGATATACAAAATGCTCAGGGTATATACCTTCTACAAGAGTCTGGTCAGGAGCTTCCTTTATTTCACCATTAGTAAGTGGTCTGATTATTGGAAGCAGCACTCCTTCCCTAGTAATGCTATCTAGAGCAAGCAAATCACTCTCTCTTTGTGCATGATACCATGTTCCAGTAGAATCAGCTCTTTTAGCTTCTGATTTCCAAATAGCCTGTATTTCCTCAGGAGGGATACCAAACCACTTAGATTTTTTATTAGCGGAAGACTTACTAGCCTGGGCTACCGCATCAAACGGTTTCTTGAACTGAGATACCAAACTAGTTACAGATACCCAATCTATCTTTTCAGATGGATCAATAGATTCGTACAGATGTCCCTTTTCTCTAAATGTTATCATTAGGATCGAAATTAATTTTTGTATTTACCTCTACTTCTTCTTCAAGAGATAGAACAGCTTCCCATCTTGCACCATCAGGATCGGGACAAGAAGAAGATAAAGATCTAGTTGAAAATGCCAATTTACAACCACATATACCACAGCATGGAGGAGCTACTCCAGGAAAGCATTTAGATCCTTCCTTATCTATATGAGGACAAGCATTACAGATTTTCATTCTCTCTGCTGCAATGATCTCAACATCCTCTTTTTTAAACAATGTATTCATAAATCCTTCAAAGATTTTACCCTTATCATGCCATATGTCCAATATACTTTTAGGCACCTCTCAGTTTTCTTTTTATTCGTTTATTTGCATATTCCTCTACCAGTTTTACTTTTATCTCTTTCAGCTTTTCAAGTCTTATTTTACAGTTATCATGCCTCTGAGCCCTATAGTAGGTAAAGCCATGTGTCCCTATAAGCTGTTTCTCATATTTTTCTATTTTCTTATCAACCTTAGCTGAAACTACTTCAAAGGTACCAAGATTCGGAATACGAAGTCTATGATGCTTAACTTCTGATAACACCTTCCTTATCTCAGACCACATGAAACAAACAACATTATCAACAAACTCAGGATCTACATTGAGTTCTGCCGCTGTAGCAGAGATTGTATTTTTAGCTTCCTTGGGGATCAATTCTGAGTACTTTATAATCCAGCAAAATATTACCTGATGTCTGGATGGTTAATGTATGATTTACACTTATTCTCTTTTTGCTCTTCCCCGTCTTTGTTATTAATCCCTTCTTCTCAAGCTTTGCCAGTAGATTCCTCACGGATTGCTGACTTGCCGAAATATTTTCTTTTACAGCAAGTATGCAGAATTCTCCAAGTTCTACATCCGGTGTCATTGTAAGAAAGGTAAGACAATTTAATTCCAGTTCAGGAATATTGATATTACCAAGATAACAATGTATCATAAGCTGAAACTTAACAATGTCCCATATGTCCATCCGGATCTTCTTCTGAACCTGGTTGACAACTGCAGTTTTTGATTTCTCTACTATTTCACTCATTGTGGTATTTCAGTTTTAAGCCTCCTTCTTATCATAGGTTCTTTAGGAACACCCTCTTCAGGTTGTACCATTTCAGTATCTGGTCCATTCGGTACATTTTCTTCAGGTGCTTGTTCAGGAGGTGCTGTGATCTGAGCAATTCTCATAAGTGCAATCATCCTACGGAGCTCAAGCTCTTCTTCAACAGCCATTTGTTCAGTAACAGCATTCCGTGCTTTGAGATAACCTACTTGTGCATTTAGAAAAAACTGCTGCTCTTTCCAGTAGTCCGTCATCTCTTTCTTTCTTTTTACAAGTTCCGCAGGGGAGATTTTCTGATTATCCTCTTTAGGAATGTTAGTTTCATCTGTTGATTTTACCATGATAATAAATTTTATTGGTTTATAATTTGACAAAGATACGATAAAAGTTTAAACTTGCAAGGTTTAACTTAAAATAATTTATTAAGAGGTTCTGATTATTACCAATTATGCCAATAAAGAGAAAGCAGTGGGGGATTGGTTACCCCCATTTCACCGTACAATCGATGGTCTTATTATTAGACGAACCGCTTTTTGTATCTTCAAAATTACCTGCCGTGTAATTAAAAGGATATTATTCATGATGGTATTTCCCATCATTGATATATGATATTGAGTATAATGTCGGATAAAAGCGAATATTTTCCATTATAAGTGACTAAATTGGTAATAATGTAGAATCTTTTCCATTACTCATCAAAAGATTTGACCGGATAGTAGTACTAACCACTTGACTGTAAAATTATTTCTTCTTGTTTTTACTCAAACTTAACCAAAGTGCTTTCTCCTTCCTTGTCCCAGATTTCTTCTTTATATGTGACAACTTATATCCTATCTTCTTTCGCTTCTTTTTCTTCTTCCATTGTCCAAAACTCACGTTTTTTATACCCAGTATCTTTTTAAGTTGCTCAAATATGATGTTACTATGCTCTCCCCAGAACATCTCACAACTTTTTTTCTTATGATTATACGGTGGTGTCATAAATGATGAATTTTGTGAGTAGTTTTTAACCCCACGTTGATTTTCTATTTTCTTAAAGTAATCATGTCTTCTACACCTATCCTTTATAGGACAGAGTTCACCTGAACAATGTGTAATATCCATTGACATTAGTTATCATGTATATTAGGTTTACTTACATCCACTTCAAGATAATCTACATCAGGATAAAGAATCCGCATATCTTTTAAATCATAGAAACATTGCAGCACCCCATCACAGACCTCTTTATCTTCTTCGGATACTTCGTAGAATATAAGTGGTACAAATAATTTCATTATTGAATTGTATAAGGTGTTTGGAACCAGTGTCCACAATCATTACAACTTCTTTGTGTCTTTTTAATTCCTGCAGCTGTTATGAGTGTTCGCCTCCGTACATTATTCATAGTTCCGCATCTCGGACAGCCAAGAGTACTTCCGCCATAAACTACAGACATATTCGTTTTCACTTTGGAATAACCTTCCAGTTTTAAGAATACCTTCTCCAATAAAATAACATCAAACTTACAATAAGCAATCATTTTTGTCATTGCTGCTGTGGAGTTCTTCAGAACAATATCCTTCCATAAAGTATAATCAGTTTTTATTTTCCCCTCTAATCCTAAAAACTTCGCAATGTAATCTAATTTATTTGAATTGAACTTAAATTGTTGTCTACTTATTTTCAGTGTATCTATTGTCTTGAACTGTGGCATTGTCTTTATGCCATGGAATATCGCCCTGGTCTTAAACCACTTTATATCAAAATTATCAGAATTATGCCCTATTACCTCATCTGCCTTCAAAATCACTTTAAAGAATTTCTCAATCATTTCTTTATCGCTCCCCTTATCCCACTTCAGGTGGTGAACTTTATCCTTCCCTGCCCATTTCCAGCAGATACAAATTATCTCTCTTTCTTTTATAATAGATTCGTGGGATATGTTTAACTCATAGCCGATGTTCCAAGTGAATACTAGGTTGGGAGAAGTTTCAATGTCGAAGAATAATCTGTTCATTATAAACTGATTAAAATACCGGAATGTTACTTCTTTGGAGAGAGCTTATCTATTACTAAGCTAAAAAGAGAGAAACCGGTAAGTTCCTTAGCCTTCTCATCTATGCTCTTGAGTTCTACTAATATAAGGAAACTACCTATTATCTTCATCATCGGAATATCCGGGACAAGTATTACCTGACATCCATGAGCAACTAAGATAAAGATACATCCTGCTCCAAACTTTACTAAGGTTCTCCATAATTTACGTGATATGATATCTTCCTTCTTTTTTACACAGATTATCAATCTGAGCATTAAATCGGCCATTATAAAGAACCCGATGGCTGCAAACCAATAAAGTACCGGGAAAAGGAAAGTTCCTACAACTGCTAAAAAAGGGATAATGTATTTTTCCATAAAAGATACTTTGTCTATAAAAATTAACATATTACAGGTTTTGTTTCTAATGTTTTTAACATATCAATAAGTTTCGATTGAGGAGACATATCAGTTTTGTCTTTTCTAACTGAGGTGTGATTCCATATTCCAGGCTTGCCTGATAATGCATCCTTATTAACCTCAAACATACCTCCATTATAAGTTTTTGGAATACCGTATCTTTCACACAGATAAATCAGTAGGTCCCGTAAGGAAGCAATCTGAGCATCTGTATATTTATGGTAATACCGATAGCCACGATATTCAACTCCTAAATCCATTACTTCATCCACAGGCACTAATCCATTAACATAATTCATGAATGTTCCGTTTGCTTGTTTTTTCAAATATCCCCAATTACACACTTCGATGGCAACGCTTGTCTTATCAAGTGACTTATATGGTACATTAAACTTTTCGAATATTCCTGGTTTCAAACCAAGGTGGTAAGCCCACTTTTTACTTGAGAAGCATTGTAGTATATCTCCATCTTTCCACTTTGAGTCTTTATCTTTCACTTTCCCTGCAATTACAAAAGCAGTTCCTACTCTATCTGAGTTAGAGTTCCACCAGTCAACTGGGCCGTATGGGGAAGACCGTCCGGCAGTATGGTGAATAAAAATTTGAGATTTCGGATGTTCCTCATTAAGGAATTGATCCGCCTTTAATGGGTATTGAATTATTTTGGATATGTCTAATGCCATTTATTATAGTTCTAAAGTTATTGTTGTTCTTGTAAGTGTATTAGAATTTATCAATCAGTTTTTCGTGAACACATTGTTTTATTGCTTCTACTCTCAATTTAAGTTCAGGCCATTCAGGATGTTCTTTACACAACCCATCTCTTTTAGCCATTATCAGTTTACCTCGTTCTTCAAATGGTTGGTGTTTTGTTGCCGAATCTTTTCCTGCTTCTGCATCTGCTTTCACCTCTTCCATTGTCTTTACTCTTGCTTCTGAATCCTTTTCTATCTCCTTCATTATTGCTTCTGAAACTTCTTTTATTGCCTCCATTCTTAATTGATGTTCTTTCCAATCAGGATTTGCTAATTTAAGAGTGGCTATTTTTTCTGTGAGTTGTTTTTCAAACTCTTCTTTTGTTAAATGTTTCATATTATTTATTATGTTATGGGATTAGACATTCTCACATACTATATCATTTGTTCCATAACGTACACGTAGAGATATTGTATCTTTAATACAATTACGCTCCTCCTTGTCAGGAAACACAGTAGCCTCTGCCTTAGTATTAGCCCAAACATCATCTTTTTTTACCATACTTCCGAACTTAACAAAGTACTTGCTTGTTGAAATTCTTTTAATTACTTGTTCCATTTTGTTATATTTTTTAAGTTAATAAATTAGTTATTTTGTATATTCCATCCATTATTCACCAATATTGTTCTTAGAGCATCTGCTTCAAAATCAAAAGCTGCATTTGTGCCACCACTAAAATTAGCACTTCCTCCTGAATTTCCACCTGCTATTAAAGCAGTTAGTAACTCAATTTCATTGGCTAATGTTAAAGCATTATTCCTTACACCAAGTATCATTAAATTTGGAACAGCATTTAAAGTAATGGTTGTTAAAGATATATTATCAGCTATCCTTAATCTTCTGGGGTAACCTTCATTACCAAACTTAGTTTGTGATGGAAGTGATACTGTTTCTAATATCGGATTGTCTGAAATGTTAAAATTCCATTGCCCATAATCATTACCTATATAATTTGGCATTGATATTGAAACTAAATTAGCATTACTTTGTATATTATACCCTTGTTGTTGACTTCCATCAAAACTTGAAGTATCTGTTCCATCATATGCCGGTAGTACCAGTGTAGTATTACCGATATTGTATAAATATAAATATCCCTGCTCAAACAAAGGTAAATTTATTGTAGCAAGAGGAGAACTGTTAATACCAAAACCAGAGGCTATCTGCTTTAGAATCGGTGTTAAAACAGTTGTTAATAAAGGACTGTTAGTCCAATCTCCTATCCATACCCAGTCAAGACCATATTCTAGAGAAGATAAATCAATTTTAGTTACATTTTCCCCATCTAAGTAAATATGAAGTATTGGTATTATTCCATCAATTGCATAAGTAGCATACCCCTGATGATCTGATTTGTATAATTTAGGTAAATTAATTTCCAATAAAGGTGTATTATAATAAATATCAATCTCTGAGGCAGACTCTAACTTATCAAGATTGATGGTTTCTAATAACGACATGTATTGGATAACAAACGGTTCAATTACAGTATTTAGATTAGAAAAAGATATTTCTCTAATTGTACTACCCATGTTTCCATTAAACTTAATACCGGCAAATTGTTTACCTAAATTATTTGACTGAAATATGTCATACTGGGATGGACTCAGGGGAGGAACTTCACCCCATATCGCCATACTAGATACATGAATAGTTATGAAAGCATCAAAGAGGCCAGAACCACCACCAAGAGGAGTTACTATGCCATTACTATCTTTTGTATAATATGCACCACCGTTATTAAATAGTGCATCTACACTGACTGGAGGTGTTACCACATTTCCAGAAGTTGTTCTCGTTACGTTTATTTGTGCCATTTTATTTGTTTATTTGTTTATTTTTATATGTGGTTAATGTCTTATGCAGGATAATTCACTCCCTGCACAGGTCCACCTGCCCACCCATTAATTAAAATAAAAGTTTTACCTATTGTAAAAGCACCTTTTAGTGTGCCTCTGTTCACTCCAATAAAACTCCACTCAATATCACCAATAGTATTTTCTAAAATAGTTACTACGGGTGCGTCTCCTCCTGTTTGAGTTAGTAAAGCAGTATACACTTTGTATTTACCAGTATATAATTCAGTAAAGTTTTCATTAATCTTATTTCTTACAATAAGACCCGTTTCTCCGTTATTAATAGTTTGTTGCATGGTGTTTATTTTTAATTGTTATAATTTATAATTAATCATTCCAAATGGCATTATCTATCCAATTACCAGTATCAGACCAAATAGCATTCTCTAAAATCCACTCAGCTGGAGGTGGACAACAACCGATAATCAATTGTCCATTCACTACCACACTACCTTCTATCCATAATGTAGTTTGAACTTGTAATAAAGCCTCATCTGAAAATGAAACAGCTCCAAATGTATATGAGCCAGTTCCAGCACTTATTGTGAGTGTCTGACCACTTGTTACAAATGTATCATAAGTAACCTCTTGTTGTCCTGGTGTAAGAGATTGTGAAGTTGTTATAAATCTCCACTTATTTGAGTCACCACCAAATACTTCTAAAACAGTTCCTGAAAGGTTTTTATAGTATGCTAATCTATCGGTTTTGTCATAGAAATAAGTATCATTATTTAGACCAGACCAATCTGCTGATGAATCTGTTTCGTGAGTATATTTTATTGCCCCTGAAGGTAAACCCTGTACTAATGTTATTGCCATTTTGTTTTAGTTTATTGGGTTGTCATTTATTAAGTTGAAACTTGAATCATAATAGAATAATCTAAATACTCCACCTACCACTACTTTAATTTCACAATCATAAGGTAATCTGATATGAGTAGATTGGTGAGTTAAATCGCTTCCATTACTATAATCGGTAGGAGTATCGCCTGTGGCTGTAAATACTTCCCACGTTTGATTATTTACTGCTCCCACATTTGTAAAATCATCAAACGGCATATAATTAGTGATAGTATATTCAACACCTATAATTAAAGGTCCATTTGTAATCATTGTAATAGGTGTGAAGTTCAACCCCGTAATTAAGTTTGTAAATGAATTTTGTCTGCAATTATTCCCGAAAGTGTTGGAAGAGTTGGAATCTCCAAAATTGTTGGAGTAGTTGTTATTTACAAAATTGTTGGAAGAGTTGCCATCTCCGAAAGAATTAGAGTAGTTGTTATTTACAAAAGTGTTGTAATAGTTGTAGTTTCCAAAAGTGATGGAAGAGTTGTCATTCTCAAAAGTGTTGGAATTGTTGTTGTTCCCGAAAGTGTTACCAGAGTTGCCAGTCCCGAAAGTATTCTGCCAATTACCCCACCCAAAAGTGTTATTTTGGTTGTAGTTCACAAATGAATTATAACCATTACCATTTCCGAAAATATTACGGAGGTTACCATCCCCGAAAGTGTTATAGCGGTTGCCATTCACAAATGAATTATTGTTGTTACCATTTCCAAAAGTATTCCCACCGTTATTATTTAGGAAAGTGTTTCTGTTGTTGTTATTTACAAAAGTGTTGGAGGAGTTGCCATTCCCGAAAGTATTGGAGGAGTTGTCATTTCCAAAAGGGTTGAAGTTGTTGTAATTTCCGAAAGTGTTGGAATAGTTGCCATCCCCGAAAGTATTAGAGTAGTTGCTATTTCCAAAAGTGTTGTAAGAGTTGTTATCTCCAAAAGTGTTGTAAGAGTTGTTATCTCCAAAAATATTGGAAGAGTTGTAATTTCCAAAAGTGTTATTGGTATTGAAATTCCCGAAAGTGTTAGTGGTGTTGTAATACCCAAAAGTGTTATTCATAAAAAACACACCTGTTCTATTAGCAAAAGTAGAACTACCAAACACATTATTACTTAATAAAAATGGCATACCCCAATCCATAAAATAAAATTGTGTAAAATTCCCGATGTAGTTATTGATACTTTCTACATCTGTACTAAATGTTAATTGTTCTACACTTCCAAAACCCGTGTCTTTATATGAATTGAAGATAGGAACAACAGGTGTAATAGTATAGAATGTTGTTGTAACAATATCGACATCATTCGTAAGTGGTTCCCAATATTGAAACGTACCGACAACATTCGTTACATAAATAAAAGTGCCCCATCCTCCCCACTCGTCTATTGTTTGGTTATACACTATTGCTGTTGCACCAGAGTTTACTCCTGTAATGGTAGAACCAATAGGCATTAAATTAGGACTATATGCGTGAATCTGCATAGCATTAGGTGGAATGAACTCTTTTTGATATCTCAAAAATAAAACTTCTCTATTGTCATAATCTGTCCTGTTTCGTCTATCATCAATTCTTTCTGTGATAAAACCTTTTGTTGCCACTCCACTTTCTGTCATTGGAATGGGGTATGGAAGCCACATCACCGACTGGGCATTAAAATCAATCTGATATTTCAGCGTATCGTCTGGAAAAAGAGTTGAATAAACATCTTCTGAAAATTCTGTTGTAGAAATTGCTAAAAGAATAATAGGTTCAACTGCCCCTGTTTTAGTTACTAGGGGATATTTCGGGTTACCATTAATATCAAAATCTGGTTGGTCGTAAATAGTTTCAAAATCAGTCATTAGGTAAAGTTGCCCTTGTACTAATGTTCCTGCATTTTTTTTGGCAAGTAGTTGGTCAAATGTGCCGCTTTCAATAGTAGTTCCTCCAGCTAACTGGAAGTTACTTTCAAGTAATGGATAATATCTCATAATTATGAATAGGTTATTACAACTACATTAGATCCGGCTACAGAGTCATCATCATATGTCAAGGTCTCAAGAATAGTCTCTACACCAAGAGCGGTAGTACCGGTATGTGTAATAGTAAGTACATTAGAACCTGGAGTGGCTACTGCAAAGTAAGTAAGAGCTCTATTATAATCAGCTGATCCTTTAATCCGGTTCATCTTAGAAGTAACATTGTCCCTTACTTCAAGCTGTGTAACTTCTAAGTTAAAAGGATTAGCTACAGTTACATTACCAGGAGGTGAATAAGGAGTAATATCAGTTGAAACAGGAGCAGCTATTGTAGTTTGGTCAGTCTGGTTAAACCACAGTGTACTAATCAGTATAGAAGTTGCTACATCTATAATATCATATCTAACTATAATATCATTAACGGCATATCCGGCACCTGCGGTAATTACTATATAAGTAGTAGTCCGGGTCTCATAGTCTATCCCAACCGGGATGGCCAGGATACTAGCATTGATAGTCTCAAGTAACTTAAGAGAAGCATACTCATACCTCCAGTTACTTCCCTGATTACCAGTGTTTGGATTTGCATTACCTAGTCCCATGATGAATTGTTTTTAGACTTGTTATATATCAATATACTAAAAATTCAGGTACCATCCAAATCTTATAATAAAAATGTTATTAAAATAGATACCCCCCAGGGTCTAATACCATATCAAAATGGAATGCATACGGTATGGGTAGGGACATACGTATTGTATTGGTAGGGGTCTTAAACCAGCATTTGGAAATCTTGTAGCTTTTCCTCTATCCCCCGGCCTTCTTTATAGCAAGGCTGAAAAATTCAGCTGTACCTACCAGAATAAGCATTCTTTTTTTTGGGAAGAGAAATTTACCCTTCATATCTATGAACTAATCAACTAATCTATCTAACTATGAAAAAGTATCCTATGTTCAAAGCAATGCTTCAATCTTGTGCATCTATTGATGATGTACTGAAAGTGTATGACTGCTTCATTAAGCCAGGTTATTCATTCAATGAAGAAGTCAGTGATCAAGGTCTTCTCGATCTTCTGGCTGTTATGTATGCTAAGATTGAAGAACTAATAGTTGCAAAGACACTGCCATTCTGATGACTGATGTGTATAACAAGGCTAGCAACCTTGTTTTGTTTCTTACCAATAACAGCCAATTTACCCTTTATTACTATAAATCAATTAAATCTTATTTTATGTTTAAACTACACAAATTTATTACTGCGTACAACGACCCAGCATTCGACAAGACCGAATTCTACTCCTTGTATATGTATTTGCTCTATGTCTGTGGCGGAGATTTCAGTATGTTCGATGACCAAACTCTGCTAAAATCAGCACTTATGGCTAATACACACTAACCCTTCGTGGTTAGTTTTTAATTTACCCTTTATTACTGTAAACCAATTAAAACTACAAACTATGAAAAAGAACTCATTAAACTTCTTCCTTGTCCTAATTGCTGTGTCCTTCACGGCTACTCTTATTATCTCTCTATTTGAAGGTTATTTCGGAATTGAAATGATCTGTATTAGTGCCATTGTTATTGTGCCACTTGCTTTGCTTTGGGTTATCATTATGAACCACAAACAAAATAGGCACAACAGGTAGTTGCTTGCTTGCTGAATAAAGGGGCATTATGCCCTTTTTAAAAGAATTTACCCTTTATTATAGTAGTGTATACATAAGCAGGACCTCACGACGATGGGGATAGACCAATGGTCAAGTATGGAACGATCTTCCTGCTCCTGCTTTTATTGTAAAGAATAACCTGTTTGTGAGTTCTTCAAACTCTCAATGCACCATCCTTGCATTACTATGCTTGAAAATGGACACACGGCGACGGGGTAAAACCCGTTGCTTTTTAATAAAATTTACCCTTTATTACTTTAAACCAATGATTTTGAATATAGCATAAGTGTTGATGAAACAATGCAGGTTATACGTTACCTACTAATGTACATATAGGTTAAAAATGCCTTAAAAACCACTACTCTCTCAGCATGCGACATAGACTTGTAACAGTCGAACCTTCGCAAAGAGAAACCTTGCCTTGTTACAAGGGCTATGGATCTTCCTATAGGGAAGAGTGTGGTTTTTATATAAAATTTACCCTTTATTATCATAAACCAATTAAAACTATATATTATGAACAAAATCACAAAACCTTTTAATCTTATGCTTCTTGGATGGTATCCATATGAAGAAGCACACGTGTGTAACGGTATTGAAATCCACGGTGACCAAGTATCTGAATTCATTCACTCTATTGTCGACTCCACTTGGACAGTTGGTAACAAATCCACACTTGTGTTCGGTTCTTTGGATGAAGAGTATTCTGAAAACAAACTCTATGTGACCTATTGGGATAATGTGCTCTATATCGGAACCGATATCTATTTCAATAGAAAAGACACCTCATTCAGACCAATGAAAGCAGAATATCTACCAAGATAGCATATGATAAGAATAACAAGGGGGAATTCCCCTTGTTTTTTTAATTTACCCCTTATTACCATAAACCAATTAAAACCTATTTATTATGAAAACAGATGGAATGCCGACTTATCGGGATGAGCCAGTAGAATTGTATTCTACCTACAAAGAGAGAAAAACCTCTGATGTCAAATTGCGTAACCTGTCATTAATTACACGGGTTAATGAATTATCTTTAAAGCAAGAAGACAAGGTAATGTTGCTTATGGAGATGAAACAGCAATTAGAATTAGCTCTGTTGTATCATTCGTTACACTAATCTATAACAGGGTAAAACCTGTTTTTTTAATTTACCCTTAACTACTGTAAACCAATTAAACCCATTCTATATGTCAACAGAACTAAATTCAAGTCCAAGTAGATTATACATAATACCTGTATATTCTTCCGACTTTAAAAGCAAAAGTTTCAGAAGGTTTGCACTACCTGTAAACTTTGAGAACACCTGTGCAAAAGCAACGTGGTATTTCTATCAAATGGATATGTTCTCTTGTGGAGAAGAAGCATACCCATTAGAAATGCATGTCGTTGTATCTGAAATGCAACCGGGATTTGTAATGAATCAACAAGGGTAAAAACCTTGTTGATAAAAATTTACCCTTTATTACCGTAAGCAGTGAACGACTTCTTTGATAGCACCATGGCCTCAACAACCAATATGGTACGACTATCAGAGAAGTTGCAACTGTTTTTAAAAGAATTTACCCTTTATATCTATACAACCAATTAAACCATATATACTATGAACAAAGATGAACTTATTGCTCTCAAAGCCGAACTCGAACAAGAGTTACGTGATCTTCCGTACATTTCAACAGTTGACAATGACGGGGAAACTGATGATGATGCCTATCAAGAGAAACTTGAACAAGATTGGCATAAAGATGAGATTAGAGATAAACTCGTCTCAATCGGTAGACGAATAGCAAAACAAGGGTAAAAACCTTGTTTTCTTTAATTTACCCTTTATATCTATAAACCAATTAAACTCATACACTTATGAAACTAAACCGTCAATTCAAAAAGAAATTCAGCAATGCGGGTATTAAGTTAACTGCATTAGACGCACTGAAACAAGTTAAGATTACAGAACCACAACTAAAAATCATTCTCGGTAATGATGATGAGCGGTTCGATGCATTCGTAACTCGTTGGCTTATCCGTAATAGATAGGTAACAAAGGGGTAACACCCTTTGTTTTTTAATTTACCCCTGATTACCATAAACCAATTAAATCATATATATATATGCAAGAACCACGACTGTATGGTGATGAACACGATGGTATGTCCCTACCTGAACAAGTGTATCTATCTGCCTGTGAAGGAAACTCACGGTTGAGAGAAAGCAACTTTCAGTTAAACGGGGATATGGCTCAACAGTTCATTGAAAGCCAAGAGCAAGAAGAGGACTATTAGTCCTGTTCGAAACAAGCATAATGGCTTGTTTTTTAAAGAATTTACCCTTTATTACTTTAAACCAATTAAACCCCTTTTATATGATAAACACAAGAGCAAGAGATATTTATATAATATCTGCGATTAAAGAAACTTGGAAACAACTGTTTAAAACTGATTTTGATTTAAACACTCTCCAATCTTTGGATATAGAAGAATTAGAAGACCCGAATGATTTTCCTAAATCTTCTGTCCACGATAGAGTAGACGGTAGTGCTATACTTCTAGAACATACCAAGTATACTAATAAAGAAGTAATTGGTGTATTGTTTGCACATTACCACAGGCAAACAAGAAAAGATAATTATGGTTGCACTGTCTATATCTTAAAACAAGGGTAATACCTTGTTTTTTAATTAAATTTACCCCTCATTATCATAAACCAATTAAAACCCAATATATATTATGGAAACAATCCAATTAGAAAACGGCAAAACAGCAATCAGTTTTATCGCTGATGACAACTCACCATTGGCAATTGTGCACCTCTCTGTTATACAGAGATTAACACGGTTACTGCGAAAGAAAAACTTCTCTGAAATTCAGGGGGATATCATTGATCGTATTACTCTCTCACTGAATTTGAAAGACCTTATTGAAATAATGCACGATGAAGTAGCATTCCACCAATCGGTTAATCTGATACAGGAATACAGTGTACCAAAAGAAGAGTCTACTCCTATTGATCATGCTGATATATGTCAATAATGAAAGGGGAGTAATCCCCTTTTTAATTAAATTTACCCCTTATTAGAATAAGGCTGATAATTACGGGTGGGGTACTTAAAGGCCAGTCTCTCAAGAAGAGCAATACCCCCACAAGAATTGTTTCTAGCATATCGGAGTACCACTAGAAAGGTACTTTTTTAAAAGAATTTACCCTTCATTAACATAAACCAATTAAAACCATATACATTATGAAACAATTAAGAGTAACAACAAGTACACCTTGCAGTATGTTTGGGTTCAGCCAAATGGAACCATTAGTTAAGCCCGATAATATCGGCGAGTTAATCGTGAGTACACCTGATAATCATATCAAAGGAAAGACAGCGTACATTGATGATAATGCCGAAGATATTGCGGGATTTGATATCCCAATATTCATTGACGGTAATATGCACCAACTTGATGAACCTAAAGATAATCAGGATATCCTAATGGTATTACCTTCGGGTGAGTATCCACTACTTGCTGAACTAGTAGATGATACATATTACCTCACACTGAAATCAGTGTAGAATAAAGCTAACCCAATCAGGGTTAGTTTTTAATAAAATTTACCCTTTATCAATATAAAGAGAGAGAGTATATTGCTATGTGGTATCAGCAAGCTACTGATATGGAGAGTGTTTCCTATTAATTACAGGAATCACCATGCAACACCGTCTGCAAGGGAACTGGGAGCAGTACTCCTCTTTTTTAATACAAATTTACCCTTCATTAGTATAAACCAATTAAACCCTTTTATATGAAAAAAATGAAATATGTAAGATTAGGCGATGGTTATAACGACATTGTTATATTCCCTACAAGCACAACACATGATACATTTGCTAATATTAGACATAAACCTATATCAGCGGGATTTTGCTATATATCAAGTGATAAAATTGAGTGCTTTGGATATTCAGAATCATTACAATTAGACTCACATGAAGATGATTCTATGTATGCTACTAAGCAATATTTTGATTAACCTTCAACTATAACAAGGGTAATACCTTGTTTTTTATTAAATTTACCCCTTATTATCATAAACAATACTAAACTACATATTATATGGAACAACCTTTCAAACCCACAAACTTTAAAGAACTGTGTGATGATTTCATTAAAACAATGTCTTATGATGATATGGACATTGATGATGTGCCTACAAAGGTATTCATACGTGATTTTGCTAAATGGCTTGATGCATACTATGAATTGCCAATAGCCAAACCTGATAAAATTGAAGACTAACCCTTTGGTTAGTTTTCTTTAAATTTACCCCTTATTAATATAAACCAATTAAACCAACTCACTATGGAACCACACGAACACCCTATTGTAATGTTAGCAGAGATTATTGTAAAACAACTTGAACTTGCAAAAAAGAGCAGAGATGTAAACAATTTTGCAAATTCTATGGAAAATAGTCATAATGAAATTATAATTTATCTTCAGGATAAATCTGCTGAAATAGCACATAAGCTCAATGTTACATTGTAACATAGAACAGGGTAATACCTGTTTTTTAAAGAAATTTACCCCTTATTACTTTAAACAATACTAAATCTATATATATGGAAACAATTATCAGAGAGTACATTTTCTCACCAAGCAGACGGTTGAAACTGTTGAACAAGAAGAGAGAGTTCTATGTGTCACCTTATCAGTTCTATAAGGTAGTCGGACACTTTGACCTTCCTTCGTTCTATGCCCGTGAAAGAGATATCTATCACAAGGGTCAGCAACTGATGAAGACATACATTGCAAAGACAAGAAACAGGGGGAAATAACCCCTTGTTTTTTAAATCAATTTACCCCTTATGATAATAGGTTAAAGTTGGACCTGTACCCACGGGATAGGTGAAATGCTGAAGGAGAGTTAAACCACCTCTCCTCCAACTTTTAAAGAAATTTACCCCTTATTATCATAAATCAATTAATCAACTTAATACCTTACACACTATGTCAAAACTAACACCTCTTCAAAAATCAGTTGCTGAAAAACTGAATGCTCTTATCGTTGAACAGAACCAATGGATAGAGATTACCAACAAGGAAGTTCAGAAAGGGCTTATCGGTTGTTGCACTAACGGTTGGAACCTCCGTCAGAACATTCAGGCTCTGAACACGGGGAAACTAACACTTACTGCTCTACGTGACTCCTTCACAGAAAACATAGGTATGCCCTATGAAGTATATGTAGAAGATAATAAGAAAGCAGATAAGCCGACTATTGAAAGCCGACTTGCTACTATCATTAAAGACCTTATCAGAATGTAAGGTGAAAGGGGACCTTTCCCCTTTTTAACTACCGCTTTAAATTTACCCTTGACTACTGTAACTTAATGAAAGCGGGCTTCTCTATTCGGTGTGATACCGTGTAGGGAAGCAACCTTTCATTCTTTTCTATTTACAAAAAAGGAATTTACCCTTTATTACTCTAAATCAATATATATTCACTTAATACCTATTCAACTATGTTAGCACATTTTAAGAGTTCCTACCGTAAAATCGGTAAAGATGAAAGACCCTTAACCGTATTCGTTTATAAGGTTAAAGGCACCGAAACGGAAATTGCCTCGTTTATCAAAGCCCAAGGCGAACATTACAAGCCCGAAGCCGACGGTTCTATCACTTGGTTCACACCCCGATTTAACGGGAAAGTTGTGAAATTGTTGATTAGTGCCAAATCGGGTAAAGTCGTTGCCGATAACACGGAAAGTGACCAAGTCCGTTCTATGTTAGAGCAAAACGACAATGCTCTCGGCCGTGCCATTGCGGAACTCTATGCCAAGCAAATGCTCGGTAAGTTCAAAGGCCCTGATGAAGCAAGTGACCTCGTACCTGCGTAAGGAAGAAAGAATAGGGGCCCTCAGCCCTATTCTTTTTTTTCTTGTGAACCGCTTGTAATTTACTAAACTACATATCTACGGGTGGCTGTTGTAGCTCCTTGAGACACACTCTTCTAAATAGTACCAGCTAGAGCCACGAGTGCTACCGGTGCTTGACATACTCCTTATACACCGCTTTTAATTTACCCTTTATTGGGCTAGGTGGATTAGGGGGACTACGTTGTCGGTGTGACTCGTCGGCTAATAGTATCTCTATCAACTATCAAATCAATATCAACTTAAAACCAATTTAAAATGAAAATCTCATTTAAATCGAGCTATCGTAAGATGGCAAAAAATGGTAAGCCCGTGACTGTATTCGTGTACAACATTAAGGCTACCGACAAAGAACTCGCTTCTGCTAAAGCAGCAGAGCAGCAGAACATAGTTGTTCAGCCTGACGGCTCAGCATTACTGTTCTCTGTAAACTATGCGGGTGAACACGCAACTCTTATTCAGTCACCAAAGACGGGTAAGTTTAATGTTGACAATAGCGAGCTTGACAAAATTCGCAACATTGTTGACAGTAACCCCGGTGCCTTAGGTAACGCAGTTGCTGCTATATTTGCTCAAACTTTGATGACTGCACCCCGTGCTTCGTCTTCAACAAGTTCAGCAGGTGCAACAGTAGGTGCTGGTACTACAGGTGACGGTGGTTCTATTGACGGCAAATAGAACGGTATAACATTATAGATAGAAAGCAAGGTGTCCACACTAACCTGTGGGCACCTTCACTATCGCTTTCTATAATAAATGTTGATTATTGATGAATATTTGAAGGTTTTACACACCTCATATCCTTCAAAGATGAGATACTCTATTTGAAATTTACTAAAAAATGCTAAATCTGAAAAGATAGCTAATGTGATACTCCTTATGTATACCTATGCCCTCCCCTACGGTTCCCATTGTTCTTATACATATAAAGGAAATGATTACCTGATCCAAGTGGTGGTTATCCACGAGTTTTAAATCCTTAATTATTAAGGGTAGCCTGATTAGTATGTGTGACCGGGGATAAGTAAGATACATATTATATTTAACTATGCAACTATTCTATCGGATATCTTTTGATATACCGTGGTCTTTGATGACAGATACGAATCACAATCTCTAATGTCGTCGGTGATGAGCCGAGTAATCAGAAGTAAGGGTATCAATCAGTTATGCCAAGTAGGGTGTTCTATTATTAGAACTACGGACTCTTAAGTGGGGTTGCGAAAGGCTATGAAACTGAGACGCTGAAATGAGCATTAGCAGGCATTTAGTTAGAATCTTTAATATCAATTTAAATCAACTCAAAATGAAACCATTTACATTTTGCTACGGCAAAACTTATTTTACATTGCATAACATTAATAATGATTTTATGCAATATTGGGATTTAACAAACCAAGCAGGTGAAAGAACTCTTGTTCCATTTATAGTTGTTGAGAAAGTATTCCCTGAATGGATCATTAATATGTGTAAAATTCAAAAATTAATGCAATAACCTTTAAAACCAACTCAAAATGAAGGCATTTAACAAACTCAATGAGGATGTGCGTAGTTTAATTATTACCGTTATCATTGTGCTTATAATTATAGTGATAAAAATTAATTATTAATCTAAACCAACTCAAAATGAAAGAAATTACATTTAAATGGTCAGGTGCTATCATTACTGGAACTATTGAAGCACAGGTATTCTCTACTATTCAAGGTCAAAAGACCGAGATACTTGGAGATGATGGTGTTGAGTATACCTTATACGGAATATGTAAGGTAGGTAAGTGTGGTCCTTTTGAAGTTCTGTCTATTAATGATATAGAAGAACAACCGAATTCTGATGATTTAGCTAACAAACTAACAGGTGATATTCCTCAATGGATAACTGTTATCAACAGAAATGGGTCTAAATGTGAATTTGATACTACGGCACACCCTTGGTTAAAAACTAAACAAGAGTTTGTTGATGAAGCCAATAGATTAGCAGATTTAGTTGCTTCATTTGAAGATAAGTAAAGAATAATAGAGGGTGAAATTCCCTCTTTAATTAATAAACCAATTCAAATGGAAACATACATACAAATATTAGAGGAAAAGCAGAGAGTAATCTCTGATATGATACGAAGAGGTGAAAGTGTTGAAAATCTTAGTACAGTGTCAGCTTCCTTTAATCTTAGAGCTGATAAAGCAATTATGAAAGTGCTTAATGAACAGCCAAATCCTACTGATTATCCTGATACACCTGAAGGTGTGCAAGAATTTCGGGATGATTATTGGGGTGGTAACAGTGAAGCAGAAGCCTATCACGATGATATGGGTGATAGATAATTAAATATTAGTAATCTGATAATAGGGTCTTACAATCCTAAAAACAGGTTAATTCTCTTGTAAGAGAGATGAGTGATAGCTCTAAAACACCGGGTTTCCCGGTAGTATAGAGTTCACGGTGACTCGAAGTCACTGAAATAGATATTTGAATTAGACTACCTTCTGCATTGAAAAAGCTAAGTTTCAAGCAGTCACAGAGTGCGACTTTGGGTAGTTTATGTTTTGTCCTAATGTATTCAGTTGTAGTAATGTGAGTCAGGACATAGTCTCACTACGATAATATCAGATAGGTGGTTATCAAGACCTATTATTATAACTAAATGCAAAGGGATTATATACCTGCTCTGTTTTACCAGGGAAATTTCTGTTCCAAAGTTTAATATAAACTTCAGAGAGTTAGTATGCACTTCGATAAGCATATTATTGATGATAACATACACTGCTTCCTAATGCAAACAGTCGTATTGTTGTCCCTGCGTAACTGCGGGTGGCACAATATGGCTGGATGCAAAAGGATAATAATTAATTTAAAATCAACTCAAAATGAAAAAAATCATTGTGGCTATATCAGTAATAGCCTTAACATTTACTGGATGTTCGTCTAAATCAGGTGAAAGAACAAAGGGTCAGAAGATTGTAAGAGTACAAGAAATCTCATACAACGGATATTCTTATTTTGCTATAATGGGTATTCAACTTAGATCTATGGATACTCTCTATAGGGAAGGCGATACTGTATCAACCAAAATGGGAACATTTGTTATTATTCCTTAAACCAATTAAAATATGGAAAAAATCATTAAAATCGTTGATTGTGTAATGAATATTGTTCCCTGGATAATAATTCCAGGATTTATAATTCTAATTATATATAATATAACCAGACTAAATAATTAAACCAAATCAAATGAAAAAACTAATAATAATTTTCGTAATGTTATTCTCAGTAATGGGATACGGGCAGAAGGTAAGTAAACCAGCAAAGGTGTGTAAAGGAATTACTCTTAAAGGATTACCTTGTAAAAGCATAATGGTAGATTCTACCAACTATTGTCGTTCTCATAACCCTAAAGCTATAAACTGTTCAGGTGTTAATGCGAAAAAGAAAAGATGTGGTAATAAAGTAGCTAAAATTGGTAATTTTTGTAAATTTCACACAAATAAGTCCAGTAAAGTGAAATGGGAAGATGATATTCGTAATGAAGAGAATGATGAATTTACAGTAGAGGTTGCGTTCAACCTTAATATCCCATTTAATGAGGTAACCCAGGAACAGTTTAATGAACGGTATCTTGAAAATGATAAGAGTTTTGATACAAAGTACAATGAAAAATATCCAAAATAATTTTAATCAACTCAATTATGAAAAATCAAATTTTTATGTATTTAGTACAAGGAACACGATTATCAGTATCATTTGTTCGTGGATGGGGAAACGGTTATGTTGCTGTTCCAAAAGGACACCCTTGGTATGGAATGAATGATGGTGATATCAATGCAAATGTTCACGGGGGACTAACTTATACAGATCTTGGGGGAGATTATTGGGTTGTAGGTTTTGATACTTGTCATCTTGATGATACTCCGGAACTGTGGCCTATGGAAGCTGTTGTAGCAGAAACTAGACAGTTAATGGAACAAGCAATTAAGGCTTGTTCATCAGAGGGGCAATTGGAATTGGAATTGAATGAGCCCATAGAATCTCATGCTGATTTGGTAAGAGCATTAGATGAACATGAGGCACGGAAGAATGAGACAGCAAGAAAAAGTAATATTGAAGAGACCTCTTGTTGAAGGAAATTCCTTTGTACTAACTCAGAAATGAGCAGTTGTAATAAAGAAGGACAGCTTACATCCTTTGTAGTAATTAAGCTATTATAACTGAGTGCAGAGGGAATATACTAATATTTCGGAGAAGTCCTATTAATAAGATAGGATAGAGGTTCAACTCCTCTTATTAGTACTGTAATTATAATTATAAATTAAAACCAAAAATAAAATGAAAAAACTGAGAATTGTGACAGTCGCCATATGGCTTATTTTAACACTGTTATCATTTATAGGTGTATTAGCACCTATTATTATTATGATACTTGGTAGAGCGGATCATTATGCTGTTATGTGTATAAGAATTTGTCTACCTGTCTTTGTATTAAGTGTTATGACTATACTTGCATTAAGAGATGATACAGAACAAAACTCTAAACCAAAATAAAATGAGTAAAATAAAAGAACACTTCCACGATAAAATTGAAGCAGATATGAGAAAAGTAGGATGGAGAGATAGGCTTATAAATATGATTGACAGATTTTTCACTAAAACGGAACATAAAACAATAACAAAAAATCAATTTAAAACCAACTCAGATGACATGTCAAGAAATCAAAACAGCAATAGCTGATCTTAGAGAAGAATCAGCTAACATGGGGTATGTTAAACCTTTATTTTTAATAAGTGATGATGATGATGCATACCAGGATGCATTAGAAGTAGAGTATGAGCAAAGCCGGATAAGTAGCATAATTGAGGAACTCGAAGAGCAACTGGTTGACCAGTACGATAATGGTCAGGATGATGAGAAATTATAGCAGTAACCGATGGGGTGTAGGTGGTTCAATTCCACCTACTGCACAATGAAACGTGGTATATTACCGTTATAGAACAGGGTAATATAAGCCGAATACTGTTCTTTTCTTTGTAAATTAAAAACTATGAAACTATATATATTATGGTTGGTCTGTATTGCTTGCAATACACCAATCGAAAAAGAAAGGGTTATTGATACACACTTTAGTGGGAGGTTATCCCAGGCAGTCAGTAACCAAGTTAAGGATAAGGTTGTATATAACGGATCCTATTATAAAATAGGATACCCAAATGGTGATGTTCCTAAAGGAATAGGTGTATGTACTGATGTTGTAATCAGGGCATATAGAGCTGTGGGTGTTGATCTTCAGAAGGAAGTGCATGAAGATATGGTTAAGGCTAAATCCGAGTATGATAAACGAAGACATACAGATAAACTGGATCCAAGTATAGACCATAGAAGGTGTCCTAATTTGATTACTTACTTTACCCGTCAGGGTGCAAAGTTGAGTATAACAAATAAGGATACTGATTATAAGCCAGGAGATATAGTCTTTTGGGATTATGGTGGAGGTCATGTAGGAATGGTTAGTAATGTAAAGGTACCGGGTACTAAGCGATTTTATATGGTTCACAACCACGGTTGGGGAAATCAGATGCAAGATTTTCTATTTAAACATAAAATTGTTGCTCATTTTAGATGGGTACCAAGTGATACTAAATAATAACTAAAACTAATAAACTATGGCAAAGCAAGGAAGATTAAGAAAAAGAACTAATAAAAGTGCTCAACAGAAAGTAAACGACAACAATCAAATGTTATCTAATTTTAGACAGGAAGGTGGACATTGGGCAGCATTGAAAAATATATGGAAAAACCAATCAGTTAAAACCAAATGAAAACATATTTACATTCAATGTCAACAGGACGAATGCCTAAAGCCTCAAAAACTAAGGCTTGTCCGTGTGGTAAAAAAACTGGAAAGTTTGTAAAAGGATTATGTAATGCTTGCTATAATAAGAAGCAATGGAAGAAAAAAGAGTTAAAAAGAAGATCTATATTTTAAAACTAATCTAAAATGGAAAAACTATTAACTTATTTAGCGATTATATATGTTGTAATGTCACAATTATGTGCTATATATTTTTGGTATCTGTGGGCTAAAGACCCTGATAATGGATTTTTGAGTACCATATTCATTGGGCCTATTGTAGCAGAATTTAAAGGTCTGTTATGGCCATTCTTTATTTAAATAAATGATTAGTTCGGTTAGGCCTAAATCAACTGATTCAACAAAGTAACTGTTTGGCGTGTTACTACTAGTCAGGATATTGGATATATCGGAGACAACTCAAAAAGAGAGCTGTATCAATAAAAGGTACGGGTAGCCGGGATATTCAACGTATTAACAATTTAATTTAAAAATTATGATAACACTTGTCTTCGGATTAGCTCTATTCTTCTCAATAACTCTGGTAATCTGGCTTATATCCTATCTTACAGATACCAGAAGTTATAAAAGGGTAAATCCAATGATAGCTATAGCTATAGTATCAGCATTTTGGATGTATTACTATTGGCTTGTGAATAAATAAATATTTCCTATATTAGCCTTAATTTAGTAACTTTACTAAAGGGGATTGGATATTCTCTATGGGAACCAAAATGTAAATTGATTTGTAAAATTAACTTAAAATATCTATATTATATTATGGATACCAAGGAATCTATTAAACAATATATTCGCTCTGATTTTGAACAATCGGGGGAATCATTAGGAAAGTTTGCTTTCAAAAGAATGAATTTGTATGATAATCTCAATTATGAGCTCATATTTAGAGATGCTAAGAGTCGTGGTCGGAAAATAGAAGGATCAGCTATGATGGATGATCTTGATAAGCTTCACAAACTTATTATAGAATTTGAAATTACAGGTGATTATATCATTAGGATAACTGATCCGCAAAAGCAGTTTTTCCTTTTATTGGCAGAGATACAAGCAGATATTGAGTCTCAGAATAAGACAAGTGGGTACACACAGGAGGGGCAATAGTAATATTGGTGTGTACAGCCTACCCCTCCCCCTTTATGGGCTATTACAAGTAATTACATATATCAATTCAAAACCAATTAAAAACCAATAAATTTACAACTATGAGAGTAGAATTAGAAAAAAGTAATGATGCAAAGTTCACAGAGTTCTTTGCAAGACCTATCGAGGAACAGAGATTTCTGTTCTATACCGATAAGGTAGTAAAAACAGAGTCAATAATTATTAAGTATGAAACTGAAGAGAAGTTATGTTACTTCAGAGAGATACGAGACATTAAATGTTTCAGTAAGCCTTTTATAAAAAGGAATACTGATTGGGGACTTACTTATGATAAGAAGACAAAGAAGGTAAAGATGTGGTTTGGAAGTAGTGTAAGAAGGGATCGTAGTGGTATTGGTGTGGAAGTAATGAATGCGATGTGTAAGGATTTAGGAATAATGTGGTATGTAGAAATGCCAAGAGACCTGAAAGTGCTTGCTACTCCAACTATGATTGGTTTGATGCTATCGAAGAAGATATATAATCCTATTCAGTATTGTCAGGTATATCTGAAAAGAAGTATGAAATCAAAGGCTTCTCCGAGATTATTTTATGATAGGATAATAAGTGCGACTAAAGCATTTGGAAGTATGTCTGGTTTTGTTAGTCTTACACAGATGATGATGCTTGCTAAGGATCCGGATAAAGTATTTAGCTGTGTCCTATTAGATGAGAATCTTATTAATGATATTCTGAAGGAATGTAAGATACTCGGAGTAAAGTTTGATTGGTCTTGGTCTGAAAAGAGAATTATGCAAGAGCATACCTTGATGACCAGACTGATAATGGATATGGAACTGAAGTTTATAGTAGATAAATCAGTAACTTATACAAGTGAACTTGCTATGCCAAAGGGATGGAGAATGATTACTAACAATAAGGATCTCTATAGATTAGGCAGAGAACAAGATCATTGTGTATATGGTTATTGGGACAATGTTGAACGTAAGACCAATTTTATAATTGAGGTTGCTCACAATAATCTTATCTATACATTGACAGTATCCAGAAGGTATGAGTGGCAAAAGGGAGATCGTGAGTTTATAAATAGCCAGTTTCGTGGAAAGAGAAATAGTGAGCCTACGGATGAAGCAAAGGAATTGGTTAATGAATTTGTTAAGAAAAATTCAGATTTCTTTGAGGCAAATTCCCCTAAGAAAGTAGAAACAATAGATCAGTATATCCCTGTTGGGATTTTTGCTGATGAAGTAGCAATTTAATAATAAAAACAATGAAAAAAACATTAAATGAACTAAAGAAAGAAGTGGATACTAATATCTCTCTGGCAAAAAAGACCAGAGAGATTACTGTATTCACTATAAAGGATGAGTATTATGCCGAAGATGATGGTGTAGGTTTTGGATTTCACCAGTTAAAACCTGTTTACAAAGACTTAGTGCATATTCTTGTAGGAAAGTATAAGAATAAGATAAGTTTTGAACCAGGTAGTGCAAAAAGGGAAGTACACATAAAAGTAACAATGTAATGAGTAAAAAAAATTTCACAATAGAAGTATCTTCAGATTTTCTTATGAAGAGATTGAAGAGTGCTCTTGGAACTGAACCCCATGCAGATTTAATTGCTGAAATGATAATTGGGAACCTATCTCTAACTGAGATAGGTTTATCCCAGTTATATACAGCATTCTCCGGATTTGTGGAGAAAATACCATTTATGGTAGGTGATGAGATAATGTTTTCTGAAAGTAAATTATATTCTTGGCATACCGATAAGTCAGCCATGATTGAGAAAGGTCTTATTGTAAATGGTATGGTAAAAGGAGTCATAACAAGTATTAATATCCATAAGTTAAGATCTATAATGGTTACATATGACGGAGTAAAGAATGGAATAGTAGTTAAAGTTGAAGATGATATCAAGGCAGAGGATGCGGTAAGAGATGATAATTGTCTATTAGCAAGACAGAATGTTGCAGATATAATATAATTTTTGACATAGCAAAGAAAATAAGTCTTATGTTTACAAAAATTATTCAATGCTTATCCAATTACCAAATGGTAAGACAGTAAATATGTCTATAGAGCAATATCTTGCTTTGGATGATGCGGATATTAAGTATATGATAAGTACGAATTGTGGTTCAGTAGCATCTAGTCCGTGGTGTGGCTCTGTCTTAAAGCAAGTAAAGAGATCAACACTTATGAAAGAAGAGTTTATAGAAGAAGAAGAAGGAAAAGAAGTAGACAGAGAAGACGAATTAGAAGAAGAAGTAACCTTTGAGGATTCTTCCGAAGGTAATGCTGAGTACAGAGATGAGGAAGATGATCCCACTTATAGGGATGATGAAGATTAACTAAGATTTTTTAAGATAGTCACAACAGTTGTGCGGGAAGGAATGGCCGCATGACTGGTGGTAATACCATTCCATCAATCAATCAAAATCAATTAAAAATCAACTCAAATGAACAAAGTAACAATTAGTGCTGACCCAAGCGGTCAGGTTGTGGTTGTTGGAAAGAACAACCCAGAGTATGGCTACATTCGTGTAAGCCAGACAAGAATGGTAGTAGATGATCGAGGATGGGCAAGGGCTAAGCCTACAAGTGCTCTTATCCTTGGAACTACTTCCGAACTACGATCTTTTGGCTACAAAAATGGTCAAGAGCTCGAAGGTAGAGTTGTTGTACGGGAGATGCTTACTCCATTCAACAAAAAGAATCCTGAAAAGGATCTGAAAATTGCAGGTGATACTAAAATCATTTGTGTAATAGGTGATCAACCTATTTACAGGAAGACATTTTTCAGTGTCAATCCCGATGCTCAGGATACTCTTCTTGAACATACCAACAAAGAGCAAATCAAAGCAGCATTCGATGCCAGTAAAGTGGCAGTCGTAACTGATAAGCTGTAAACCAGCAAAGGTACGGGGCCGGCAACAGGGCTGGCCCCCAATACCTTAATGAAATCCCTGCACCAAAAAATATGTCAACAATCAATGAAAAAGAGATTGATTATCTCGTAGATTTATGTGAATTTCATGAATTCGGAAAGATTGTTTGGGGTAATGGTGTATGTCATATATATCAGTTTCAACAAAAGATCAGGTATCAGAATTTAGAAATTGACCAGTTTACAATGTACCAGAATTTCCTGTATAGGAGATGTCTGTTCGGATTAAATGTTTACACAGAAGAAGAAGTTAGGACTATGCATTATGACAAAAAAGAAAGAATTAAAAAGGTACACAGAAGAGCCCAAATAGTTCTAAATTTGTGGAAGCAACAAATTACCAACTCATATTTCAATCAATTTATTCGACTCAAAATTGAATATAAAGGAGCAGAAGAATTTTTAGCTGTATTTCAAGATGTTACGGATATCAATTTTATCTGTAAGTTTGACTTCAAATCATTGAAAATTACAAAAGAAATTATTATATTGAAGTTAATGATGGAAGGTATACTACCTAAAGATTTTCACCAATTAAAAACTGTACCTGTAAGTCAGCCTATTGTAAGGTTGCGAGGCAAAAAAGATGCATTATGAAAAAACAAGAATTAATTCATAGCCACATAATAATGGCTATCTTTTGTGGATGGGAATCCCGTAAACCAAATAAGGAATTTCCGAACGGATACTTGTATCTAAAAGAAGAAAGTGATGAAGAAGAAGAAGAATTTTTTGTATCTTTTGATACTATCCTTGAAGAACTTCCTTATGCGGAAGACTGGAATTATCTTATGGCAGTATGGGGTAAATTCAGAGATGAGTGTTTAAATAATGAAGATGAAGATTCACGTAAAACTACTGCCTTTTTTACTGAGATAGAAGAAAGTATTATAAGTGTTTGTTTCTATAATGGAGATAAAGATCTTCTATTCAGAGAACTTATCCGAGGCATTGAGAAATTTAATGAAATAACAAATCAAACTGAAAAAGTATGAAAGTATTAACAATAATCAATGGAGGAGTTTCTCTAGTGTTGGAACCTGAAAATACTATGGAGGAAGAGGTATTAAAAGCTCTTACGAAACAGTCTAATCAGATAGTTGAAATAAGAAATTCAGTTACTATATTATCCAGAATCATTAAAGGTTCTGTACTTATAGCCGGTAAAAACACTTATCAGGAATCCTCTGATACAAATCTAAAAAAAAATGAAACAGAAAATTTGTAGTAAGTGTTTAAAGCCAAGAGTAATTTGGAAAAGGGTAGCCCGATTGGGTTATTGTAGAAGTTGCTGGAGTTGCCAAAATCCCAGTAAGTTTAAACCATCTGCGGTAAAACCAATTAGGGTTGCCTCATCCAAAAAAGGTAAGTTAATTCAGTTGTATACTATTCTTCGTAAGAAATACTTAATGGATCATTCAGTATGTCATGCTAAGATAGATTTTAGATGTTTACAGAAGTCAGATTCTATTCACCATAAATGTGGTAGAATAGGAGAGTTATTTCTGAATCAGCAGTTTTGGCTTCCGATTTGTACACCGTGTCATGAGTTTGTAGAAAAAAATCCTAACATTGCAAAAGAATTAGGATTGTCACTAAATAGATTGACAAATGAAAAAGAAGAAAAAGAGAAACTGGATCCTCCAAATGCAATGGAAATCAGCAGATGATTATGAAAAGTATTGCTACAAGGCAAGAACAATACTTTTCATAAGTCGGTGGGAGAACTGGACAAGAAACTTTGCAGATGTTGCTATTGCTAAAATTAAGTTACAAAGAGAACTAGATGATGGAATTTATGATTTCTTTATAGGAAGGAATTGGAGATTATTTAACAAACAAACACAGAAAATCCTCTCTGTTATAATAGAGGGAAAAACAATAATTTTAAAATAAAACTAATATGACAAAAGAACAAAAAAAAGTATCAGACAAAAATATAGATAAAGAAATTAAATCCCTTAAATTGGAACTTCTTATATTGGAAACTATGCTAAAGTATCCTCTTGAAGACAGAATTGATTATTTGAGAAGTATCGAAAATTTATTAACTAAAGAACTTAAAACTAGAAAAAATGGAAAAACCAGAAAGCATTAGTCTTTTCTATAAAGATGGAGGTTCTGATAAAGAATATCAGGCTTCCCTTGAAGAAATGGGGGCAGGATGGATTGTAAATTATAGGTATGGTAGAAGAGGTTCTGCAAATACAGCAGGAACTAAGACAGATGGGCCTCTACCATATGAGGAGGCTTGGAATGTATACTGTAAGCTTGTTAAAAGTAAAACAGATAAGGGATACACAGAAAAAAATGGTGATATACCTTTTCGATAGGGGCTGTAGCAGCAACTGATACAGGCTACCGTCCCCAATTACTCAATTCCATTGAAGAAGATGAACTTGAGAAGTATCTAAAAAATGATGAATTTTGTGCTCAGGAGAAGTTTGATGGTCGAAACAGACTATTGATCAAGAAAGGAAAAGAATGCACAGGATCTAACAGAAAGGGGTTAGAAGTGGCTATTTCTGATGCAATTAAGAAAGAGATGAAGAAATTACCGGATTGTGTGTTGGCTGGAGAAGATCTTGGAGATAAAGTGATGGTATTTGATATCATATCCCGTAAAGACTTACATTTTTGGGAAAGAGATGAAGAACTGAAAGACCTTCTTAAGGAATTCTTTTACCTCAGAACCGTACATACTGCCTGGGATGAGATGGATAAACGAGCTCTGCTTAAAAAGATTAGAGAAGAAAATGGAGAAGGTATAGTATTCAAGCATAAAGATGCTTTATATACTGCAGGAAGACCGGCTTCAGGTGGAGCTCAACTTAAATTTAAGTTCAAAACTACAGCTTCAGTTATAGTAGAAAGTATAACAAAGGGAAAGAGATCGGTAAAAATGCAGGTTTATGATGGATCTAAGTTAGTAAGTATCGGAAATGTTACGGTATATCCAAATCAGGATGTTCCCAAAAAGGGAGAAATCATTGAAGTGGAATATCTTTATGCATATAAAGGTGGAAGTTTATTTCAACCTGTTTTACAAGGTAGAGATAATTGTTCCAGAACTGATATTGAACTAGAAGATTGTAATATTAACCAATTAAAATACAAAAAAGAAGATGATACAAATTAAAAATGTTATATTATACAATAATAAGATTTGTTTTGACGGTGGAAGTAATCTTTTGGAAGAAGTAACCGAAGCTGAATTTCCTGATTGGTTTATTAAAAAAGGAGATATTGTAACTTATGATAAATATCATGGAAAAGTCTTTATTATTATGGATATAGAAGGATCCGGAAAAGAAAGAAAGTTTACAATGAGTATTCCTGAGGATGGTATTGATATAAAATACATACAAAAAGGAACATATTTAATGAAGAAAAATGAACTAAAACAAAAAGAAGATGAATGAAACAGAAGAACTAATCATGAAAAGGACTGAAATACTCTGTCCTGAATGTATGAAGAAGAAGGTATTACAAGAAACAAAAACCAAATGCTATTGTGATAACTGTGGAACACGGTTTATCCTAATAGCACCTAATACTCTTAAATATGAGTAAAACAATAGAAACAACAAGAAATCTCACAGATGATGAGATAGAACAATTTGAATTTCTGGATAGTTTAAGAGATTCTGGAGAAACTAATATGTTTGGATCACCATCATATCTTGTAAATGAATATGGTATGGATAAAATAGAAGCTCGTAGAGTAGTTTCTTTATGGATGCACAACTGTGATGAAGATTACAAAAGTCTGAAAGTAGATATAGAATAAAATAATTTCAGATAGGCTCGATACCTGTCTGAAGTTCTAACAAATTAAAATTATGAATATAGAATTAAATGATCCACAACTCAAACAGCTCAAAGAGATGTATGAACAAGCAGTAAAAGATAAGAAAAATGAATTTATATTTATGAATATGCCTGTACTTACACAATACGTAAAATATCTGATTGAGTATGCAGAGCAACAATTTCAAAAAAAATGATAACTAAACTTGTAAAAGTGCATTTAACAGAAGAGGAGATTGATTCTCCGGAACCTATTGAGATAATACTCGAGGTTCATGATAAAGAAGGACATATTGCATATGTAATCACATATCCTAAGGATGGTGAAAAAAGTATATTTTTGCAGAAAGAATTACCAAATTAATAGTTATGGAAAATGAAGCATGTATTTTATGTGGAAGACCTATAAATGCTCCTGAGGGTAATAAACTCTCTGTGAATATTACAGGATTTACTGAAAAGCCCTGTGAGAAATGTCAGGGAATGATGGAGAAAGGATTCCTGCTTGTAGGAATAGTTCAGTCTAAGACTGAAGATGTGAAAAACCCGTACAGATCAGGTAATCTATGGGTTATCTCGAATGAAAAAGCTAAAGCAATATTTGAACCAAAAAATCTGGATAATGGAGCATGTTTTATTGATGTAAATGATGCATTAGCTCTTGATCTTCCTGATATAAATTTAGGATATGAAAAAGAAAAAAAAGAGTAAAATAGAAAAAGCTATTGATACTCTTGCAAAATCCAATATACTAGATTTTTATGAATTACCAAAAGAATTAGGTGCTCTTAGCATAGATGATATGGTAAGAAATGATAATCAAAAGTGGTATGCTGTAGGATATCGTATGGCAATAGAACATCAAAAATTAAAATTAAAAAAATATGGGTTGCCATAGAACAAATACAAATTATTAAACCAACTAACATGAACAAAGCAGATATACAGAAAATAGCATTAGATAAAGCTATTACACATATGAGATGTGGAATAGCAATGTCTATGGGTACTGGGAAGACTCTTGTTGGTCTGCAATATATAGATTATTTTGCAGCTAAGCGAGATGTCAGGGTACTGGTAGCAGCTCCGAAGAAGAGTATTTTTATGACATGGCTGGATGAGATGGAAAAATTTAACATGGGGCATTTAATAGATATGATGGAATTTACAACATATATCTCTATGCCTAAGAAAGATACTAATTATGATATTCTGATATTAGATGAGTGTCATAGTTTGACACCAGCTTGTATAGGATATCTTAAGGAACATACAGGAAAGATACTAGGATTAACAGGTAGTCCTCCGAAAGATTTTTCAGAGAAAGGTCAGATAGTATCTGCATTCTGTCCAATAGTATATGAGTATTTTACTGATGATGCTGTAGAAGACGGACTACTGAATGATTACAGAATAGTAGTCCATACAATGCCATTAAATAATCAGAAGGCTCTAAAGAAGACAAGAAAAGACGGTGGAACCTGGATGACATCCGAGGTAGCTGATTATGCATACTGGACAAACCGGTTATATATGGCAACACCTGGAAAAGAGGAACAGATAATGAGAGTAATGAGAATGAAAGCTCTTATGAACTTTCCTACTAAAGAAGTATATGCAAAGAAACTCTTTAATTCAATTGATGATAAATGTATTCTCTTTGCTAATACTATGCTTCAGGCAGATAAACTGTGTAATCATAGACATCATAGTAAAGATCCTTGTTCTGAGGAGAATCTTGAGATGTTTAAGGAAGGCGAGATAACAAAGTTAGCTGCAGTATTACAGTTGAGTGAAGGGGTTAACATCCCAGGACTAAAAGCTTGTATTATACTTCACAGTTACTCAGGAGGGTCAGCAAAAACTCTGCAAAGATTAGGTCGATGCCTAAGATTGAGTACTGATGATGTGGCAACAATTCATATACTTGCCTATTCTGGTACAGTAGATGAAAAGTGGGTTAGAGACAGTCTTGTGAAGTTTGATCAAAGTAAAATCACCTGGCAAGTAGCAGGTACAAAACAATTAGTATGATACTAGGAAGATACAAAATCACTTATGATAATGGAATGGTTCAAGAGAAAGATCTTATTTCACATTCTGATTATGAAGCAGTAAAGGATTCTTATAGGGGAGTAGAATCTCTAGGGGAATTCTTTACTGATCAATCTCCTATGTTTGATGCTATTGAAACAGGTATAATTAAACACTTTGGAGGAGAATCTCCAATTAAAATTGAAAAAATATGAAACAATCAATGATACCTCTTATAGATAGACCAGTAATAATAAGGGATGATAAAGAAGTCTTAAATAAACCTGGTACTGTAACAGAACCTATGATTATTCTGTACAACGATGATGTAAATTCATTTGATACAGTTATAGATGCACTAATGAAGTATTGTGAGCATACTGAGCAACAAGCTCATCAATGTGCTATGATTGTACATAACAATGGAAAAATAGATGTAAAGAGAGGAACTTATAATAAGCTCCGACCAATTTATGAGGCACTTTTGGATGCCGGGCTATCAGTAAAAATAGAAATTTAAATCAATAATTAATAATCAAAAACAAAAACAATGGAAAAAGAAAAACAAAATGTAGAAGATGCTCTCAACAATATGATAAATTATCATCTTGATGAAGCAAGAAAATACCAAGCAATGATTGGAATGCTTAATAAAGAAGCAAATTTTAAAATTACTGTTAATGAAGAAAAACAATGCACTCCTAAAAGAAATGCTAACTTTGGAACGAAAAGAGGTCCTTACAAAAAGAATAAGAAAGTTAAGAAATCTGGTATGAAGATACCTATTGTAAACTGGGCAGAAGTATTTCCAAGAGTTCTAAGAGAAACTGGAAAAGCTATGACTGCAGGTGAAATAGTAAATCACGAATTTAGTAGTAAACATAAGAATACAAGAAGAGTTCTCAAATCAAGAGCTTCTGCAATGTCTAGTTTTCATGTAACTGCAGGAACATTAATAAGACATAAGAGTCCTACAGGAGGAGTTAAACTCAGTCTGGCAAATGCATAATATTATTACAACAATACTTGCAGGAACAGCTTTGTGTCTTGCTGTATTGGCTTATCAGAAATCAGTAACTCGGGCATGTATTGTCCGGGTTACTATACCTGATAAAATAATAGGAAAATGTCCTCGGTGTAATACACCTGTAACAACTTATTTAAGAGATAGTACCTATGGTGAAACATACTATGACACAATTAAAAGATGATGAATTTGTAAAGTACAGAGAGTGTAATTTCTGTGAAGGAACAGGAGATGATTTTTCCTCCTGCTGTGGTGATGATATGCGTAACAGCGATCATGGTATATGTCCTAGTTGTGGAGAGCACGCAGATTATGAACCCAGAAATGGAGATTGTCAAGAATGTGGTGGAACAGGAGATGTTGAGATGACAGCAGATGAGATAAGAGAGATGGTAGAAGAACAATTTGAAAATAAACAAGAATTATGAGTCAATTACCGATAACAGTAACATTTGTAAAAAAAGATGGAGAGTTAATATCCAGTGGAGGTAAACTGGACAAAATCAAGTCAGATATCTTTCTTCAGAATATGAGGGAAGGTCAACTTGTATCAGTTACCTATGAGGTAAATGGTGAGTTGGGTACTTATGCTCAACTGGCCAAATTACATGCGTGTATAAGAGAACTGGCGAAGGATACCGGAACTACTTTTGAAGATATGAAAAGTGAAATTAAACGAAGGTCAGGACTAGTGAATGCTGATAAGACATTGAAATCATTCGCAGATTGTAGTATTGATGACTTATCAGGAGCTATAGTAACATGTATGGATATTGGTGAAATGCTAGGGATCAATCTGCGTTAATCAACATGCTTACCAGTAGTGAGATTGAATTTCTTAACAAGAGTTTGATCTTGTTTTTCTGCAGCTTCTTCAATTAGACCAAGAAGCCAAACAAGAGTACGAACATGATATGTTTCGGCATTAGGATCTTTAGTACCTGCTGCTACAGCAGTAATTGCTCTTTTAGCTGTTTCTGGATCTTTAAAATGTATTCCAGAATATAAAAGATTTTGTAATCTTTCAAACATTTCAGCAGGAACAGTAATGTTTAACTGAGCATCACCTTTGATGACATTAATATCCACAAATTTATCTTCGGGTACTTTCTTGTCAGACATAAATAATAATTTTTGCAAACATATGGAAAAAGTAAATACATCCGACATACAAAAGAAATTAATTGAAAAGCTTACTCCGAGTGGGTGGGCAACAAGAATGAGAACATTCTTAAATTCTGCAGATATGAAGAAGATTTTAGATACTCTGCTTGAGGAATCAAATGATGGTAAGAGATTTACTCCTCCTGTAAAGATTATGTTTCGGGCATTTGAAGAATGTCCATATGATAAGATTAGAGTAGTGATTATTGGACAGGATCCTTATCCACAAATAGGAGTAGCAGATGGACTTGCATTCAGTTGTAGTCTTGTTCCATATGAACAACCTTCATTAGAGTATATATTTAGTAATATCCAGGATACTATATATTCAGCAGGATATACCGGTGATAAAGATCTTAAAAGATGGGCAGATCAGGGTGTATTACTACTTAATAGTGCCTTTACTACTACAATAGGTAAGCCAGGAACTCATCAAATGTTATGGAGACCATTTCTGATTCATGTATTAGATTATCTGCGTTGGAACAATCCAGGATTAATATATGTATTTATGGGTAAAATGGCTCAGGAATACATAGATATTGTTGGAGAGACTGGTTACAAACTAGTATGTAGTCATCCGGCAAGTGCAGCATATCAAGGTACTAAAATATGGGATAGTGGAGATATATGGAATCAAATTAACAACATTTTATATAAAAACAATGGCGATAAAATCACGTGGTAAAAAAGAAGAATCACTTCCAAGAACGTTTTTCAAAATGAATATATATTACAACATAGATGAAAAAAATGAGTTTGTATTAGATACTGATTCTATGGAAGATGACTTTGATTGGAAGATGAATAAACTGGAGGAGAAAATAAAAGAACTTAATAAAAAAAGAAAAGCCCGGTGACAAACCGAGCTAATCTCAAATCAAATCAAAATCAAAACCGGTACAAATATATAACAATTATTAATATGGCAACAAAAAGTTATGAACAAATAGAACAGAAGCAGCATTACTCTATACTGATAACTGCATATGAGCATGAGATAACTCTCCATCAGGGAGAAAGTTATATTGAGATAGAATGGGATAATATCAATGATCTGATTGATAAACTCACTGAAATGCAAAGTAAGAGACTGCCACAGTCATAAGTAAAGAGGTAGTTACCCAGCCAAACTTAGTCCATTTCAACTTACGGTTGGTCTTCTTAAGGTCAGCTGTAAGATTGGAAATTGCTATCTCATGATGGCTGATAATAGATTCTTTAAGCATGGATTCAGCAATGTATCCTTTGGCCTGTATATCTTTCAGAGTAATTGTTGAATCTCTGTTGATAACTTGTTCATTACTAATTTTAAGGAGTGTATCACATTCCTGTCCGGCTACCAGTTTGGTAGCTATTTTCTGGAGTTGTTTAACTCCATAACATTTTACTGTATCAGATACCTGCGATATTCCGAATAATGGAATCAAGCTTAGCAGGATCAGCAGTAAAAATGAATTTGTATTTCTCATTATATATATGTTTAACTTTTTGCTTGGTAACAAGTAAACTGTCATAGGAGTCACTCAGAGACCTGATCTTGGTCTCTATCTCCTGTCTATCCCTAATAAGTATATTGATACTATCCCTCATGGGCTTAGTGTCCACCGCTAACCCGTTTCTGGGTTCACCTTTCCCAAAAAAAATAATATAGGCAATAAGTGCTATTACTAAAAGAATTAATACTATAATTGCCTTCGTTGAATTGAGCATAAATGCCGTATATTTTTTGGTTTTTTTGGCTTTCTTTGTAATAATAAGTAAAAGTAATTAAATTAATCAATATGGAAGAAGATATAGTAAAATTAAATAAAGCAACAAGTGAACTTGTACAAGGAATTAATAGATTACTCATTCAATACTTGGATGAGTTAGGTATTCCATTTAGACCCGTTGTAATGTTAAAAACTAAAGCTGATATAGATATGAGAATAGAACCAAAAGATATGGTTGAAATTCTTGATGAAATTCTTGGTGATAAGTTAGTTTATCCTAAGGGAGTAAAAACCAAGGCAAGAAGACGAAGAGTAGTACTATATAGACAAATAGGATTTAAACTCCTAAGAGATATGGGCTTATCCCACGAAAAAATCGGTAAAGCCTTTGATATAAGCCATGCTACGGTAATACATGGTGTAAAATCATTAAATAATCTTCTTGAAACAAATGATCATGAAACAATAATAACCTATACAGATGTTCTAACCAAAGTAAAAGAACTTTATAACAAGAAATATGGAACAAATGTATCATTGCCTAATCCGACACCAATTAAGCCCAAATCAGTTTTATCTATTGTGGGCGATAAAAAACGGAATAAGCCCACCACTAATAAATATACACCAAGAAATGAGGCAGCTCTCAACGAATTCATGGGTAGAGGGTGAAAAGTTGAGTCAGAAAGCATTTGATGTTCTGAATGAGATTGAAGCTTATTTTAAGACTCAGAAGAAGAAGACAGATGTTATAATTCTAGGTGATTCTTTTAATGAGAATATCCAGAGATATCTCGAAATGTTTCCTAATAAGAAACTACCAAGTGGTAAACAAGCAAGAGTAGCTCCAGCTAATCTGGTAGAGCATTTTAGATGGTTCTTCACTAAGTTTAATTACGATTGGAAAACTGTACTAAAAGCAACTGCCAATTATGTTGATGAGTATGAAGCAAAGAACTATGAGTTTATGAGAAATTCACAGTATTTTGTTAAGAAACAAGATAAAGATAAATCAGTAATATCAGACCTTGCAGATTACTGCAATGCTGTTGATACTGGTCAAGAACCTGACAAAGAATATTTCTCTGAGAAGGCAACTTGATAGGAGAAATTGTTTATGTTTGCAACCCTTTTATTAAAACCAATAATGAAAAAAATCTTATGAGTTTGTATCCATGGAAATCACAGAGAGATGGATTCTTAGATAGTCTTCGCTATCTTAAAGGAAGAAAAGAAGGTACAATAAAAAGTTTCAGGACACCGTGGAAGAAGTTTAATGATGCAACCATTGATGGTTTAGAATGGAATAGTATGACTGTTATAGCAGGAAGACCTGGTACATTCAAGACAGGTTTGAAGGATCAACTTGTAAGAGAATCCTTTACTATCAATCATGGTGAAACATTTAGGATATTAGAATTTCAGTTTGAAATGCATCCTAGAGTAAGTGCTATCCGGGAGTACTCAAGTGTTCTTGGAAAATCTTATAAGCATTTATGTAGTGCAGATGGTATATTATCAGATGAAGATCTGGTAGCATGTCATGAACATGCAAAAATACGGGTGAAGTATCCGATTGATGTTGTAGAAGATCCCTGTACAGTAAATGATTTTAAGAAGACCATCATTGCTTATATGAGCATGCATGTGGTAAATGTAGGTGGAGAATCTGTATATACTAATACGGTGGTCACATTAGATCATACTATCCTAATGAAACTGGATCCGTATGAAAAAAGTAAGCTGGATATGCTCTATAATCTAGGTGCTGCAATAACAGACCTGAAAAGGAAGTATCCAATAGCTTTTGTGATACTAAGTCAATTGAACAGAGATATTGACCGTCCTGAGAGAAGCGAAGATGGTAAGTATGGAAATTATGTTCTGGAGAGTGATATCTTCGGTTCGGATGCAATGCTGCAACATGCAGATACAGTAGTAGGTCTAAGCCGGCCTGGTAAACAAAGAATAAGATTTTATGGACCTGACAGGTACATAATTGAAGATAATAGTATTATAGTAATGCACTATTTGAAATGCAGGAATTCTGATACAAGAATGTCCTTCTATAAAGGTGTATTTGAAAAGATGGTAATAGAGGAGATACCTGTACCACCACAAGCAGAAAGACGATCTAAATCAAACAAAGATGAATGACACAAGAGAAAAAACAACAGCTGAAAAGCATGCTGAACTATTTCAGCATCACAAAGAGTTCTTTGAAACTCTTAACCCAGATGACTATGTATATAAGCCAAAGTGCTTTTATCACAACAAATCTCATAGAAGTATAGATGCAGGAGTACTGATTATTGGATTCTTCAAAAATGAGTTGCAGAAGACTGTCGGAGGAAAGGACTTCTATACTGAGAAAGTAAATATAGAGAATTACTCTGAAGATCTTACAAGAACATTATATATGCTGCCGTTTGATGCAGGATGGGCAGATAAATATGAATGTATTGAAGAAGAGGGAAAGGCAACAAGATATATTGTGCCTGTAAGTGACTTTGAAGTAATATCTCATATAAAAGTTATAAAAGATGACTTTACCTTTGATCTGGCTAATCCTGATGAGGATTTACCAATAGATCAAATGACAATAAGGGATTTTTATGCTATTATATGTAATAGTCCTGTAAGTAAAAAGGAATTTCTAAATAAACTAATACGAAAGAACCAATGAGTGAAATTGTATTGCCAACAAAGAAAGAACCAGCAACAATTAAAAGTCCGAAGAATCTTATTATTTTCAGTAAGCCAAAGGTAGGTAAGACAAGCTTATTTGCAGACCTGGATGGATGGTTATTACTGGATTTGGAAGAAGGTTCGGATTATGTAAATGCTATGAAACTTAAGGCTTCATCGATAGATGATATTAAGGCCATAGGTAAGAAAATAAAAGAATCAGGTAATCCTTATAAGGGTATTGTGATAGATACTATCACAGCTCTGGAGGAGATGTGTATTCCTTATGCAGAAACAATTTATTCAAGAACTCCTATGGGAGCAAACTGGTTCACAGAAGGGACTGGTGGAAAAGCAAAGTATAATACAATTATAGGTTTGCCGAATGGTGGAGGTTATATGTATTTAAGAGAGGCCTTTACAAAGGTTGTTGATTATATCAAGACATGGGCTCCCAGAACAATACAGGCAGGTCACGTAAAGGAAATACTGCTGGAAAAAGCAGGAAATGACTTTACCTCAATGGATCTTGACCTGACAGGTAAACTAAAAAGAATAGCTACTTCTAATTCAGATGCTATCGGGTATCTGTATAGAAAGGGTAATAAGAATATATTAAGTTTTAAAACTTCGGACGAGGTATCATGTGGTGCAAGACCGGAGCATTTAAGAAACAAGGAGATAACAATCTCTGAAGTATCAGATAAAGGAAAACTAATAACTCACTGGGATGAAATCTTTATTGATTAGTCCCATTAATCTAATATACAATGAGCAAATTAAGCACAAAGGGTATCAAGTCAGATGTTGGAGTACAGAAAGTAATCCAACCAGGTAATAACACATGTAAAATCAATAATGTGAAACTGGAAACAGTTCCCTATAAGAAGGATGCCTATCACGTTGTAATGAATTGTGAAGGCCCGGATATGGGTAAGGAATTTGAAGGATTCCTGATTAAGAAAGAAGATCCTAGTCTAGGAAGGCATAAGGGTCAGGTCGGAAAGATAAAAGCCGGTGAGTGGGCATATTCCGATGGAGAAACAAAAAGTGGAATCAAGATAAGCAGAGATAAGGAAATCATGAGATTTATCCAGAATATCTGTAAAGAGGTTGATGCTTTGAAATGGTTTGAGAAGCAAGATAATAAGCATGATACAATTGAAGAGCTGATAGCTCAATTTGATACTGATAAACCATTTAAAGATAAGTTTATCAGAATGTGTATCTGTGGAAGAGAATATCAAAATAGAGAAGGTTATACCAACTATGATCTGTATCTTCCAAAATGGAGCAAAACAAATGTTCCATTTGAATCAGAAGGAGTGAAAGATAGTAAGGTATATAAGTATGATCCAGATAAACATATCAAAAAGAAGAAGCCTGAGGTAGTTGTATCTTTCGGAGAGGAAAAATCTGTTAGTAAGAATACAAAACAGGATTTCGAGCTTTAATCAATAACAGGTACGGGTAATACAATGTTACCCGTACTTTTTATTTAACAATTAAATCGAATGCTAAGCACAAAGTTCTTAATAAGTAATATAACTGAGGTACCAGATACATGGATATTTGAGACCTATTGTAAACTAGATGTGAAGCTCACTGGACAGGAGGTAATGATAAAATCTCTATTTAATCCTACAGAAAAGATTGCATCATTTTCAGTCTACTTTAAGGATGGTAAGTATAAATTTAAGGACTTCTCAACAGGATATGGAGGTGATTCTATATCTCTGGTAATGAAGTTATTTGAAATAGAATACTATGCTGCTGTGGAAATGATCATTAATGGATATAATGACTATGTTCTCCAGAATGGTGACTATGGAATAGGTGAGTTTAAGAAACATACAAAGTATAAGGTAACAGAGACTTGTAAAAGGCAATGGAATGTAATGGACAGAGATTATTGGATGTCATTTGATATCAGTAGTAGTGTTCTGGAACATTACAAAGTGTATCCGTTATCATTCTATAAGATGGAGAAAGTAGATGAGTATGAGACCAAAGAACTTAATATTAGTGGTCAATACATCTATGGTTATTTCAAGAATGATGGTACTCTTTATAAGATCTATCAGCCAAAGGTGCAAGATAAACGGTTCCTGAAGATATGTAATTATATCCAAGGATCTGAACAACTAAAATTTGAACAACCTTTCTTGTTAATAAATAAGTCCATGAAGGATATTGTATGCTTTGATGGATTTCACTGGCCATTCGAATCAGTAGCACCCGATAGTGAAAACACTCTTATTCCAAGAGAAATGATCAGTGCATGGAAACACAAGTACAGATTGATCATAACTATGATGGATAATGACGATGCCGGAATACGAGCAATGCAGCGATATAAACAGGTATATGGATTACCTTTTATACATCTGAAGATGAGTAAAGATCTGTCTGATTCTGTAAAGGATCATACTAGAGAGAAGGTAAAAGGAGAATTATATCAATTATTAAAAAATGTAATCTTTGAAAAATATGAAAAACAACCAAGATAAAAATTTCTGGATAGGAATAGATATAGGAAAGCACGGTGCAATTTGTATACAAAAGTCACTACTAGATATTGAGGAAACCACTAGTGGTAGACCTGATTGGTTAGCTACTACGAAAATGGTAAATGATATAAACATATTATCTATGCCAATGATAGGTACAGAACTAGATTATGTAAAACTATATCATGAAATATTAATGCCTTACGAGGCAGGAAGAGGTATAGTAGTATTTGAGAAGCTCGGGGTAATATTCGGTACAAGTAAAGCAACAGCATTTAGTATGGGTCATCAGGCTGGTGCTATAGAAATGGCCTGTATAGGCCTAAGTATTCCATTTACCAGAGTTCCACCTAAGATTTGGCAGAAGGAAATGTTTACAGGAATAACCGAAGTAAGAAAAACAAGTAAAGCTAAAAGTGGAACAAGTCGGGATACTAAAGCTATGGCATTATTAGCTGTAAAACAATTATTTCCACAGGTTAAATTAACCTTTGGAGATAGAGCTACTAAGCCACATGACGGTTTAATTGACGCACTTTTACTTTCAGAATATGCAAAAAGAAAATTATGAAAAAACAAGAAAAAGTAAAAATAGGTATAGATAATTATGAACAGTTCTGGAATATGTTAAATTCTTCGGATAAAGAAAATGCAGTTGTTGGCTTAAGTGTCATGGAAACTGCTAACTTTAGGGACTCGTTACCATATATACTTTTGCTGTTAAAAAACCAGCATGGTACAAGTAGAAAACTGTGGGATGATCACTGTCCTAAGGTTCTGAAAAATCTAAAGTCAGTAGGAATAAAAATAGATGAACCAATAACATATCAGAAGATATATGATTTGGTAAAAGAAAAATGTTCAAAAGAAGCACTTCACTTTGTAGTAGAAAAATTCATACCTATATTACAAAGGTATGCTATTGAATCATGGGGATTTAAATTTTTAAATGATGTAATAATAACAACAAAACTAAAAGATGAATAACAACGAAACATTAGCGAGAGCATGTAAAGATCTGTGTTATCAGGAGGCTTTCTATGGTCTCTATATGATGATGCTGAATAAATACTGGGATTCAAGAGTCCCAACTGCTGGAGTCAGCAAAAATGGTATCAATTACCAGTTAAGTATTAATGAGAAGTTCTGGGAAAGACTTGAACCGATTCACAAGATGGGAATAATGAAACATGAATTATTACACATATGTTTCTTTCATCTGGAAAAACACTTTGAATTTGAAGATCATGTAATAGCTAATATGGCTGAGGACATGGAGATTAATCAGTATATTGATAATAATTGGTTACCTGGAAAGGATGTGACAAGAGCTCAGTTCATGAAAAAATGGACTCCTATAGTACAGGATATTACTGATAGATTTAATGCTAAAACCATTGATGAGGCCCAATATGATGAAGAGATGGGCAAAGTTCCTCCAAGAGGGTTCTATTATGAGGACTATAAGGATGACCTGAAGTTGGATCCAAAAGCAGGAAGTCATTACTATTATGATAAACTGAAAAAGAATCTTACTTGTAAGAAACCAAATCCTCAATTAAAGGGAATGTATGATGCTATGCAATGTCATAGGCATCCTCTTGGACATGGTACATGGAAGGAATTCGAAGGTCTGACTGAAGCTGAAAAGAAGCTTATGAAGGCTCAGGTAGACTTTCATCTAAGAGCAGTAGCCGATCAGGTTAAAAGTCGTGGAACAGTTCCAAGTGAACTTCAGGGCTATATTGATAGTCTTGACAAAGAGGAACCACCTAAGTTTGACTGGAAAAGGTTCATTAGACAGTTCTCTGGAGGCTCTCAGAAGGTTTATACTAAGAAGTTAAGGAGAAAGTACAATAAACGATTTGAAGATAACCCTGGGCTTAAGGTGAAGCCAAGGAGGCATATACTGGTAGCTGTGGATACATCAGGATCAGTAAATGATACAGAATTAAAGGAATTCTTTCATGAAATTCATCATTTACAGAAAACTGGTAGTGAGGTAACCGTACTTCAATGTGATGCTGCAATAAGCAGTATCGAGCCTCTTAAAAGAGGTATTGAGGAAAGGATCAAGATTACTGGCAGAGGAGGAACTGATTTTAACCCTCCATGTGAGTATTTTACTCAAAATTCGGATAAATATACATGTATGATCTATTTTACAGATGGAGAATGTAGTCCACCAGATAATGATGTAAGAGGAAGAATGTTGTGGGTGTTATCATCAAATTCAAGTGAAAATAATAATTTACCAGGAGTAACAATTAAATTACCAAAATAATGGCAAAAAAAGCTAACCAAAAAGTAGAAATAAATGTGGACGAGCTTAATGGATTGCTCACACATATGATCAATAATAACCGTTATATTCAAGAGAAGGGTGAAGTACCTGTAGCTGTGAATATTGAAGGGACAGCAGGATTGGGAAAAACCTCCGTGGTTTTACAGCTCGCAAACAAATTAGGTTTAAACTTTTATAAGTTAAACCTGGCTCAGATTGAGGAATTAGGGGATTTAGTTGGATTTCCAATTAGACAATTCCAAATGTGTAAAGATACAAAAGCTATCCTATCTACTCAGAAGGTTATAGATGGAAAGGTTGTAACAATGCCTGCAATAACTGCAGGAACAGAATGTCTGTGGATTGATGAGCAGGCGGTAGGTGCATATGACAAGGAGGGCTATAAGTTCACCGGTCTGAAAAGAATGGATTATTGTCCTCCAGTATGGATCGCTGGTATGCAAGGAGGAGGTATCCTGTTAATCGATGACTTCAATAGAGCTGATACCAGGTTAATCCAGGCAGCAATGGAAATTATTGACAGGCAGGAGTATATCTCGTGGAAGTTACCTAAGGACTGGCATATCATAATGACAAGTAATCCGGATGACGGAAAGTACATGGTTAATAGCCAGGATGATGCTCATAAGACTAGGTATATGACTGTTACATTGAAGTTCGATGTAGAGTGTTGGGCAAGATTTGCTGAAGCAAAAGGAATAGATACAAGATGTATTAACTTTTTGCTATTACATCCTGAAGTAGTAAAGGATGATGTAAATCCAAGAAGTGTCACTAAGTTCTTCAATAGTATAAGCTCAATTGAGAGCTTTGAGAAGGAGCTACCACTGATTCAAATGATTGGTGAAGGAACAATAGGAGCAGACTTTGCTACATTGTTTACTACATTCATTAATAACAGACTGGATAAGTTGATTAGTCCGAAGGATATCCTTACAAAGGACTGGGCTTATGTTAAAGGAGCATTAACAAATACTGTTGGAGTAGATAAGAATTATCGGGCAGATATTGCAGGTATTCTTGCAACAAGGGTAATCAATTATTCTGTAGTGTATTCTGAAAAGAATTCAGTTGATCAGAAATTAATTGATAGAATTGCTGCATTAAGTACCGAAGATGTATTTTCCAATGATCTGAAGTATTATATGTTCAAAGGAATCTTGAACTCAAATAAGAGTAAATGGCAGAAACTATTGTTAAATCCGACAGTAGCAAAAATGACTTATAAATAAAATACGATGGATTTATTTCCAAAGGTGGAAGTAGAGAAAATGGGGAAATTACCTTTTGTTAAAAGTACCCATACTCTTTACTTCATGACCACAACAAATGTCGCTAAATGCGGTACTATATATAAATTAAAAGAAGGAAGCCTGGATAAGGCTCAGGCATTAGTAACAGGAAAATCTAAGCATATCTTCACTAAAGGAGATAAGGTTTACACTCTTCCTGGATGTAAGGTGCCTGGATTTAAAGTTAAGGAATTCTTAAGAACTCTGGAAGCTACAATTACTGGTGATATATCAAAAGCAACTGTAGTAATAGGTAATAAAAATCTAATGCAAAGGAATTATGGTGGAGAGGCTTTACTCTTGGGTAATAAATCACTAATATTTAAAACAACAGTACAGATTACTCCAATCAGTGAACATGTTATTGGAGAAGATACCGAATCAATGCAGAGTTATGACAGAGACAGGACAGTAATGATGACCATGCCTTATGCAAGACAGCTTACTTATGAACATAGGAATGATAAAATGTCAGAGATAGCTGAATTTATGACTCCTTATGCTGCTAATGTTATATATTATATTCTATCTAAGAAGCTAGAGGTAGTAAATGAAGAAGATCTTTTATTACAACTTCCTACAACAACTAAACTAGATAGAGAAATGTATGATAGACTGGTAGTGATGTTTAGTAGTACAGATGAGGAAGACCGAAAGATTGCAGCTGAACTCCTAGCAAATAGTGATTTTTCAGAAGGAGAACTATATGTTTACCTTCTATCAAAAGATTACTATTGGGAGATAGAGAGATCTAGATATAAAAACATCGGATTATTTGTAGAGAAATCTGGATGGAATCAGGTTTATAGAAAAGATGAGGATGATTATCTTAAGGAACATCTGGTTGCAGGAACTCTTACTAAAGAACATTTACATTATCTACTTCCTGAAGTTCATAAGAATGTATCAGATAGAATAAAGGATTATTTGGGTGATTTCTTTGTAGTAGAACTAAAGCCTACACCGGCAATTACATTAATTCTAGAAGATGAACTCGAAAAATTTGTATCAATAATAGATAACCAAAAACCAATATTAGAAGAAAATGAATAACATATTAGATAGATTTCAGGATACAGCATTCCTTATGGAGACTAATGAAAATGGTAAGCTAATACTTACAGTAGAGGTCAATAAGACCTGGGTTGGTGAGCTTGTAAAACAAGACCCTGATAATTCAGATGAAGAAAATGAGGAACTGTCTGAATTTGAGATAAAAATGGTTATAGAACAACTCAATAACAGAAAGTTGGTTCTAGGAAAGAATCAGAAGATATTCTTCATGGAAGGAACAGCAGTTCCAAGATTTAAGATTAAACAGTTCTGTGAAAATAACAGGATGCAGACAACCAGAGATAAAAGTAAAGCAGACATTATCTTTTATAGTAAAGATACTATTGACAAATGTTTTAAAAATAATTCTGGTAATCAGTATCAGAAAAGCTATATTCTCAATAAGCTGAAAGGATCAAGTATAAGTAACAAAATCCAACTAATCACAGCAATTCAATCTATTCCAAGGGAAACGGTTTTTTGTGATTATAATATATCATTATTAAACCTGAAGGATGATAAAGGAAAGTGGATACGTGAAACCATGCTGAAAAATGAGGATATAATAGAGATAATGTTTAATTCTAAATATATAAATCAGGATGAGATTCTAAGACTAGTAAGTTCAACTGTAATAGGAGAACATGAATTCAATGAAATCAATAAGATGCTTGATAGTACTGATAGCGATAATCATGTGGTAGCTTTGGAACTTATGGCTAATTCAGATTATGAGGCAAGTTTTGTATATCTTTCAGAGCTTCTGAAAAGGCATTATAATTCACCAATAAGACATACAAAAACCAAGAATCATGTATCATTTAAGGCAATGTTAAGCTATATGGATATGAATCTGAGTTTTGGTTATGATCATGTGACAGAAACAATGGTTGAAAAGAAGATTTTCACACAAAAGCATGCTGACAGATTGATGAAGTTTATCTTAGCAGAAGTACAAGAAAATGAAAATTATGATAACTATGAAGTAACCCTGGTGAATTACAAGAAAGAAGTACAAGCTCAGATTATTCCGAATGTAGTTATACCTGAGCCAACTAAGAGTGAGTTCCTTCAAGAGATGGAAGCAGTTAATAAGGAAATACAAGAAGCAGTTGAAAAATTAGAGTTAGTTATACCAACAGAAACAAGTAACCTACTATGACAGAAGAAAAAACAGTATTACAGCTTGAAGCAGAATATTATGAAAAAAAGTTGTATCACAGCTACTCATCATTGAATCTTTTGCTATATTCGCCAAAAGCATATTACAAAAAATATGTGCTACAGCAGAGAGAAGAAAAGCTGGATCAGCACTTGATAGAAGGCAAGGTCATACACTGCCTGTTACTAGACAATGGATCATTCGATAAGAACTTCATTGTTTCACCAACAAAGTTACCTGGGGACAACGCTAGGTTAATTGTAGATAAGATATTTCAATTTGCTAAGGGTAATCCAGGGGAATTAGTTGATTACTCTGTTGAAATTGTTCAAACCCTAGTGAATATAAACTTACATCAGTCATTAAAAACTGATCAGCAAAGAATAGATAAGATAATAACAGATGAGACCCTGAGTTATTGGGCTTATCTCAAGCAGAAGGGTAATAAAGATATACTAGATCAGGAAACCCTTACTAAATGTCAGGAGTCAGTAACTGAACTCCGGGCTAACGAGAGAGTAAGCTCTTTATTAAAATTAAATGAAAAGTCAAATGATGTAATGAATGAGTTCTATACAAAGATAGAAGGAGATCCTTTCGGTCTGAAAGGAACTGTGGACAACACAGTCATTGATCATGCGGCCAAGGTTATATACATAAATGATTTAAAGACTACCGGAAAAACTATATCTGAGTTTAAGGAAACAGTAGAATTTTATAAATACTGGCTCCAAGCTGCTGTATATATGCATCTGGTAAGAAATATGGGAAATATGCCTCCGTATGATATCATATTCACTTTTGTAGTGATTGATAAATATCTACAGGTGTATCCATTTGAAGTAAGTAAAGTAACTAGAGATAATTGGTTACTTAAATTCGAAGAGGTGAAAAAAGCAGCCGAGTTTCACTACAAAGAAAGAAGGTATAGTCTACCTTTTGAATTCGAAATACAAACGGTAACCCTTTAATAATCTGAAAATAACATCAGTATACAGGAATCCTCACAATGGTAAGTACTATGACTTTCAAAGGTCCAAGGTGTTTCTTTATCCTATGCTAGGTATACCAAGAGGAGTAAGTGTTACTCCTATTGAAACATATGTGGCATGGAAGGATAATATAGACGCTGAGGATGGATGGTTAATATGTACTTACCACTTGAGAGATGATCTTGAATTTATCAAATTTGAGAAGACAGCTCTCCTCGGAAATACCCTTTTCGAGGATTTCAAGATAGGAGATGATGGAAATGGAATATATGTGTTTAACTTCACAAAATACATGAAGGACTGGGATAATTTTCTTAGAGGAAAATATTCTAAATTTAGTCCTATATTAAAAAATAAGATAAGAAATTGGTATACAGGCAATAGTAATTTGGTATATGTAGATAGTTTCATAAATCCAGCAGGATATTATGCTATCTATGCAGAACTCCTTGGAGTAAACATTGAGCATCTGAAAGTAGGAGTTGAACTATGCCCGTCACCAGAAATTTCAACAGAAACATTAATAATGTCAATAAAAAATTCTCTGGAAATAGAGATACTAAATGTTGACTCAAATCAAACATATGAAAAACATGATGTTAATAACATCATTCTGGAAGGAGAAGGAAACCTTCAGGATGATACCAATGGATAAAAATTGTCCCTATGTAGAAGTTATCCTAGATAACACAAATGGAGTACTTGTGGTAATAGGAGCAAGTATTAAAGAGACCTATCATATGATACCAACTCTTGATAAGAATGGAGACAGAATCCAGGTAAAAGTAAAAGGAGCAAAAATAGGTGAATCGGTACAAGAAAGAAGAATGATACAAACCTATCAGGAATATATACTATTTAATCCAAGTGAGATAACGGATTTTATCAAAGTATATGCATTCAATGCAGACAGTTTTGATTATAAAAAGTATCTTAATGTTCTGGCAGTTCCTTCACCGGACACTGTTGGACCAAAAGTAGTTAACCTCCAGGGTGAGGAAGTAAAATAATAAGAACACATTAATTAATGGGGATACATGAATAATGTATCCCCTTTATTTTTAAATATGGAAGAAAAATCTCATTGGATAATGGATTATGAGTGCATGATCGATTGTTTCGTGCTCTGTGTGGTTCATTATAAAAAAGATAATCAGAAAGATTTTGTTGTAAATAAGTTCAGGAATGATTTTAAGATTATGGTGAAATTCCTTGAAGAGAGTATCGACAAGAGGGAATATCATATATCATACAATGGACTAGCATTCGATGCTCAGCTTACTCAGTTTATTCTTATTGAGAAAGAGAGATTAGGCGGAATGCTTTCTGGAGAAATAGCTCATGAGCTATATCAGAAAGCCCAAGAGGTAATTCAGAAATCAAGTCAGAGAGAATGGCCGGAATACAGAGAAAGAGATCTGTATATCAAGCAAATTGATCTGTTTAAGCTGAATCACTGGGACAATCCCGCAAAGATGAGTTCACTAAAATGGATTCAATATACAATGGACTGGCATAATATTCAAGAGATGCCTATCCATCACAGCACGCCAATCGATACAAAAGAGCAGCTAAATGATGTAATAGAATATTGTAAGAATGATATCCTGTCTACCAAGGAGATTATGATAAGATGTAAGGACCAGATAAACCTGAGACGTGACTTAAGTGCTGAATATAATGTAAACTTAATGAGTGCTTCAGAACCAAAGATAAGTAGGGAATTGTTTCTACACTTTCTTTCACAGAAGACAGGGAAAAGTAAATATGACCTCAGAAGCTACCGAACTAAACGGAATCTAATGAAAGTAGAGGAATTACTACTCCCATATCTGAAATTTGATAAACCTGAGTTCAAAAGAGTTCATGAGGAGTTTAAAGGAAAGACCATTGATGCCATGAACCTAAAAGGCGCAATTAAGTTTTCTATGTGGCATAAGGATGTGGAAACCGTATTTGGTCTGGGAGGAATTCATGGATCAAGAAAGTCTGGAATATATGAGTCCAAGGAAGGAAAGATCATTATGAGTAGTGACGTTGTATCATTCTATCCAAGACTGGCTATTGTTAACAGGTGGGCTCCGGCTCATCTACCAAAACAGGACTTCTGTGATGTATATGAGTGGTTCTTTAATGAGAGAATGAAATTACCTAAATCAAATCCTAAGAATTATATATACAAGATTGTACTGAATAGTACATTTGGTTTATCAATTGAGCAGAATTCTCCATTGTACGATCCACAATTAGGGATGACAATTACAATCAATGGTCAGCTAAGCTTGCTTATGTTATACGAGATGCTCAGTACTAATATACCTGGAAGTTTACCACTTCTTCAGAATACAGATGGACTAGAGATGATTATCCCGGCTAACATGAAAGACAAATACATGGAAATCTGTAAAGAATGGGAAGATATTACAAAATTACAACTCGAACATGATCAGTATCAAAAGATAGTGATTAGGGACGTAAATAATTATGTGGCTATCAACATGGAAGGAAAGATTAAGGCAATTGGCATCTTTGCATATGCAGAGATACATCTTCCGAAGAATCTACATAAAAATAAGAGTTTTCTAGTTGTAGCAAAGGCTCTACATGCATTCTTTGTGGATAATATCACTCCTGAGGCCTATCTAGACAGTAATAATAACATTCTGGACTATTGTGCCGGAATTAAGGCCAAGGGCTCCTGGAGGTTCAGAGAGACCTGTATGAAGGCTGGTATAGTACATGAGAGATGGCTTCAGAAGATAGTCAGGTATTATGTCTCAAGAAAAGGATCTAAGATCATTAAGGTGAATAAACAGGATGCACGGGAAATAAGTACTTTGGCCGGTAAATGGTACCAGACAGAGTATAATATCCACACTCCTAATAAACCTTTCAATGAGTATGATATCCATAAGGAATATTATTTACAGTCAATCTATAAGGAAATAGCAAACATTAACTCAGATGCCGCTAATGGGCAAATGGAATTATTTACATAATGGAATATACTAAATCACCAGCAAGAAGAAAATGTGCTATCTGTCAACAGATGCACATCAAGAAGGATGACATGATCTTTTTAGAATATGGAGCAAGATATTGGGGTAATAGACAAACCTATAATTATGCTCCAGAGTGTCTGACAGACTTTGTACATAAAGCTAAAAAATTATATATAAAAAATCAATTTAATCTAAAAAAATGAAAATACCAAAAAACATATATAAAAAACTTTATGCTGCATATCAAAAACACGGTGCTTCTGCAGTTTATGAGATAGCAAATAAATACAAACTTCCGTATTCTTATTGTGTTCCATGTGAAACTGATACTCCTACTGTCTTACATGTGTGTAAAGTTTGTGGAGTATGTGGAACTGTAAAAAGAAGAAAAATACAAACTAAACTTAAAACTAAATAACATGCCAAAACGTGCTCTGACAACGACAAAAGAATATTTAATAAATGCAGCTCTCCCTAGTTATAGTGGAGATACATATACTGTAATACCCCATGAGGATGTAATTAAAGCTACTATTGAGCAGCTGCATCTGAAAGGATTTCAGATTAACACGGAACTATACCGTTGTAGTGATGATGCCCAGGTAGCTCAAGGTATTTACTACCTGAATTCTGATAAAGATCCTGAAATAGGAATGATGTTCGCATGGAGTAACTCATATGATAAGAGTATGAGATTCCGTTGTGCTGTAGGTGGATACGTATTCATCTGTATGAATGGAATAGTAGCCGGAGATATGGCAACATGGGGAAGGAAGCATACAGGCACCGCTGACACTGAGATGGTCTTGAACGTACATAACCAGCTAGCTGATGCTGATACTTATTTTGCAGATATCACAAGTGCACGGGACAGTATGAAACTGATAGATCTAAGCAGAAAACAACAAGCAGAACTCATAGGAGTACTTTATGCTGAAGAAGAGATTATTACTCAAGAACAATGTGGGATAATTAAATCCCAAATGAAAGATCCGAGTTATGATTATAACTGCAGTAGAAACACTCTGTGGACATTCTACAATCATGTTACCCATGCATTGAAGAAATGTCATCCTAGAGATTGGTTATCTCAGCAAAGGGCTGCTCATATGTTCTTTAATAATAATTTCATCACAAAAACACCTGTAATTACAGGTATTCAGATGGTTACATTATCAAATGAAGAATCTAAGACTATCCTGGAAGGAAATGACTCTCAACTACCTATTAGAATATCTGAAGGTGAAGAGGGAATAACTCCCGAGGAACAAGCTCTCATTGATTCAAGAATGGAAGCAATGAATCTTGAGTTACCAAATTTATGATAGAATTCACAATGCGTGAAGAAGACGGGACTCCATGGTGTGTCTGGCAGGTGCCAGATACCCATGTTAGGTCCTTTGGTAATATTATACAAGGTATTACTGAAGAAATCAGTAAGGCCAATTATAGTAATAAGCAAGATATGCTTAATGCTATGGAAAATGCTATGACTAAGTACAATATCAAATTGTTTAGACCAGATTAATATGAATATACCAAATATTAAAGTAGAACAATTTTATGGAAAAAATCAATTTAAAATAATAACTAAAGAAGGAATATTATTTCAAAGTTATGGTAGTACTATAGTTTTTGTTGATACCTTAGGAAATACAGCATTAGATGAAAAATACTGGGACTATAGTAAAACAACAGGAAAATACAGAAATAAGTTTCTTGGTGAAGGTATCGATGAAACTAGAAGAAAAATTGAGAATCGTGAATATATATTAATGAATTTAAACATATGAGTGAAATAATTGAAGAAATAAAATTAGAAAGTGGAAAAATACTGGAAATACATCAGGATTCTGATCCTGAAAGCCCAAGAAACTGGGAAAATCTCGGAACTATGTTTTGTAGTCATAAGAGATATGAATTAGGCGATACAGATGCATCGTTTGGAAAAAAATGTAGTCCTGATAATCTGTCTACAGATGATTTTAATGGATGGGATGAGATAGAAGACCATATTAGGA